TAACTCTTACTTCCATATTCTCACCTCCTCAAAATTCCAAATGAAACAGTGATTTTGTCTGAACTACTTCACTTACTTATTCTCTATCCGATTTATAACCATCTAACAATTGGCTCAGATGTACTAGCTTTCTCCCACACGAACCATGCATGGCACATTGTAGTTGCCCATTTCTTTCCTGTTTTTGGATCTTTTTCTAAACCACTATTCCAAGTTGCCATCCTATTTCTGAAAACATATATGTATTTAGGTGGATATTTCTCAAACAACTCTTTCCTTTTCGCACCTTCAAGAAATTGAATTTTAAGAAACATTGCCATCTGACCATTATTTGTTAATAGCTCCATTCCTTTTTCAACAAATTCTTTTGCCAATGAATACGGTGGATTTGTAATAATTCCTTCATATTTTTTATCTGTATCATATGTAAGGAAATTTGCTACTATTGTATTTGGATAACCTCTATCTACCAAATCAAGTCCTGTAATATTTCTTTTATTTTCATAAAAATCATTTACTGCGTTGGCAATGTGACCACCACCAACACAAGGCTCTAATATTGTCTGTGCAAAAAAATCATATTTTGAAAGTAGCATCTTTACTGCTTCGGGATTGGTTGCATAATAATCATTTTCTACTCTTTCATTTTCTGGATTACCACCAGCTAATTTAGCACCTGCTAATACTTTTTTCTCCATTTTGTGTTACCAGAAAGCTCATATGATTTACAGTAGCTACACTTTACATTCCTTTCTGATATTTACTTATTCTCTATTCGATTTTTGTTTTTATTGGAAATTGTAACTCGAATGAGTCTTAAAGAATCTCAACAACAATACCAAAGATATTGCTTCTTGTAATTGTGCCATTGACATGACCATGATTATTTGAAATCTGGTAACTGACACCATTTTTGATTGCTGAAATTTTATGTAAATAATAATTACCTTTAACCTTACAGAGCACAATATCATTCTTTTTTAACTCTGTATCTTCTGTCACAGGCTTACAAATTACTGGTTGACCTGATTTAAGTATTGGCGTCATTGACTGACCAAATCCAACTACTTTACAAGTTTGACCATTTCTTAAATGTTCTGCCGTAATAGCATTTTCTTTTCCTTCAAAATCGTATTCTATAATTTCTCACCTCTTGCTTTTATTCTCTTATTTTTGGAAATTGTTAGTTGAATCGCTAAGACTAATTATTCAAGAAATTTCTAATGTCATTCATCATCTGTTCTGACTCATCAAGATAATATCTATGAGTATCTTCACCATCGTAATATTCAAAATACGGAATTAGTTGCTCATCTTTATCATACATCCATCCAAGTTCTGAATACGCATCAAAATATACTGACACATGCTTTCCGTTATAATCAATTACAAATCTGATAATCGCACCTGTAAATGGTGGAACAATCGTCACGTCCCATTCTTTATCAAAGTGAAAAGCAGGAAGTTTTCTTGCCCAACCTCTAAAATCATGCATCTGTTCAACCTTTGATAACATTAGTGACTTATTTACATTTTCCTGTAAGTTCATTTATTTCTCACCTCCAACTATATATTCTCTGTTTTATTTCAATTCTGTCTTTTGTCCTTATCCATTACATCTTTCATAAAATATGGCTTAGTAACAATATCAAAAATTATGTAGTAGAGATGGTTACAGAAAGCAAAGAATTTTATATTTTTACAATCCAAATCATCGCCACCAAGATCTTCTGCTATATTTTCAATAATAAAAGTGACAATAGCATTTCTATTGATAGGAACATTGTGATGAATATGAGATTTTACTAAATAGACCAATCTATCTTCCACCTCTTCAAGTTCAAATTTGTATACATTTTTATATAATTCATTATCTTCGTCTTTTGATTCACCAAAAACTGCCTCAAACATAAAGTTCTGAAAATCTTCCTGACGAAATGCTTCTCTAATTTTATTCTCTGTCTCTTTTTTAAATCTCATATTCTTTACCTCTAATCATGTATTCTCTGTTTACTGCAACATTTCTGGATAAAAGTCGTAAAGATAATCACAAAAATCTCCATCGTATTGCGAACCTGTTCGTTCCCTCCAAGAATTTTGCCATTCTTTACCTCTCTCAGTCTGAATAAACTGTTTATATTTAGGTCTTAAAGCTTCTCTATCTTTACAAATGTCACTCATTCTATAATTCTCCTTTAAAAATCGCCTCAAGAAATGTCAGTTTCTTTAGTTCTATTTCTTTACTGTTACAATGATTCATTTTTCATTTTTCAGCATCTCTCAATCTAATAATTTAAAATTTTTAACCACGTCATCAATAGAAATATCTGTATTTTGCATTCTAGGAGCGACAAAATTGTCCGAAAAGTCAATTATAGGAAACTTAGAAGACTTATTTTTCTTCTCAAGTAAATAAAATACACTCCCTGCTATTGCCCCTGAGAGTAAAACAAATATAACCACAATAATCATTTGCGTTGTCGTAAGCATATGTATTCCTCCTCTAATCAATTTATAAACTTTTTTAAAATCAAGCTACTAATCAAATATGATTTTAAAAATATATAGCTTAAAGAAACATAATAAATTTTCATTGCAACTGGCAACAATTCCACTTGTTAATTATTCCTTCAAATTACTCATATGTATATTCTCCTTTATTTTTAATCTTCACCTACAAATACCAATCTATCAATATATTCTCTACCTTCACCTTTGAAAATAGGAATATCTGTATCAATAATCCACTTATTTTCAAACTTAGAAGTGTCTCTTAACTGTACAGTTTCCATAACTCCATCAGATTCAATAACAATTTTATTTCTTACACAACAACTTCCTCTCTTCTGGTATGTCGGAAAATCATTCCAATTAATACCTTTTTGAGTCATAAGCATATCCTGAATATCATTACGTGACTTTTTATGTAATTCTTTGTGAGAGAAATTAGCCTGTCCTACCATCTGAATTGAATTACGTGAAGCATCATCTTGTCGCCAATATACGAGATTTGTTACTTCTTCTTTTGGTATATTAAAACAACGAGCATCGAACATTGCACCTTTGTCTATAGCTTTATCATAAATATCTAATAATCTTCTTTCTTCATCTGTATGAATTCCCATACTAAGTTCAAAAGAATATTTTTTAACCTCTTTTACAAAAGCTTTATTAAATGCCATCGTAGCCATACTTGCTGCAATACTACAAATTTTCTGCACCTCATAATCAAACCATGCTGAAGATGTGAGTTTCTTATAATCAACAAGGATCAATGTAATCTCATCTGACTGTGTGTAACCAAGAACGCAGCCTTGAATATTCTCACATAAGTATTTCATTGTTTCCTGCATTGACTTAATTAATACTTCATCAAACGGCTTATGAAATCCTCTTGTAAATGTATGAAACGCTTTTCCATCAATGCGGATAGCAACTGGACACCTTCTCATTAATTTTGTCTTAGGAATCTGCTCATAAAATGTCTTCATACGACAGCTTAAATCATCATGTACTGGCATATATGTACCTCTCTTTCAATATGTTATTCTCTTTTTTTAATCATTCTTTGAAACATCCTCTAAAACAGGTTTTTCATTAATAATCTCATGTAAAAAAACAAAAACAAGACCATCATGGAAATCAACTTCATACTTATCATATACATCAGTATCAATAAGTAAATGAACATCAATTTCATTCTCAAATCCAATACCTTCAACTTTATGTGCGCCTTTGATATTCAGATAAGTTTCCTTGGTTCTATTGACAAACTCTGTCTCATATTTAATATTCTCTTTTGGAATACCAATCGCATTGTAAATATAAATCTTATCTGTTCCTACCTGTGCAACTCTAAAAGCTGCTGTGTGATTATTAAACATACATGTATACTCCTTCTTAAAACTTTCTTCGCATAAATCATCAATAAATATATTTGAATTTCTTAGTCCTCTACGCCAACCAGTCGAAATATAAATTGAACGATTTTTACTTTCAATGACATTACTCTTGCTAATATCTACTGTAAATATTCTCTCTTTAACATTATTAAATTCTTCAATTTTATGTCCACTAGAATCAATCCTTGCCATTAAATATGGCATAATCAAAGAATTAACAATATCTCTTTCGATTTCATTTTCAATTATTACACCATTAAATCTGTGTCCTCTAACGGAATTGTTTACAGGTAATACTTCAATACAATTACCATTATTCCAATAACAGCCCAATTTCCATGCATAATTTTTTAATTGAGTATTCCTTCGGTCTAACAATAAGTTTGAAATGCATTTCATTACAATCTCACATTGTTCTTTTGTTCTTACAAATACCCCACATTTATACTTTGTATATTGATTACAGAACTCAATCTGCTTTTCTAATGCTTGTACTAAATTCGTATGTATCAATCCTCCTTATGTATATTCTCCAAAAGAAATCGAAATTTACTGTGCTTCTACGCCATGATCATTCCACAAGTATTAGGTGTTTCTATTGTTTCATGACCGTCATATTCATGAACATAAAACATTGTTCCTCTTTGAATCCACGAAATTTCCAAACTATTATAGCCTCCCATATAAACATCATGATAACCAATTGATTCAAGAAATTCGCTCATCTGTTCTGATGTCGGATTTTCATTCAACCAATATTCAACAATCCTTTTATCATATGCGAGTTTCTCATTACCCCAAATAGACCAACCTGCACCAAATCCCGGACTATACAAGACACCAAGTTCACCATTCTCGTTATAATATTTTTCTACCATTACTACTTATTCTCCTTCCAACTGATACTATAATATGGTTCGTTGTACTGAGTACCAGTCTCGACTTTATAACCAAGTTCTTCTAATTTCTTTCGTGTTTCAGGCTTCAAAGAACCATCTTCACTGATTGAAAATTTACCATCTGCAATCGCATCTCTAATTAATTTAGATAGTTCTGCTAATTGCTGTGTCGTGCAGCTATCAATTGCATTGTTTGTCATCTTATTTGCTTCTGATGCAGACGGAATAACATTCTTTGGTGACTGAACTTCTGGCATAGGAATGTTAGAGTCTGTTAAAGGTAAAGATGTAATTGTATCTTTACATACATTCTTTTCATCACATAGAATACACGCATAATGCATTCTACTTTCTTTTGGATATTTACAACTCATTTATTTCACCTCCAAAGGAAACCGAAGTTACTGCGATTTTTTATTCTTCAAATGAAGCAGTTGCACGAATGTTGAGCCTTCTGTTATAAAAAATCGCAGTAACTTCTCTTCTAACAGTATCATCAACTGCTTTGGTTAAAGCTTTATCAACTCTATTCATAATCATTTGTTCAAAATCAACACCTTTGATTTTACTTTCAATCGCTTGAATTACTTTATCATCTATATCTTTCAATACAAGTTCTTTAAGTTCCTCTTTACTTAAACCAGCTTCACATAACATTTGTCTTGCTTCTTGTCTTAAAGCAATTTCTTCTATTCTCACTTTTTCACCTCCACATTTCCAAAAGAAACGAATCTTCCTGCGATTACAATCTTGCATATTGCTCGCATAGTTTCGTTAATTCTTCCTTTTCTTCTTCTGATAATGCTAATCCTAGTTTTATCCAAGTTACTGTTTGTTCTTCTATCTTCTTATCAAAAGACTCATCTTCAATTACTCCGTTTTTAGCAAGTAACCTCTTACAATTATCATACTGAATATCATTTGTTTCATGGGCATTTCTGAGATTATTTTCTAAGCAGCGAATAACTTCAATTAGCCCATCTTTCGTCATAGATTTTAATGTGCTGTCTGAATAAGTTTTTCTTCCATCACCTATTGACATGTTCCACCTGCTTTTACTATCTCAATCGCCTTTTCAAGAGGAATAAGATAATTATTGCTGTTGCCACTTCCATACAGTTTTACAGAAGAGTCCGTTTTCAACTGTCCTACAACACCATCAATATAATAAGCTGTTGGTTGGTCTTTTATATCTCTATAATCTAACACATAATTGCTACACTCTTGACAGTGTGATATATCTCCTGAACAATCACCTTCATAGTTGCAATGAAAACTCAACTTGTCTGCATCAATTAATCTCATTTTACTTCTCCTATTCGTAATCTTCTGGATGTTCTTTATAGTCATCTACTATACTTTTCATATAGCTAAAATAATCTCTTACAGTATCACTACTATCAGAAAATCCACTTGTCACTTCGTATCCATTATCGAACACTGCAAAGGTTAAAAAACCTAAGCTATCTAGTCCCACTTCTATGTCACAGCCTTTATATTTACCCTTCATAGTGTTATTCTCCTAATCATCTTTGCCTATAATGAACCAATATAAGAAACTTAAAAGTGTAAAAGTGATTCCAAGTATCTTATTTTCTGCTTGATATGAATACATCGTTACACCACTACAGAACCATACCAAAAGAAATGCGATTGCTTGTCTATAATACTTTTTCATTTCACACCTCCAATCTTCTCGGCTACTTTTGCTTCACATATTCCACAAATACAGCCATTTTTCTCATCATACTTTTCAAGTTCACTAATGAGATTACTACAACACCAGTTTGATTCATTAAGATGAAATTCAATCATGTCGTCATCCCAATCCGAAGGAAAGTCCATTGGAAGATTTATTGTCCACTGTATAGTTTTGGTTCGTCTACCTGTCATATAATTATTCTCCTATGCACCTGTGTTTGCTGTCAAAACACACTGCTCCTCGTTCATATCAATTTCTGTAACAGTAATCTCTTGACATTTCTTAAAGTCATCTGAACTTACTCTTGCTTTTCTTTCAGCGTGTAGTTCATCTTCTGCTATAATCACCATTGCATAATCTTGACACCACTCATGAGCAGGTCTTTCTACTAAATATACTTTCATAATGTTATTCTCCAGCTCAGCGTTATATATTTATTATTTACGTCTTGATTTTATATACTCTAATTGGTTCTCCTTTGTTTTTGTCACTTTCTTGTGGGTAATATATATCACCAAACCATTCAAATTCTAAATATACTAATTCAAAATCATTTTTTTCAATACTGCATTTTTTAGGCAATCCGTGAAACATTTTACTAATGCTAAAACAAGTCTCTATATCATTATCCTTATACCAATTCATATTTACCAAAAATTGTGTTTTATCATTACTGATACCGCTGTAGAAGTTTCTCATTTCACACCTCCAATCTGCCAAATGAAAGAAAAAATCCCTTCTAATCCAACCATCTATTATCCAAATAATAGAATCCAAATACCATTCCACCAATTAAAACAACCCAAAAGATCCAGAAAATAATAATTGGAAAATCAGATTCTAGCCTTTCTATCGTCTCATCAATAGTTGAATTATTATAAAATGATGTGTTATCAGAAATGGTTTTATCTCTCAAATCTGTAAAAATTGTTCCTTTATATTCAGTACCAACACCATAATATTTATATCTTACATGACTCGACTCTTTAATTGTGTCAATATAATCAGTACCAGGTAAATTAATTTTATTACTTGTGAAATTTACTCCACAAAATGATACTTCTTTACACTTAATATTTTCACTTCCGACTCTATCCCAAGTCCAATATGTTTCTGTTGTATAATAAGTTTGTGATTTGCCATTAACAGTTCTTGTATGAGCTACTTGTCTTGTATGCATTGTGTATCGCTCTTTGACTTTTTCTACATACATATATTCTCCACTAATTTCAGGATATGTAACTGCATCTACTGCTTTCAAATCACCATATACAAATGCATTACCAACATTTGTATCCATTCCATATTGGAACATTTCTTGACTTTCTATCTTAACAGCTTTGTTATAAATTTCATTTTTATCCATTTGGTGTTCTGAAATCTTAGAAGAAATCAGAATACCAAACAGAATCATAACTGCAATGATAGAAATACTAGCCAAGATTTCACGTTTTGTTATTTCAAAATCGCCAAAATCAAAACCATATCTCATATACTAATCCTCTTTAAACAAATCCTGTGGAGCATCAACTGGCGCATTGTAATCCAGATACTCATATTCCTGCACTTCGTATCCAAGCAATCCAAGAAACTGTCTTGTAGGGAACTTTCTCACATATCGTTTGTATTCCTTAATCTGTTTATTGTAATTGCTGCGATACTCTGCAATCATATTCTCTGTCATAGATAATTCATTCATAAGAGTCTTATAATTCTCATTGGACTTCAGCTCAGGATATGCTTCTGCAACTGCCGTAATAGCTGTTGTTACATTCTCAATATCTCCTGTTGATCCACGACCATCCGCAACTGCTGTCAATGTATCAGCTTCATGTTTGTCATACTGTTTTACGCAATCAGCAAGGTTATACACAAGGTCAACTCTTCGCTTTTCCTGTACTTTAATATCTGATGATGCTGTATTTACCTGCTCCTCAAGTGCAATAGCTTTATTCTGCGAACTCTGTACACCAAATACAATCATCAAAATAACCGCTAATACTCCTACGCCAATAATTACTGGCACTTTCCAATTTGTGTTCTTCATTTAAAATCTCCTTTATATGTAATATTTTTATTAGTTACACTGTAATATTCTCTTATTTGTTGGGATTCCCATAGCCGAATGGCTTAGATATGATTATAAATTTCCTATGAAAGATTGGTTTACTGCGAAACTGATTTTTGAGTTGAAAGTAGTTGCTTATATAATTCTTCTGCTCTTTCATCCTTAATCATGTTTACAATGTTCAATGTGTCTCCATCTTTTCTACCAATAGACATCCAAGTTTGTTCTCCCTTATGTTTATCAAATCCAATAATTAAAAAATCACTAATGCTTTCATCATCTGTTGAATTATTGGCAAATGCATCATCATATAGTTTTGCAGTCGCCCTCAAACCTCTTGATTTATTTGCATGTTCAAAAGCTCTCAATTCATCTTTACCAAGCCATTTGATCCATGCACCGCAATCATCACAATAAAGTCCTGTATTATTACCTTTTACTTCAGTATGTAGTGAAATACTTCCACATTTCTTACAACAATTCTGATACATAATTTCACCTCCAGTATGTTATTCTCCAAACTCACAAGTGTCACATGTTGAAAAGTATTTATCATGGTCTATGCAGCATTGTGGTCTGTTGTCATCTTCAAATTCTTCTTTCTTAAAATTTATACAAAATGATTCACATCTACAAGTCAACATAGACGCAATAGCCATTCCGTGAACAATAGCCATTTTACACTGATTGTTATCTTTAAACACCGTGGAATCAACCATCTTATCAAATTCTTCCGATGCAATATAATCCAATATTTTCTGTTGTAATTCGGTTGAATCAATAAGCACTTTATAATTATCCATTTAGCACCTCTTTTCATAAAACCAGATGATATGTTGTTTCTTGTGAATTTACACCAAGTTATAGTGAATACGATTACCATAGTTTAACGCAATCTCAGCATAAGTATAATGCAGATTTTTATACATATCTCTCAGCTTTTCATCAATATAATCCTCATCATAATCAACCTTGAATTTATCATTTGGTAAAACAAATGAATTGGTCTTATTATTAAATACTGCGCTGTTACCCTTGAAGTTGATGTAAATACCATTATCTGCTGAATCTTCAACCCAGATATTGTTATTTTCTCCACTGAATAAATCAATCCTTACATCATTTGAACTGAATATAACACCTTCATCTGTGAACAATGTAAGTCTGTATGTATTCTGTCCTTCGGACGTATTAACAATATTCAAATCCTTAATAGCATCCTCAAATGTTTCACCCTCATTTAATTCAAGTGCGATAGCTGATAAACAATCGTAATTAAGCTTAATTTTTCTTGAGAATGAAGCTACTTTATTGATTTCAGAATGGTATTTCTCATCAAGCTTATCTCTCAAATAATCCTTTACTTCATCTGCCGTTGGATACTCAAATCTGAAATGGAAATGAAATCTTCCTGGTCTATTTATAAGATACTCATTCAAATCTCTGTAATTATTACATGTAACAACAAATAATTTCTTACCTGAACTCGTGCCATCAAATAAGGAAAGCATTTTTGACTGTGGATCTTCGTCTTTGCTCTTAGCAAAAGTCTTATCGAACTCATCAAACAACACAAGCACTTCATTCTTAATATCGTTTAAGAAATCATCAATTCCAGGAATAAAGTCGTCAACTAGGATAACAGGAATTCCATTCTGAATTGCCTTCTGTGCCAATAATCTTGCAAACAATGACTTTCCAATCCCTTTATCTCCACTGAGAATTACACCTAAATTCTTGCGTGACTTCTCAAATCTGTTCAATACCTTATTCGCTTTTTCTTCGTGAACTCCGTAGATTTTATCCTCTTTAATTTCTAAATCGTGCTGCTTTTCTAAGAAGAAACCTGTGAACTGACCAAACCCTACTTTGTATGTCTGGGCTGGCAAATTATCTAACACGACTAAATCTTCTCCATACACCTTGTATGTAGTTCCTGTTTCAATAATTTTCATAATTTTATTCCTTTCTGTGTTGTTTATCTATTTTAATATTCTCTCCTTGCAACCAAATGAAACCTGAAATTCCTTACCAATAGTTACTAAAATCATTATCATTATGTTCAAAATCATTCGCTGTTTCTGAACACTTTCTTGACAATTTCATCGTATCTTCGTCACTCCAACCATATTCTGAATCAAGTTTATTAAGTCCCAAGTGTTTCTTAATATCATTCTGATTGGCTAAAATCTGACTCAATGCCTGAAATAATAATCTTGTTTCTTCGTCTCTCATAAACAATCTCCTTTCCATTCACCTAATTCATAGAAGTCGTTTATCTGGTCATCTAACTTTCTAACCTGTTTTCCCAACTCACTCTCTTCCTTCTTACTATCTGTTCTCTGACACCTCTTCCATAATTCATCACGCCGCTTAGTCAATTCATTGTATTTATCCGATATATCAATCTCATCTACAACAGAAATCTCAATCTTTTCACCGCAATGAGGACAAAACTGAATTGGATAATTGTCTGTCTGTTCATATTCATCTCCCCAAGAGTTAAATGTTTCAGTATATGAAGTACAAAATTGAGGAATTATATTATCATCTGAATCTCTTACTACTAATCCAAAAGTATCGTTGCATACTAAATCTTCACCTGTAAATACAATAGCCTTATCATTTTGAATTTCATCACAGCAACAAGTGAATGGCTTATGCTTATATGTACAAGTATCATTGAATTTTAATTTGATTAATTCTATCTTCATATATTTATTCTCCTAACAAAATTCATTCCACCAATCAAAAATTTTATGGATGTGCTGATAACCATTATGCAACTCACCTTTATATCTACGTATTTTTCTATTAGATAACTGTTTCAAATATTTACTTTTCTTACCACGATACAATCTCTGATAATATGGCTTTGGATTTTTAATATAACCAACACCCTTAATCCATATTTCATCCACATATTTAACAGGTGTTGGATAATAACCACCAACAGTTTCATATAAATATCTGAGGTGATTCTGATGTTTCAAATATCTCTCACGTTTATTTATTCTCTTTTTCTTAGAATGATTCTTATAATTTTCTTCGTCTTGTTCATACCAATCACTGCAATGACCAAAAGAATAAACTTTGCCACCAACTTTATCACACCAAACAAACTGTTCTGATTGATTGGCTCTATCTTCATCTGGATATTCACCATATACCGATTTATACATTTCTGTTCTTAATGTAAAATCTTCAATCCCATAAAGACAATCTCTACATCTCATCGCATCACCTCTCATATTTTATTCTCCTAATTTGTCTTTAAAAAATAATCTTCTCAATGTACAAATATCTTTTGGAATTGAATCAATATCATCGACATCATGCAACTTTCTTACCCATGCATAATACTCATTAGCAATAGCAGTTGTTAAAGCAGATGTCTTTTTAATATATCCATTTCTAATAGCTTCATGTGAAATTGCTCTCATAAACTTCCAAAAGTTATAATATGCAAGCTTCAGTTTTGTCATATATCCAACACTATCTTCGATTACAAATCCCTCAATTTTTCTACCATTGTATTCATAATCCTCTTCGAGAATATCATAGTACCAATCATAAAAATCCTGCCAATTAGCAATCTCAAATGCTTTTTCTTTTGGAGTTAATCCAAGCTGATGAGCAATATCACACATAGTTTCATAATCATATTTAGCAAAATCCATCTGATTATAAACAATATCTAATAGATATAACTTACTTTCGGGATACTCAATAATATGTGGATCATTTTTCATATCAACATTTTCAAATACAAATGATACATTATTATCTTTCGCATACTGTTTCATTTTTTCTCTATTTTCTACTGTAATCTGATTACAAATAGCTTCTTTGAGCCATTCTGCAAACTGACTGTCAATAGTAGATTTACTTGCAATAAACAAATCATCATTATATTCGTCATAGCTTACAATTCCCAAATAACCATTTTCTTTTACATATGCTGTAACAGGGAACTGAAGTTTATTCTGTAACATATCAAATTTTGTTTCAGGACGTTCATTAATGTTGAAAAATTTATCGTATGCTCTTGCTGCAACTTTTCCCTTAAATGTATCAAGATATAAACCTCTTGCTTTCGTAGTTTGCTCATCCCATACCTTGTCGTAAAAAGCCTTATTTGTAAAATTAAAAGAAGAGATATTACCAAACTTCTTTTCCTGGATATATCTATTTGCTCTTAACGAAATAATTACATCGGCAACAGAACTATTTGTCACACTCTGTTTTTCTCTTATTTCAGGCGTTTTAAATACTTCATTGTGAGTTTCTATTTCATGCATACCATTTTTATCAAGCTGAACACATCTTAAATCTCCACCAAATTCAACTCTTCCTTCAAGATTAAACACTCTATCATTTACACGAATTGGAACTTGTTTAGTATTCCTATGACCATGAATTTGATAATAATTTGATGGCATTTTTTCAGCAAACGTTTCTGCAATTTTTTCAAAATCATTATAATTACCAACACCATGAATCATCTGATCTGTCGCAACAAAAGTAAGATTATTGGGTAACACACTTAATCCTGCATGAGTAACTAAATAAATATTCTTTCCATACTTATAATAAGCACACTGTCCAAATTTTCTATAAAGCTGACGTACATCTTTCTTATCAATCTTTAATTCTTCTAACTGTGGTTTTGTTACAAGTTCAAATTCTTTAGACTTACCTGTACAACCATTAGCCCATAACCAAAGCCATCTTTCGTGATTTCCTTCAAGCATAAGTACATTTTTCCTATCCTTAATAGAAATTAGATACTTAATAACATCAGCATTTTCAATACCTCTGTCTACATAATCGCCACAAAAGATATAAAATTCATCATCTTTAATACCGCCATTATCTTCAATGTATTTCTTTAATGCCGTATAGCAACCATGAACATCTCCAATATGATGAATTTTCTTATATTCCGATAAATCAAATAACTTCATCCAAACCGAATCTAACTCATCTGGTTTAATTACTTTAATACCAGATGGAATTTTCTGAGTCTTAAAACGTGAATACATTTTGTCGATTACTTCATCTGGAACTCTCTTTAATTCTTCTCTACTAGCGTTTCTTCTTTTTACTTCATCAATTGGAATGTCTGTGAAATCGACACAATACATTCTATATCTGTATGTTTCGCACATCTGCTTATATCTGTTCATCTCAGATGTTTTTGAATTTGTAACATCAATTACTGTAAACTCGCCTTTCTGCATACGAATTTCAAGTAAATTGAATAGTGTCTTCCAAACAGTTTTATCGTTACTCTGACTAATTCCTACTGTTCCATCCGGCTGTAATACTGGACTCTGGCAAAGTAATCTAATATCATCTGCTGACAATGTATATGGTTTTAATCCATTCTGTTCAATCCATGTAGATTTACCACAGCCAGCAGATCCTCTTAATAAAAGCAATACTCTCATATACGCCTCTCTTTCTATTTTCTATGTATTTATTCTCTCTTTGTCATTCAAAAAGCTCAAAGGAAATGCTTCTTTCCTGTCATTCCATATCTATCTCATATGTTCCAGTTGTTGATATTGTCCCATTAGGAGCAATAATTACATAATAATCTACATACTTATCATTACACCATTTTGTAAATAATAGCTTTTCTACAATTTCTGGTATCTTATGATTTTTCTGATGAACTTCAATACAAGGCTTTTTATTATCATCATATTTTATGTAAGATTTATCCGCTGGTATATGTTCAATAGTTTCTCCTTTGTCTGTTGTTCTTGAAAAGAAATAACTAATCTCTCCGTCAATAGTTCCTCTCACACAAAAAGCACCACCTTGAATTTCTCCACTTGTAACTAAATTGTCTTTTAATGAATTGATATTGAATGTATAATAAGATTCTGCTTTAGGACAACATAGAACAACAATCGTAGATATTATGAAGACAATTATGAAATTAATTACATTAAATAAAATATTGAGTATAAACCACTGAAAAATATATTTTGGAACTCTTTCATAGTCGTGCTCATTATATTTTCTAAAAGAAAATGTGTCATAGTTTGTTCTATCACACTCTATATTCTCTTTAACTTCCTTGTTTATTTCTTCAATATTTTTGATACAATCAATTAGCCAACCATCTGCAAAAATAGTATATAATGCTATTCCAATGGCTATTAAAATAAATAAAATCATACTCTTATTCTCCCATCTGATCTACAATACTCTGCAACTTGTTAATGTATATCTGAGCTTCTTCCTTGTTGAAAATCTTAAAGTCGCACGGAACAATAGCAGCTCCGCATTTATCAAAGATTCCTGCATTCTTGTAATATTCTCCATTCCATAAATCTACAATTATGTCATACTCCCAAGACTGATTAAAATGTATTCCACACTCTTCACACCCAACCTGATATTCATTTATTTCATCATCATCATATGGTACAAACAAACCAATAAGATATGCTTTATTACTACAGAAAGGACAATTCCTTAATTCAGGTTTATTATCTATTGGGAAATCACTTTTCATATTTCTCACCCACTTTCACAATCACAAGAAACGTGGTTTTCAATGGATTTTTTAACCTCTAAAAGCCTTGATTTTAGGGCATTTCAGAGATTGTGATTTTAATAATTTGTGACTAATACCTCACAATCTGCACTCTTGTCCTTTTTCTGATAATTACAGTTGCTATAATCGTGTTTTAAATAATGAACTATGTATTTATCTTTCCATTTATCAAGTAATGGATTGTCATATTTGAGATTATTACTTAATGCAAACTTAACACCTTTATCATTCAACGTATCAAGAGTCTCTAGTAATTTATTCTCCATTTCTTCTGTCCAGCCACCGTTTTCATTGTATGTAGCAACAGAATTGAAATATGGTGGATCTGCATAAACAAAATCGCCTTCCGTAAAATCGGAAAAATCAAATCTCTCAAATGGAATATTTAAGAAACTACAGTCTATTTCATTTAGTCGCTTATGAAAATCTATAAATTTTTGTCTAAGAGTGGGATTAAAACTTGATCTATCTTTGCCAAAAGGCATGTTATATTCACCTTTGGAATTGAATCTGATTTGATTATTGAACGCATAACATAAAAGCGTATAGAATTTAATTGGATCTTTGATACCTGTGTTGTATTCTTCTCTAAACAGTAAATATCCTTCTTTATTTTCTTTTGTTAATTTATACTTATCAATATATGAATCAATCTTCTGTAACACTTCTTCAATATTTGAACCTTGTAAATATCTTAGAAAACCAACTACCTGTTCGCATATATCATTATAGATAATATGATCAGCATTTACATTAATACCAACATTAAAACCTCCACCAAATAAATCTACAAAAGTATTTATTTTATCTGGAAACATTGGTACAATAATTGGTAGTAACTTATACTTGCCTCCGACATAATTTAGAGGCGATTTAATATATGTATTTTTCAAATTTGTTCACCAATAGTAGCTGCGCAGCTTTACTCACATGTGAACATTTATCCTTTCCTTAATTGTACTTACATTGTTATATTCTCTATTACTTCTTTCTAATACTCCATAAATAAGGACTGCTACATCCACAATGATGAATACCATCTCCAAGAACACATCTTCTGCAATCTTCATATTCTTCATGTGTGCTACAATACTCTTTAATTGTATTTATAGCATTTATGATTTCTTCATTTATGGATTCTGGTTCAATATACTCTCTTTCTTCAATTCTCATAATCAATCACCTTTGTCCTAAATATTGTATAATTTTCGTGACAAACCAAGAAACCAAAATTTCATCTTATTTTACTACTTTATAATTTGAATTAATTTTTCTTCCACATTTAGGACAAAAATTAATTTCTAAAATATTGTCAGAATAATAATCATCTTGGCATTCATGCCAAATATTATATGTGTTATCATCTTCATTGTATGTAATACAATTTACAACATCTCGGTCTGCCCAATATGTTCCTTTTAATTTTTGTGTATTGTAAATCTTATTGCAAAACTGACACTCATTCATTAAACTTATTTGCTCCTTTTTATACATTACTTTTTATTATTCTCTACTACTCATATGAAATAATGTTATTCCCAATCGTAAGCAATGTAATATCCTTCATCAGATAAATGTTTAAACCATTCAAATCTATTTCTCATATCAATAACATCAACTTCTGTTCCCTCTAATATCTTTTCGCAATATTTTGACATATTGATTGGTTCAATGAGTTTTAATTTATAATCCTTTGAGTCGATCCATTCCTCATTTGGCAATTTAGGGAACTGAATACCAATCATCTTTTCAAACAATTCTTTTACCAAACTTACATTATAATAAGGATGAGATGTAGAGTCGCAGTCGATATATTCAATTGAGTATTCATCATAATAACAATATCCAAACGCCTGATAAGTTTCACCAGAATCTAATATTTTATAATCTTTAAACCATCTAAATCTTAAACCCATAAATTACCTCCTGCAAATCTAATGAAATATCGCTTTCAATTTACTACTATATATAGTAGTATTTTTTATCTTAATTCTATATCTTGGTGCGTTTCGCCATCTGAATAGTAAATGTTCCACTCTTTAAATAATTCGACCAGCTTTTCATTATCCCAATCGCATTCATTACAATGCGTGAGTGCTAATGACTTATGACTTCCAAAATCTCCAACATCATTTGAACATCTACTATATAATTCTCCTAAATCAAGTGTCCCATATCTCAAAGTGTCCTGGAATGGATTTGGAACGTTAGTGTGATCATACATATATTCGTTAATCAGACTCTTAGAACATTCAGATGGAAATTTACCTGCACCATGTCTTGTCAAATATGTACGAGATACATAACAAGTCTCAATATTTATCTCATCATTCCATTCAACATTTTCAATTATTTTCTTGGGATTTTTAATACCTGTATTAGATGGTGTTAGATGTGGGAAATACTCTGTGTTATTCTGATCAAGTAAAAGACCTTGTGCTGCTTCAAAAACAATATTGTCAAACTGATTCAAAAAATAATTATCTGTGATTGTCAAGGAATGACTATTCATAAAATCCCAATCATCCAAGAAATGTTCAAATATTCCATTGTCCATAAATATCCTTGTCCATTCACTAGACAATATAATATTCTCTCTTTTGAACAAATCTACATAATAATCTCTGATATTATAGTCCATATCGGTAATGCCAGCTTTATATCTTTTAATTGTTTCAAAGATGCCTAATCCACAACTGCCATGTTTGTTCTTACCACGATTTTCCTCAATAATCTGATTTGCCATCATATCAAATGGTGTAGTTACCATACAGTTCTGATTGATATATGTATTTGAAACATAGTTCAACTTCATTAACTCATCATATTCTTGCTTAAAAATTATTGGATTTACTATGAAGTCCTCAGATAAATATGTACTTGCTCTATTGAATGTTCCAGATCCAAAATGATGAAAGACATGTCGGTTTGCATCTGGCGTTGTTACTGTATGCCCTCTCTGAGCACCACCATTTGAACAAACAACAATACTATTAGGTTTCTGTGAGAAATAATCTGTCATTAATCCCTTTCCACAATCTCCAAAGTTAGCACCTATTACAATCTTAATGTCTTTCATCTCTTAAATCTCCTATCCTACCAAGTAATTCCTTCTGAGTTAGAAGGTGTAGTAACTGTATCTACTACATTATTCTCTGCTTCGTTGATGATAATATCTACAATCTCATTTGTAATACCATCCATAGTAACCTTTCTGAAATGAGTATCATCGAGATACTTTTTATAAGACTTCTCAATCTCGGCTTCATCCCATCTGCGACTATGATTTACATCTAAGTGATAAATATTAAACTTTTCAGAAGCTTCCTCGTATAAATCCTTTGTCTCAACATCAGACTGAAGATTATCACCTGTAACTTCTGATAATCCATGACCTCTACCCTTATATGGAAGATATGGATTAAGCTGCTCATCACCCATAGTAATGATAATTCCTTTTCTTCCACGCTTTAAACAGTCAAGCTTTGTATGACGAGAACCAAAATACCAAGCTGCCGTGTATGATTCGTAGCTGTTACCACCGCCACCAAACTCAAAGTAAATCTTATCAAGCTGTTCAGCAATACGAATATCTGACTCAAACTGTGAAGCCTGAATTGGACAACTATCACAAGATAAATCACCAATTCCCATAACAAGGAACTCAACATCTGTAACCTTTTCATACAGCTTTGTCATAATTACATTAAGCTTCTTTGCAACTTCAACAGCAGCCTGTCCCATTGAACCAGTTACATCAAGTGCAAGAATGACAGGAATTGTATTTGGATGCTCCTCTGTATCACAACACTCTCTCATTACATTCTTAGGATTAAGTGCTGAATCAATTGTTCTTGCCTTGAACATATCCTGATTAGAATAAGTTCCACCGATAGAACCATCTAACGATACGCTCATTCCCCTTGTTGTTGAATAACTTACATAACTATCTCTTGTCCATGAACCACATCCCATATTATACTTCCTCCTCTTCTACATCTGTGTCATCATCATTGCCACTCATATCAAAATCAAACATTCCATCGAACATATCACCCATATTACCGCCCATCATCATAAGTGGTAACATTGAACTCATACCGTTATTACCATTCATCATGCCGTTGGAATTATTATCACCCTTCATCATCTGAGAAAGCATCATATACTTAAAAATATTACCTGTACCCTTCTTGCCCTTGATTAAATCACTGCCAAACATTGATACGATCTTACCATAGAAGTATGTATTACCCATAAATACGTGTCTCTCAGGAAGTACAGTCTCGATTGTTGAATCCTCATAGTTAATAACTGTAATCTTTGTCTTATCAGCTTCAATTACACATCTTGGTTTGCCGTTGATAAGAATAATGTCACCCTTTTCAACCTTATTTGTTGGAATTACAAAGAAGAACTCCTCGCCAATATCAAATACAAAGTTACTACAATTTGTAAGCTTTCCAGTCTTGATGTTATATGTCTTATATCCACCTGCTGTCTTAACTGCAATACCACCATTCATGGAAAGTCTACACATTCCACTTCCTACCTTACCAAACATACCATTTAAAAAATTGTTCATCATTTTAATTTCCTCCTATTGAAATTTTTTATTACTGTTTACATATACTTATTCTCTCTTTTATGAGAAGAAATGTCGGTTTCAATTCTTATCTTCATCATCTGGCAATTCTCCATTTTCATCCCAATCAGGAACTACATCGTTCCAACAAATATCATCCCAATACATATCTGTGTTATCCATAATCGTTACCTCTCAGTTACTTATTCTCCACTCAAAATCTCTTTAGGACAATAAATAATCTTCTTACCAACTTTCTGAGCTTTACGAATTGTTGACCATACACCACCTGATTTATTACTGTCCCAAATTGCAAGTAAAATATCACAATGGTCAACCATATACTGATCTCTTACATTATCACAGCCTTTATAAAATTCATCTGATAATTCAATCCATTCATCTGCTTCGTTTCTGAGCTTGCTATAATATTTATTTGATGAGTTGTAATCCCTACAAGGTAAAATGCAATGCAATTTTAAATCTCTATTCTTTTCAAATTCTTCAGAAATACTCCTATAATTCTCTTTGATAACACAAGCATTTAGACCAATTAAAATATCTGAGCCGTTAGCCATTCCACAATAAACATCAGAAACATCTAAAATCTGATTAAAAATCCAATGACCTATTTTTGCCCATTTAATATCTAATTCATCTTCTGGTAATCCTAATCTCTGAGGTCTATGACCTGTTAATGCTACTCTCATTTATTCTCCTTCTTAACTCTTGATATATTTAACTGTCCTCATATCGCCTTCGACATATGGTTCTGAATTAGGATATAACGCTTTAGCTTTCCAATACTCAGCTCGTTTATACTCTAATTCTGTATGTTTTTCTTGTTCTTCAAGAAGTTTCTGATATCCTTTTATGTGTTTTAATGTTGCCTTGTAATAGCTGTATACTTCATCATATTCTTTCTTTTTAACATAACCAAACATGGCTTTCACCTCTCAATTACTTATTCTCCATATCTACTTCAACAAATTTGCAATTTCATCAATCTCAAGTTCAGTTTTCTTATCATCAGATAGCAGCTTATCCAACTTACTCTCCATCTTCTTCAAATCTGCTTCCTCTTTCTTCAGACTAGATACTTCTAACTTACTTTTAATATCCTTAATCCAAGCCGTTACGCTGTATCCTGAAATCTCAAAATCAGACATTCCAAGTTCAACTGCCGACATAAGATATGAATTAAGTCTGATAAGTAATAACACTAATGCATCATCTGAACATACATTAAGATTGATAGTCATTCCATCCATATTGAGAACACAATTTGTCTCAGGAATAAATCTAACTTTCTTCTCAGAAATAGCTTTCTTCTTAGTCTCAATCTGTTTCTTTAATTCTAAAATTCTATCATCATTTTTACTCATTAAATTGTATACTCCTTTTTATATTCTCTTCCATTTGCTAAATACTTTTGTATATACATAGGCTTCATTGTTTCAAAAATTTGTTCTATCGTAACAGGGATCATATGTTTTTCTTCTATGTCGTTATATGGATATCGGTTTGACTTAACCATTTTAGATGTAATAGGAAATATGTCTGTTACTTCTACATAGTCTATATATGAATTCCAACAATTATTCAATCTCTGTTCTTTACGAACGATATACAAATCATTATTCTGTTTACGAAAATCAAATACACATTTATTTCCTTTTATGTAATATTCACTGATAAACTGATTTCTTCTCCAATAATCACCGTGGTCATTTTTAAATTCATCAAGTGTAAAATATTTATACTCATTTTTGCTACTATCATACGGAGAATACTCAGGATTTCCTTCCAATTTATCAAAAATGTTTGCATACTTTTCGTTACACTTATCATCAACACATTTGATAAATTTATTCTTTGGCATCGACCTATAATATTCAAAATAACTACCTTTCCAAAACCAAAAATATTTACCTTTATTTTCCCAATTTCCATATCTATCATATACATCAAATTTACCCATATAAATCCAATTTTCATTACCTTTGGTTAAATATGTAGCACCTATAATCAAGTCTTTCGCTTTAATACATTCATTATTATGGACAATCTTATTAAACTCACTAATTTCTTTATAATCAGGTGACTCTACTGGCATAAGAACTAAATCTTTACCGTCCCATCCATATACAAATTCTCCTTCAAGTCCTTTACCTTTGATACAATTTGCATTTTCAAGAATGTATAATAAATTCTCAATGGTAATCTCAAATTCAAATCCTCGTGGATCGTATACTCTACAATAAGCATGTCTGTGATCCCAACCTGTAGAATAATCACCTGCTTTTTTATTAAGCACAAATCCTTCAGTTTGTACATTATCATATTCATTATTTGGAATATTCTTATCTCGCCAACTATTCCATGAAGTCTCTTTTCGCAACTTACCTTTTTCATCATAGTAGATTACATAAGCAAGTTTTCCTGTATACGTCCCTAAACGATTCTGATAACCAACATTAATCGTTTTGGGAATAAAAATACTACTTTTCAATCGGTTTCCTCCTTTAATTATTCTCTGTTATAAAGCAATAAAAGACAGGTTTATTGTCATTTTTTATCTTTATTTGGTTTCCACATAATATCCATATAATCCTTATGTTTACTTAACTTTCTGAGTTCTTTTGTAAACTTGTCTATAATATCTGGATCATGTGACTTACTAAGTTCAAAAATTACATCTCTTGCCAATCCTTTATATGGAAAATTTCCGTAAACTTTATTATTCATATAATCATTCTCCTTCAAAATATTCACAATTTTCCAAGCTATTATCATTCACAGTTGCCAATAATGCTCTACCAAGGGTATTATCAGTTCCAACACCAAGATAAATCTCGTCTACAATTCTCTTGTAAGAAGCGTACCAACCACAATCATCTTTACAATTACATTTTTCACAAATCATAGTATTATTCTCCTAATCAATTTCTTCAAATGCAACACTATTAAATTCCACATCTGGAAACTCTTTTATATATACAATTGTGTGCCAAGAATGAACTACAATATCTTCCAATGTATATTCTTTACCAACTTCCAATAAGTGATGATTTTCACCGCCACCACCCCATACGTCATCATCGTTTCTAACACATTTAATTTTTCTTCGTTTTGTATTATAAATATCCATTTAATTTCCACTCCTCTTCCAAACGCCTATATATTCCTGTGACTCCTGTTTGAATCTTTTTAACATATCAATTAATGCATCTACTTCTGTCAAATCATCAAAAAGAATCTCAACTGGATCTTTTTCTTTTAAATCCAATCTTTCTGCGTAAGGAAATGGTTTGATAAAACATTCAAATTTAATATCTCTGCCCTTATGTCTGAGTGTGATTTCATTAACATTTTCTTTGTCACCAATCTTCAATATTTTGCCTCCTTGTGAAATGCGAGTTTCAAGCCCTACTCAAATACGTCACCTAATAATTCCATTTTCTTCTCTTTTGAGAGCTTTGTTAGTTTTAAAAATTCAATCATTTTTTCTGTACTACTCAACGATTTCGCATATAAAATTTGATATTTTTGTGGCATCTGCAATATGTATTTTGCACCACCATATTTATTTACTAATGTTGAATATAATTTATCCAACTTTTTTTCATTTGTTACAAGACTAATATGCTCAATAAGAAAATTGGCTACTTTCTCATTATTTACCGATTCTAAATTATCTATAATTGTCTGTAATACATCCTGACTCAACTCTTGATAATCACATATTTTCGAGAAATATACTCCATGATCGCCTTTATTCATTTCTTTTGCTATTTTTATTGCATACTTTTTAGAGTTCAACAAAGGATTTCTTAATAAAAACTGCCAAGGAATTTCGTCATAACATGAGAAAAATTTTGTATCAAAAGGATGTGCAGCCATTTGATAAGTCCAAAATCTCAAATTATCTTTATATGTTGTTCCGTTGCAATTATAATGGGAATACATTGTATCAAAAAACTTGTCAAGTAACTCTTCGTTCCACTCATGCGGAAGAACTATATCTTCTAATTTATCTGGCATTTCTACTCCTACAGAACGTAATAACAAAATGATTTCTTTTCTATCATTATAATAATTCACATAGGTTGACCAAAATTCAGGGACTTCACAAGTATTTTCATCAAAAGTTTTATGGAATAACACTTCAATAATATCGTAAATATTACACTCTGAAATGTATTTTGATAAAATCTGAGAACTTATATCGTTTTGAACAAATGTTTTAAGCTGCTTCTGTAACTCATTATTTTTGTTTGATAGCATTCTATTCTCTTGTCTTAATTTTTCATTTTTATCATTTAACTTTGCAATTTTACTTGTTGCGCTAGATTGTGTGGATTCAATGAGATAATTTTTAAATTCTTCTATTTTTTCATTAAATTCATCATTGTCATACATAACAATTTCACCTCACTATATTATTCTCTCATCTCAAACAACTTTTCTACAGCTTTTACTCTCTTATTGTTGTCAATAGTTCTCTTGACTTCCTGTTGCCAAATACATTCCCATTCTGAAGGTGCTTCATGCTCACTAACAAGCACAATATTCTTTTCGCTCATCTTTTCAGCCCAGTTCCAAAACCTGTCATAATCAAAATTCTTACTTGTTTCATATTGTTTTACGCCTCGATACGGAATATCACAGTAGAATAAACAATCTATTTTGTCAGAATATAAGTCTTCATAATCACCATATTGAAATTGTACGTTCTGTAGATATGGCAATTGATCTAATAAATTTCTTTTAGCTTCATCATAATAATTTCTAACAGTACCAGCTTTTGTATGTACAACACCAGAGTATCCACCGCTATATGACCTTCCATTATAGCTTGCTAAAAATCCAATTGCGCCAATATACCATTGTGGAAAATTTGAGAAATCTTTATTGTGATATGCTTGTCTACATTCATCGTAATGTTCTTTAGATACCATTTCTGGCAACATAGATTCGAGTTTATCCATATTTTTGAATATCTCGATTAGATACTCATTGTTATCAGATGCGATTTTATGCTCACATTTGACTTTATCAATCATATTCATCCCACCACTGAACGGCTCTACATATGTATGAATATTATAATCCGCTAATCTTTCTTGAATAATCGGCAAGATATATTTTGCTATTCTTGCTTTAGATCCCATATATTTCATTTAATCTACTCAGAGCGAAATTTCTTTAAGGCTGCCACTCAGCTCCTTTCGTATTAATATTCTCTTATCTTAAATTACCACCATTATCACATCTGAGTTTATTTAACATATCAGCAAGTCCTAACATGAGGTTTTCAATTTCTGTTACATTCTCAAATTCATACATTTCTTTTGTGCAAAAACCACCTTTATTTCCTGTAGACAAACCATATCTATTCCCATATGGAACTCTATATGAAAAAATCATCTCAACGTGTTCTCCATCATTATTAAATTTTCGTAAATTCCCATTATCTTTTAACATTTTTGTATCTCCTCTCTTATCTCAATTCAATCTCACCATATTTTAATGTGTTGTCTTCAAACATCTTGTAACCTTGATGCCTACCAATTAGACCTTTAAAAAGAGTTTTCTTACCATCAAAACTGGTAAACACCATTTCCTGTTCATATGGCTTCTTTAATGCTTCTAAAGTTGCATTATTCGCAAAAATATATGGATTGTGTCCATTCTCATATACAAAATAAGCAATTCTTCCACTTAATTTCTCTGTATCAAGCTGTCTTACTATTGAAAATTTTTTTGTCATTTAATTATTCCTTTCGTATACTCCATAAATAAGGGCTACTACATCCACAATTATGAATACCATCACTCAATACACATCTTCTACAGTCTTCATATTCTGCATGAGTTGTACAATATTCTTTTACAGTATTAATAGCTTTGATGATATTTTCATCAACCGATTCTGGTGGAATATATTCTCTTAATTCTACTCTCAAATTTATTCACCTCTATTCCTATTCCTTATCTAACTCCAACGCCTTCAGCAAACTCAATAGTTCCTTTTGGAACATAAATTGTTATCTCATCGTTATAATTCATATGAGGTCTGCTTATAATATCTGCATGAGGTTTATTATTTGTTTGACAAATATTCACAGTTCCTTGAAATACATGAATTTGACCATTGTAACAAATCGTAACCACGTTATAATTATGAGCAGGAGTAGTAGAAGAAACAGTATTATATATTGCATAAGTTCCTGACTTTATTTCTTCTAACTCATATGAATATTCTTCCGTATAATTTGCATATGAAAAAAGTTTAAAAACAGCTAAATACATAAGTGCTAATACACACATAATAATAAATAAACATTTAATGCTTTCTTTTGTCTCTTTCTTAATTTCCCTCACCTCCTGACCGAATGAAAGATTTCTTTTATTACTTCTTATGTTGCACTCATTAATAAATCCTGATGAGCATATTCAGCAACTCTCTTACTTCCAACCTCAAAAATATCCTTGTCCTTCTCGAAACATATGTAATTTCTACCTGTATTCAAAGCGGCAACTGCAGTTGTACAACTTCCTGCACATGAATCAAAAACTAAATCTCCTGGATTTGTGTAAGTTTTAATAAAATACTCACACGCTTCAACAGGCTTTTGACACTGATGCAAACTACTTTTCTGAGTATCCCACTTGAACTGCAGAACATCTCTTGGATATCTTTGTGTACTACCACCGCCTGAAATACCAGTCTTTGTAGCACCATAACAGTTACCATCTGTTGTATGCTTTGTATAAGAATGAACAGGTGTATGTCCTTCCGTCATTTGTGGATTGTAAGTAGGGAGTTTCTTATAGAATATCAAGATATTTTCGTGTGCCTTCATAGGCATTTTCTTAGCATTTAGATGACCAGTTGCTTTGGTCTTTTCGATAATCCATTCGTAGCGATACAATTTTTCATTACTACAAGCGAGTCTCTTATCAAATGGTGACTGCGCCCATAATGCAATACAACCATTATCTTTGATGATTCTCTCGTATTGTTCCCATAATGGCTCGAATGGAATTAATACATCCCATGAATTTTGGGTTGTTGAAAACGGAAGATCTGTGAAGATAAAATCGACTGATTTTTCATCAATCTTTTTCATACCTTCAAGACAATCTTCGTTGTATATTTTGTTAATCTCTAACATTTCTTACTCAGAGCAAATCCAGATTTAATGCTGCAGCAAATCCCCTGCTCCTTTCAATGTATTATTCTCTTAATGTGTATATTTACTTCTTGGAAATACTTCTTCAAGATTAACACCATATCCAGAAATAACTTCTTCTAAGTCGATACATACACAATCACTGCAAATTCTTGCTTCAATTCCACCTTCATCAAAAAGCGAATAGCCAAAAATATCACTCAATCGTTTGACAAATTCATTGAACCAATTAAGACTAATCCAAACATAAAACTCTGTATTACTAACCCATCCAAATTCATCTACATATGAGATGTCAATGTCGTCTTCTTCTGGATTGATTAGTAATTTATATAGCTCTAATTCATAATTTTTTCTCATCTGCCACCTCCTAACTCCGAAGGAAACTTCGGTTTACTGTGGTTTATTTTCCATCATACAATTTAACTGTTCCATCTGAATTGTAGATAGGAGTGATTGCCATTGAGTTGTTTCCATAAACACATAAATACATTACCTTTGTATTCTCGTCATAAGCAACTACACTTCCATCATTCTTATCATAAATTTCATGCATTTTTATATATTTGTTATTAACATTTGAAAAATTACTATCTCCATCTTTAATATAAGCTCCACATCCAGTCAATCCAAAGCACAATGTTAATCCTAATACAACCACTAAAATTTTCTTCTTCATATGATTTATTCTCCTATCTACCATACATAATATATTCATCACCAAGTTCAAGATTCATTTTGTAATTTCCATTGTTATAAACCTGAACTCTCATATTGTAAAATTTACTATCCTGCTCATGAGAATTTGGATCATAAGGATAACTAAAACCTGCTCTTGTTAGATGTCTAAGAACACGTCTCTCTGTTGTCGCACGACTACATCTTTCTTCAAAAGCTAATTGTCCATTGTCGAGATTTACCAAACTACAATATGTTGATGTACTGTCACCACCATATTTGTTTTTATTATCTCTGAACGAAATCACTAAATAAACACCTATTACATTGTTATTTTCTTTCTGCACTACGACTGCACCATTTGTTAATTTGATATTTCTGTCTAAGTCTACACAATCGCAAACTCCTTTAATACTAATATTCTGCATTTATTTACACCTCTTGTTATATTATTCTCTATTATTTCTGCCACCAATGTTTCTTTTTATTTTCTTTATAAACATTACAAACATTTGGATAATTACAACTTTTGGTTTCTTCATTGTAATATTCGCAAAAATATCCATCTTCACAACCAATATCGCATTCCATTTCAGTATATATTCTCATAAAACCCTCCTAAACTCCTCAAGAAATCTATGTTTCTTAGTAAAAATATTACTATATATAGTATCTATATTTTCTATAAGCACTATATATAGTATTTCATTTACGCCTGATACACAAAACTTGGCATTGGCTGTAATTTAAACAGATTTTTCTCATGCATTGAATCAATCTTGGCTTTTACTTCCTCATTTGGCTCAATTCCATCTCTGATATATGCATCTAATTCAGCATAAGTAAATCCAAGGTTATCTTCATCAGTCTTTCCGCAAAGACCATCAGTAGGTGTCTTATCAACTAATTCTAATGGAAGCCCTAATTCACGACCAATAGCTTTAACCTCTGTTACTGTAAACTGAGATAATGGACTGAAATCACCAGCAGCGTCACCATATCTTGTGGCGTAACCAACCCAATCTTCGGAAAGATTACACGTATTTGCAACACGACCATTTACTGTCTGTGACACTGCATAAAGTGTAGCCATACGAATACGAGCAGGGAGATTTGTTGTTGTCTGAATTGATAACTCTTCATCTAATGATTTTTTAATCTCATATTCTGCAACATTCACAATTGTTCCGACTGGAATAATAGTACGTGGAATGTCTAAAAAACTGCAAAGTTTACGACTATATTCAATATCTCTTTGTCTTCCCTGTGGCATCATCACACAAAAAACTCTATCCTTACCAAGAGCTTCTACACATAATGCAGCTACAACACTTGAATCCTTACCGCCAGAAATTCCCACTACTGCCATACAATCTTTACCATTCTGTTCAAACCAATTTCTGATCCACTCTACGATTTCATTTTTTACTTTCTTAGCATCAAACATTTATATATTCTCCTTCCTACATTCGATTCATCACATCATAGAACCGAATTAAATACTCATATACATTTCTAGGAACTAATTCTTTTACCTTTTCAAATTCACCCTTTTCACATAAATCTCTAACCAAACTTGAAGAAGTATGATTTTCTGATATCTGAATTTCTGTGAAGTGATTTTTATATGCCATAAGATTTGCTTCTCTTAAAGCAGTCTCAAGATTCTGACCTTCTCTCACACATGCTACAAAATTATATTCCTCAACAAATGGTTTCCAATTATACCAAGTTGTAAGTGTTTCAATATTATCCATTCCTAAACAAATATAGTATTCGTTGAAGATATAATCTTTTTCATTCATATCTCTTATCTGAGCGATAGTATTGTATGTCCTCTGTGGAAAGAAGCTGGTTGTTTCAACTTCGGATGCCCACATATTATTTTCCTCACAATTTGGCATTGAATTAATCAGCGATACCCGACAATATCCAGGTATCAAAGTCTTTTTCTTCGCAACATATGTATCATGTGCAGGAATAAACAATATAGCATCGGCATTAACTGCTTTTTTAGCAGTCAATGCCATATCAACATGGGCGTTGGTAATTGGATTAAAACTTCCTGGTATAAGTAAAATTTTATTCATGATTCATTCTCCAATTAATACATCTCTTTAGATAATCAACATAATCAGGGTTTTTACACATACCTTTACCTTCTACATCAGACACTTTTGCAACATCCATACCGTTACATTTAGTGGTTTTCATTACAATATTTAAAGCAGGAACATCTGTGTCATTACTCAAATAAGTACCAATTCCAAATGCGACGTTTACTCTATCATGGAAGTGTCTGAATAACTTATCGGCTCTTTCAAAATCAAGACTGTCACTAAACAGAAGTGTCTTTGTCTTAGGATTGATACCAAGTGACTCATAATGATTAATCATCTTTTCACCCCATTCAATCGGATCGCCACTATCATGTCTTACACCACTGAATAATGTTGCATATGTCAACTGAAAATCTTTCAAGAAACAATCAGTTGTAATTGTATCTGTGAGCGCAATACCATTTAACACACCATACTCTCTAACCCATGCATCTAAGGCATACCAGTTTGAATATGCTGGATTGTGCTTGTGATTACCCTGACCAGAACACATAATCCATTCATGAGCCATAGTTCCAACAGGCGTGAGATTATATTTCTTTGCGAGATATACATTAGATGTGCCAACAAATTTAGATGGACTGTGTAATGTATCATTCAAATGTGAAAACTTCTCAACAGTTAACTCCTGTGCTTCAGCAGAAAGTCTTCTTCTAAGACCAAATTCAGAAAATGTACCAGCATACCAATGACCGCTTCTGAGATTTTCATACTTTTCATCTAATCTCTTTTTGAAACTATTAAGCAATTCCTCATAGTTATATGCCATTCTGAAATATACTTCGTTTACAATCGCAAGTGTAGGAATCTCATACATAGATGTATTAAGCCACGTACCAAATGTTTCGATAGAAAGACCGCAATCTGAATCTGTTGTAATCTCAAAATCCTCATATCTTGGCTGCCACAATCTCAGAAAATCAACATACGAACCTTTCATCCATTTAATATTATCAATATAAGTAAGTTCGTCTTCTGTGAATCTCAAACCACAATATAATTTAATCTGTCTGCGAATCTCTTCTACCATTTCTGGTGTAAAGTGAACATCCTTATTACGACATTTAAAACTCCAAGTGGTTTTATAATCGCTAAACTGATGATAAATAGCCTGCCCCATACTGAATTTGTACATATCGGTTTCTAATAAGCTGTTAATAATCTGTTCCATATTATTTTCCTTCTTTCTTGATTTGATTAAATATTGTCCTAATATCATATTCTCTGTTTTCGTACTCATAAAACAGATTAATGTACTTATCAATAAAAGCCATATCGTTTGGATGCATTGCAATTGGTTTACTTTTCTTAGATTTCCACCATTTTAATTCCTTCTCAAAATTAAATGATTTACCATGATATGCTCTACCTGCTCCAAGATAATCACAAAGCATTTCTTTTTTATACTTCATTGGCATTTCAATAGGATTTCCACCATTATCAAAATTGTCTTCCCAATACTCGTAGTGGTGCTTGTTTCTTCCCTTATGGTGCATCCAAGCAGCCGACCAACCATTCTCTTTCTTACAAGCGTCTATTGGACTTGAAGTACCTTGATAATACTTAACACTCTCCCAAAATTCCGTTGGAGAAAATTTAGATAAATCATGTATTAACCCTTGAAATGGAATTCCCACCTTACAACAATAGTAAAACACCCAATGTTTATGCGTACAGACTTTCTTAAAATGTCTGAAAGTATTAATGATATAATTCTTACACTTCATTATTCTCTCCAATCACTTCGATCTGACAACTTTTCATAACTTCCATAGCCGCTTTATGTTTATCAGGTGTGACTCCTGCACAGCAGCTTGCATCTACTGTGACATTAATAAATGGATAATCAGCTTTAATAATTAAAGCATTTGATACTACACAAATTTCGCTACAAAGACCAATAAGTTCTATATCATTGTTAAATCCCAAGTCAGTCCAATGTGTCCAACCAAAAGATTCTTTATTAATATATGTACAATTTGGAACTTCTAATCCATCTGCAATCTGCCATCCATGAGTATTGTAAATACAATGTTCAACTGGTAGCTTGATACCTTCTGGTGTACTTAAATAGTTTTCATAATGTGTATCTCTTGTGAAAATAATTCTATCTCCACGACTATAATATTCTTCAATTTTCTTCTTGACATTTGGAACAATTGCCTGTGCTTCCTTTGTGCCAAGTGTTCCATCAATAAAATCATTCTGCATATCTACTACGATTAATGTTTTGCTCATTTTGTTACCTCTTTTCTTTGTTCTTTCATTACCAAATGGCTAACGTTTACTGCTTCTCTCATAGCTTCTGCAAACTCATAAGCACAATCAGAAGTAAATCTTTCCTGTACTTTTGTAATATCATTTGTATCAACTTCGCTATGAATCCTTGCGTCAATAATATATTTTCCGTCTTTACATTGAATATCTACCATTGTTTTGTTCCATTCCTCTCCATTTCATAAAAGCAACATAAATCAACTGCATGATTTCTTTGAATAGTAAGATTGTCAACTTTTTCCTTTAATTCTTTATTTTCTTTTTCAAGTGCAGCTATTCTATTTCTCAATACATCTTTTGTTGAAAACTTCTGCGTCCCAATCTGCTTATAATCAGACGAAACAGTTTTAACAGAATAATTGCTAATATAATCTGTTGTTCCATCGGAATATGTAATTGTTGGTTCAAAGAATCCACGCTTCTTGCACTCATCACAATGACAAATGGATGAAATATATCCAATTTTGCCATCACTACTTTCTACATAATCACCTTCATGGAATTGAATATCTGTTATAGGATCTCTGAATGTAAGAGTTACAATATCCATACATTGATTACTTCCAATGTATAAGTAGCCCAGATTTTCATACTCTTTAATCGTTTTGTGAGCATCGTTTAAACTTACTTTAACTATCATTTACTTATCCTCCTCATCTTCGCCTAAAATTTTCTTTCTTAATGAGTTCCAACCATCATCATAACCATCGCAATATTCGTCCATATACTCATTATTGTGTGTCTCTTCTGGCAATTCTTTTAATGGACACCATCTTTGTCTAAAATCTTTCGGATAAGGATAATTAATTGTACGGTTATTTAAAGCCATGCAACACATATCAGAATAATGACCACAAAAACATGGACATTTATCACAACTATTTGGCATATCCATCACTAAAACAGCTTTACTCATATATTTAATCCTCTTTTCTTTATTTTTATATGTATTTATTCTCTGAAAACTCACAAGAATTTCCGCATTCATTGGAACTTAAATTTTCAGTTAATTATTATATTTAAATAATTTTTCTAATCTCTTTTCCATTTCGTTATTCTTATTTCTAATATCAGTTGTTGTCTTTATCTCAAGTACGCAATTAAAATCATCAGGTGCTTCATATTCAGAGATGTATACGTCATTATTTTTTGACCATTCTCGCATTACATTCCAAAATTCATCTGTATCAAAATCAGGTGTACCAGTAAATTTAGTTGTGTTCTTATAAGGTGGATCACAATATATTAAACAATTATTGAAGTCAAGAGTCTTATAATCAGCCCAAGTAAATTTTACATCTGACATTGTGTTCATTTTCTTTAATAAACTTCGTTTAGAAGTATCGGCATACCCCTTCTTGCCACCATGACCTCTTGCATATCCACCAAACCACTTTCCAGCAAACGAACATCCAAATCCTGCAAATCCAGTCAATACCATGTCTTCGTCCTTATGCTCTTTTATGTATTTATACTGTTCTTCGCTCAATACTTCAGGAAGTTCATAACCTTTTTGAACAGCATTATATAACTCAATTAAATATCTATTAAAATCATACGCTTCTCTCTGTCCAGACATTTTAGATATAATGTTACATCCTCCACAAAACGGTTCTACAAAAATTTGATTTTCTTTTCTCACTGATTCTAAAAATGGAACTATATATTTGGAAATTTTAGCTTTTCCACCAAAATATTGCATTTGTTTCTTGGAGTAAAACATGTTTTACGCTGCAGCTAACCTCTTACTCCTTTCTTTTTTAATATTATTTTGTTGTAAAATCACTCGAAAATAGGCACGTCTACCTAATCGGATGAAAAAATATTTCAATACTTTTTGTTTTTGGAAATACTTGAACGAATGTCCAAGCTAAGAAAATTTTCTATACTATGTTATTCTTTAACCAATGTTTGTCTTCTTTGAATAAATCACCATATGACTTATTTGGTGTTATAACAAGATTCATATAATCTACGTTACCACTATTCAATTCTTTCTGAATAACTTAATAAATATGATACATTACTGTTTCTTTGTCTATTCTATCTTCATCTAACAAAAGATTAATTGTAAAACTATTCTGCTTTATGATTCTCACCCCTACATATTATATATGATCAGCATATCTTCCAGTTTTGAAATCTCGTCTTTTAAAGATTCAATTCTGGTTCTAACCAATTTGTTAAATCCCTCTACAGCTTCTTCGTATGTATCAGCAAAGAATCTCGCATATGTAGTTACACCATTCTTTTTCAAATCTCTACCATTTACTTTATATTCATAGAAATGTTTATCTTCTTTGATTTTACCCTTCACAGGTTTGCATTTAAGATTTAATGCTCTTTCATCTTCTTGATATGCAAAAGCCCAAATATCTTTATTGTAATTAGACTCATCAATATTTTGTAGGTTATCAAAAACACTATTTCTATAACAATAAATATTTGCACAATATATCATTTTTCGCACCTCTCTTTACTTGGATAATTTGGCTGATCAGCCTTTGAATAGAATTGCTTCTATATTAGATTATTCTCTACTTATTTGATTTCAGAACAAAGTCCTATAATGTCTTCTTGACTTATATATCCTATACAGCCTGTGCTACCTAATTTTTTATCAAACTTTTCTGGTTCAAACCAAATTTTATATCTAATTTCGTCTGTTTCATCTACGAGTTCTATACCACGAATGAAGGCATCTACTTCTTTTCTATTATCATTTTCATAATGAATTTTTGCCCTTACTTTATCGCATAAATTATATTTATTTACCATTCATCTTACCTCACTCTATTGGAATCATCTTTACCACATTATCACCCATATGTTCAACCGCATGATAATCTACAATTGGCTTTAAAAAATCACATCTATTAGGCTCACATCCTCTTCCTTGATATAAATTACACGCATAATTACCACGCAACTGATTTGTACATTCAGAAAAGATACATTCTTTGGGTTCATTTGGAATTTTATCTACAATAATTTTCATATTCTCACCTCACTCTATCATTTCAACTTTAATCCTAAATTTTGTTGTTTCTATATGTTCGTTTTCTTGATAAGGACGATTATAGTCAAAATGCTGATGACGAACAGTTGCAATCAAATGAGTATCGTTTCCAGAAACAAATTCCGTATCTGTCTCATAAGTATCTTCTGAACCATCACCAAGTTTAGAGTCTGTACAATATATCTGATTTGCGTCTAATGCATCTTGAATAATTCTGTAAATGTCTCCTGTATTATACATAATCACTCCTTTAATATTTAATCCAACCATCTGTAATACCAGTCATCCAATAAATAAGATCTTCTCTATCATTTTTTAATCTTCCATCTATTACACGAGTTAAGATTTCATTGAGCCAGTAGCCAACTTCTTTTCCACTTTTAATGAACATTGTATCCATTACATCCTTACCATTAACTGCTAAATCCTTTAGAGAAAAACATTCATCATCCTGTAAGACTTCTTCTAAAATATATCCAATGTTATCAATCTTCTGTAATCTTGTTTCCTGATTAATGTCTGCTTGTGCTTTAATATCAGCTCTACGAACATTTAATAACCTTCTGAACTGTTCTTCTCCAATTTTATTAAGCCATCTCTTGACATATTTCTTTCCAACCTCAAAAGTAGCATCATGATAATAAACTAATTCAATAACTTTTTCTCTTGTATCATTGTCGAATCTTAATCGCTTCATTATTTTATCAGTCATATCAGCACTGACTCTTCCATGACCTTTGAAATGTCTGATACCATCTTCTCCATCCTGATAACAATGTGGTTTTCCTATGTCATGAAAGAACACTGCCAATGATGTAATTAAATCTATGGGATTTAAGTCTTCTTCACAATCACAAGAATATGCTTCTACTGCATGAATTGTATGTCCCCATACATCATAGATGTGATATGGATTATTCTGTGGAAAATCAAACATATCTTTTATTTCAGCAATAAACAATGATAATACATCGCTATATAAAACCATCTGTACACAGACTATCTACCATACTTGTAACCACACCATTTACATTTGCAGTGCATGGAAGTACCATCAAAACTCTCAGTAATATAATCCTTTTGGTGACAATGCCATCCTATTTTACAAAAGAACTTTTGTAATGGTTTAATATAATCTGCTAACATGTATGGTACAAATAGCAAGAATAATAGACCAATTAAAATTAAAATAACAACATATTTCATATTTACCTCACTTGTCTTCTTTCCAATCAACCATAATAAATGATAAAAATCCCAAACATGTCTCTATTAATAAAAATTTCCATAATTCAACTGGTTCGGGAAAAATAAAATTCATTAATAAGTTTAATGTCATAAGCCATATTAAAAATCTTATTGTAGATTTCATAGTTATTCTCCATTCGTAATCATATCTAAAAACAACAGCTCATCTTTCTTCAATGCGATGTCATAATCTTTCCTCTTGATTTTTAATTTTACTAAATTTTATCACTATTCTTTCTGTATGATAAAATCCTTTTTCGCACTTTATTTCATGTAAGTATCCTTTTTTCATAAAGTCACATATAACATCAAGATCATCAGCACTTCTATCTCCATCTCTAATATATTCAATGTCTTCACCTTGAGATTCTTTTATAATATCATCTATATCAATTCTACGAATCCTATCATATGATTTCATATTTTACCTCCAAAATTTCTGAAGAAATGTGCGTTTCTTTCTAATATAAAATATATACCATATATAGTATATATCGTTTATTTTCAATACTATATATGGTATGTTTGTAACAATTACTCACTTAATTCTGCAAGTGCCTTATCCAGATCCTCATCAGACATTTTCTCAAGTGCTGCATCCTGTCTCTTGGCTTTGATTTCAAGTAATCTCTGTCTCATCTCAGCATTTTTCTTAGCGTCTTCTCTCTTCTTTTTCTCATCCAACTTCACGCCAACAATATACTTAACAATTTCAATCTTGTTAGAAATCTCCTCGTCTTCCTTTGACTTAGTATTCAGAAGACTCTCTTCCTCAGACTTTTTTACTTCCGCATTGAGTGTCTTAAATACTGAATCCAGATTTGTGAGAGATAAATCCCACAAATCAATTACGTTAATCATTCCTCTGAACGGAAACTGATAGTTATTTCTTGTTGCATTAATAAATAATTCGTTGTTTGTCATAATAATAATCTCCTTTTCTAATTAAAACTTAATCTTCATTACACGCTCTGTTGCACCCTTAACCTTGACAACTAAATCTGCTCTCTTTGTCATAGAGAATCCAATTCCTGAAAGCTGATCATCAGTATCTTCTACATGGCACTTAGCACCTAAAGCCTCAAATACTCTCTTGTGCTTCATTAAATCATTGTCAAGGAACTCAAGATAGAATCCATTAGGCTCTTCGCTATTTACACAATCTTTCAGGAAGAAGAATAAATGTCTATGACCAATTCCATCCTGCTCGTCAAAATAGTTTGGACTGTAACTAATTACTGATACAGGAACAAACTGATTTGTATTTACACCCCAAATCTCACGACTTGAAACAGATGAACTTCCTGCTAATTTCTCCTTAATTGAGAAGTTTCCATTCTCATCGAGTGTTACTTCTGCAACCTGAACCTTTTCATCAGTTCTCATTGACTTATCGTAATCAAACTTGTAAATTTCTCCATTAAATTCAATCTCAGCTCTAAATCCATGCCTTACGCTTCCCGAATACTGATGTACAAAGAATTTATAAACACCTGGTTTCATTCTTGACAGGTCTTCCCAAGTAATATTCTCCACTGCAATCTTTCCATCTGGATTAATAATATCAACATCTAACTGACCGCCCATTATCGAAATTCTTGGTTTTCTACAATTACTAAAGAAGATTTCATTCTTATCTGGTTCAATACAATGTGCGTCAAGGTCGTAGTTATCATGACCATCTTCGTTCCACTGAATAGAAAATCTAAGAACGCCATCAACATTACCGCCAGCCGCTTTGACATTCTGTTTCATATCTGAGTCTGTAATGTTTCCTGAATAAGCCCAAGATAATCCATTATTCCATTTGAACATTGTCTTAGCATCTGAATTAACAGGTGCAATCATAGAAACAAAGTTCTTCTCATGTTTATTCTCTACAAAAGCTTCAATCTCCTTTGCAGTTGGAAGTACCTTATCAATGAAATCCTGTGCTGAAATCTCTTCAACCTTAGAGAATTTCTTAGGACTTACAACAACATCCTTTTCCATCTGACCAAAAATATCATCTGCACCAACCATTCTTCTTGCAGCACTCTTATTTGAGAACAGCACATTATTTACAGTAATATCATTCAAATTAGCAAATCTTCTCTGTAATGAATCCTTATATCCAAGTTCTGTAATGGTCTTCTTTGCATCCTCAAGCATCTTCTTTGTAAAAATAGCCTTTGGACGCTTATAATTGGTTGGAGCAACAATCTGCTCATACTTCTTAACTGCTGTGTCAAGATCCATATCCTCACTTACATTAATAAGAAGTATTCCAATGGAATGATTTCTAATTCTACCGATAGCCATACCTGCTGTTACCGACTTTTCCCAAGCATATAAATCTTTTTCAGTATCAGAAGTCAGCTTATCATATTCCTTCTTATACTTCTTGAACTCTGTGAGTACGCCTTTCCACTCTTCACCCTTGTAAAGTGTATTTGAATTGATAAGTTCAAGAATTGTATCAAGTGCTTCCATAGTAATCTCATCAAGAGAACGCTTAAATACATTTCTTGTGTCTCTGAACTGTCCTTTAACTTCCTCATTAGAACGACTACTTCTATTTACAAACTTATTTGGAAGCTTTAAGAAGAAATGATCCCACTGATGAGACTTTCCATTGATTTCCTCAAAGTTAAAATCTGTACCAATCTTAGGGAACTTAGTTGTATAAATATCTGTAACTGTATGAGCTTTTACAAAAGCATCAAGTGCATCACATACTGGCTGATATGTTGTATCGCTAAGATTCAGTTCCCAAATCGTATGAATCTGGTTGTCCTTAATAGTGACAGCAGAACCAATATTCTTAATAAACTGTCTACAACAACTACAATCATGTTCTCTACGCTCTCTGAAAATCTCATTTGTACCAGCAGGGAAGCTATCAAGATATGTATTCCATAATTGATCCTTATCTACATTTACCTCAAATAAATGAGTTGCCTCTTTCTGCATTTCATCGAAGTGCTTCTGTAATGCCTTCTTAAACATCATAAATCCATCCATATTTTGTACCTCTTCTTTCTTATATTTATTTTTGTTAATTGTTTCTACTGTTACATTCTCTCTTCTAAAAAATTAAAAGGCTATTGAATTACCTTTGAATAAGTCGGTAGGCTTTAACACCTACCAACCCTTACATTATTTTTTCTTACGCTTTCCTACAATAAAACCTGCTCCAAAGCATATACCAAGACAGATTAAGAAAACTCCAATGTTTAATACAATCATATTTATTCCTCAATAATCTTGAATGATATGTCAGTTCTTCTGTTCTTCTGCATATTAGTTTCTGAATCGTTAGGTGCAACTGGCTTTGTGCCTCCATTTCCTACTGTAACAATTCTATCTGCACTAATACCATTGAGAACAAAATACTGCTTAACTGTTTCTGCTCTATTTTTCGAAAGGTTAATACCATCTTCATCATCATTATCAGAAGCTATATTTCCTTCAATCTGAATAATCGAGCCATCCAAGACTTTAGCAATTTCAATAAATTCATCTAATTTAGAAGTTGCATCGCCTGAATCTAAGAATTTTGCTGTATTAGCAATAAAGTCTACAGAAGTTGACTTTGTGAGTAATGCCTTTGCATTTATTACATCATTCTGATTAGATTCATTAACAACAGGCTTTGAATCTGTAGATGTATAACCATTTGAATCATACTTAGATGATAACTTCTGAATATACGTGTCATCGAAAAGAGTATCTATAAGACCTGTATTAACATTCTCTCCCATTGATGTCCAGACTTTACACATATCATTATAAATAGTCTTTGCTGTACCATTAAAAAGCTTAAGATTGTCTGCGTATGTAGTAAGTTTAGCAGATGCGCAATTATCCTTGACATCCTGATTAGAAGCTGTTGAGAACATTGGCATAACTGATTTGATTGTTGTCATATCCTTTTCATATAAATCTGCTGCCTGTAAAGCTCCATCAATAAAAGCTGTTACAACATCAGGATATTTCTTTGCAAAATCATTATTAAATAAAATACCGTCCATAATTAAGCTAGAAGAACTTGCTGTACTAAATAATATATGAGCATCTGACATATTCTTTGCCTGAGTTAAGTAAGGCTCCCAAGTGGCAGCTACATCAATCTGTCCAGCGAAAAATGCCTTTGCAGCATCATCAGGTGTTGAGAACATAATTAAATTATTGATAATCTTCTGCTTATCAGCATCAGATAAATCCGACTGATTTACAAACCATACTACAAGAGAGTGAGCTTCTGAAAATTCAGGAACACCAATTTTAGCATTAACCAAATCCGTTACAGATGTAATACCTGACTTTGCTATGATTCCATCTCCACCATTTGAGAAATTAGTTATATATGGCATAATTACATCTATTCCTGCCGTCTTAAACTTTTCTGAAAGAAACGCTGTTCTATTAATTGTATATCCTGCTGCATCTAGCTTTTTACTGATAATCGCATTACTTGACTGTGTTGCATCATTTATAATACTTATGTTTACTTTAATTCCTAACTTATCATAAATCGAATTTTCTTTAGTAGAAAGACCGCCATTAGCGTCTATGATCGGCTTCCACCCGATCCATTCGTCAAGTGATAAATTAATTGTCTTATCATCTGACTTATCTGTATTAATAACATTTCCATCTTCATCTGTTGTTATGTTGAAGTGTTTACTTGTGACAAATCCCGACTTTAATCCAGCGAAGACACCACCACCAATTAATGCAATAACTAAAACCACAATTAAAATTTTTGAGGCTTTAGTAAGTCTAAATCTTTTTGTATTACTCATACTAATTCTCCTTACTTGTTATATTTTCTCTTTAAGCTGTCTAAATAATCGTTACTGCTATTTTTCTTAGCTTCAACTTCTGCTCTTGCAAGTTTAGTTGACATTTTGTTGTTATATACCACCTTAGATCCTTCAACAATGGCATCCAAATCTCTGTTTTTATCTCTGACAGAATCGAGAAGTTTATCGGTTGTAGTTACATTCTTTAACTCGTCCATATCATCATAGACTTCCTGTAACTGTTTCTTCACTTTCATATTCTCCACAACTTCCTTACTTTCTCTCTTTAATTTACGGAGATTCTTTTCACACATTTCCTGTGCTTCTTTTGCGGTATTCGCTGCATCTTCATATGCTTTTATTAACTCAGAATATCTCTTAATATCAGCCATAATCTCTTCTCTCTCGTCAGCCTTTAACTGTGCCAATTCAATTTTATTAGCTTTCACAAGAGACTCACATTCAGATTCGACCTTCTCAAGCTTCGATTTAAGATTCTTCATATCTTTCTGCGCATTGCTTAATTTACCAGCAGCTACCTTGTAAGCGTTGTCTGCCTTGTTATAAGCATCCTGAGCTTGATCAATTTTTTCACCATAAATGGCTTCTGCTCCTTCTGGTGTTGTTGCCATATCTTTGATAAATAATCTTGTAATTCCCGAAAATAATGTTCTTGCTTCAGGAAACAGAATAAAAATCAAAATGACAACCGCAATTACTAAGATAATAATTAGCTTTCCAAGTTCCATTTACTCATTTCCTCCTTCAATAAATTTGATAAGTCCAGAAATTCTATCAACCTCTGCATTGATATTATTCTCTGAAGTCTTCATCTCTGACTGTTGATCTGCTATCTCTTTCTCAAGTCTAGCAATTTCTTTTTTATGATTTTCAATTTCAGCCTGCTTATCAATGACTATATTCTCTCCTTCATTTAATATTTTTGACAAAACACTATTAAGCACATCAACACGCTGTTCGCCATCAAGTGTTACATCAGTAACCGTTAAGCCAAACACTCCAAGAGTCGCTAAAACTGAACCTCTCTTTGTCTCTGTAACCATTTCTTTTGGAAGAGAATTAATCAGTTCTTCAATCTTGAAAATTGACTTTGACTTATCTGATAACTCGTTTTGAGTATAAATATCCTCGATAAGTGTATCTGTATGCACCTCATCAAGCTCAACTAAAACCTCTGTGTCTTCTACAGAATAATCAGTGTCTACATCATAATTCTCTTCTTCTGGAACTTTCTCTACGAAAAAGTCTCTAAATCCCATTTTGTTTCCTCCTTAAATTAAAATTCTATAATCACGTCACACATTTTTTGTGCTTCTCCTTTGCTATGTGTAACCATAATTATTGTGTTATTTGTTTCTTTATGCTGCTTGATAATCAAATCTTGCATTTTTTGCCTAGTTTCAATATCTAATGCAGATAATGGCTCATCCATAAGAATTATTTCTGGATTCATAAATAATGTTCTTGCTAAAGCAAGTCTTTGTCTCATACCACCTGATAGTTGTTTTGGATATTTATTTTCATTACCTTCCAATCCAACAATAGAAATCATTTCTTTTGCTCTATCAATATCACACTTATTTATTCTCCCTTTGACTTTCTGTGCTATCAGAATATTGTCTAAACACTTTAACCAATCAAATGAAGTGTAATTTTGATGCATCATGTAAATATTATTTTTACTTGCCTTAGTAACTAATTCTCCATTTACAACCGCATTCCCACTTAACGGTTTTATCAAACCTGCAATTGTTCTTAGTAAAGTTGTTTTTCCACAACCAGATTCACCTAATATCCCATAAATTTTAGAATCAAATTGATAATTAAAATTCTTCAATAAAGGCTTGTCTCTGCTATAGCCTGTATATAACTCATTCAATTCAATCATTTATATACCTCCATTTAAAGATATGTTTTACTAACCATTTCGCAGCAAAATCAAATATAACACTTATAATCATGATTACGATAATAGCCATAAAAACTAAATCTGTTCTTCCTCTTGAAGAAGATTGCTGAATTATATAGCCCAATCCGTATTTTGCATTAATTGTTTCTGCTACTGCTATATATGTAAACCCAATTCCATACATCATGATGAAACTATTTAATACTCCTGGTAAAGACGCAGGTATTTGTATTCTCCAAATGGTCTGTATCTTATCCATTCCGATTGTTAGTCCTGTATCAATCAAATCACTACTGACTTCCTCTAAACATAAAATGACTGATGGCATCATATATACAAAAGTTGCGATAAATAAAAATACTATTTTCATTATTTCATCTATGCCAAACCACATAATCAACAGAGGATAAAAAGCTGTAACAGGAATGTATCTCATAACACTGATAATTGGACTTAATATATCTTTTGCTACTTTTGAGTTATAAACTAAAATTGCAATAGGAAAGGCAATAAATCCTGATATAAAAGTTGCTATGGTTATTCTCAAAAACGAATATTTGATAGCCATTATCAATTGTCCAGTTTTTAACATTGCAATTAAATCTGTAAATACTATCTTTGGATCTGGAACAAATAATTGATTTACATGTTGCGATGCAATATTCCAAATTATGAGAATGGCTACAAGTAATGCTATTCTTTTTAAAATAATTTTCATGCCCTCACCTCTTTCTATATCTATATTCTCTTTTTAATTTGGGAATTTTTATTGAGCTGAATCGCTCAGAATTTTTTCAAAGGAAACGAAGTTTTCTTGTGTTTCAATTTATATTTATTAAGGCTATCACATCTGCAACAGATATTCCTTTTTCTTCTGCTTTTGTGATAATTCTGTCATTATCTGGTTTAAAGTCTTCGTGGTTACTACATCCCCATTAGCATCATTCATATTCATCGTAGTACGAACAAAAATTACATTTTCTAAATTCATTAATCATAAAATCACCTCTCGTTACTTTCCAAGTTTTCTACCACATTCAGGACAATATTTTATAGGAATACAGATTGTGCCTATGCCTTCTCCGTTGAAATAACCTGGACAAGTCAAAATTAATTCAGGACATGCTGTCTGGTAATCGTGAATTACACCATTCCATTTTTCATTTTCTAATACATTTCCCGACAAATTTGCCGAGATGTCTTCCTGATTATGATATGGCAACTGTGGCTGTTCCCATCCAAATTTAATATCTACTTTTCTTTCACAATACATACACATATTTTTTCACCTCTCTTTCCAAAAAAAATCTACTTCGATATTTCTATTTTTATTTCTGTTCCCTCATAGTTACCTGTTATATGCCTTTTGGCTACAGATATTCCCTCTTGATATTCATTAATAATATTCTCTAAAGATTCCATAATGTCATAAAATTCTTTAAGCAACCAAGGATGTGTATAAGATATATGAATTCCATCACATAAAAATCTCCAAAGAAAATTTTTTGCTTCGCTTTTACAACGCCACTCTTCTTCATATTTAAATTCCATAGAGCCAACATAATCATAATATTCAAAATCATCAACTACTACATCTCTATTAGTGCAACCAAGCTCTTCGGCATTCCTTAAACTATAATCCCCATCTGTATATAATGTATAACTAATATTTATTTGCATCTTTTCACCTCCAACCCTATGAAATCGAACATTAGTGTGGCAATAAATATTCTCTTTCCTGTATATAAAACTCTTTCTGCCGCCTATTCATTAAGTCATAATAATTTTGTTCCGTATGACAAGATGAACCATTATATCCATCGTATTCTTTCCAAATAATTTCTTCTGCCAAGATATGTAACTCTTTGTGTGATAATGATTTTAGAAAATCTCTAAATGTTACATAATTTATTCTCTTGTCTAATACTTTCTCAAGTTTTGTTTTTCTTTTAAACATCTTTTCACCTCACAATCCAAAGAAAAAAAATTTCTTTATAACTATTTACTCTCCTATTTCTATGTATTTCATTTACCAATTCCTTTTATATTTTTAATGGATCATATCTGACTCGAACAGATAACCTACCGGTCATGAGCCGATTGCTCTAACCAATTAAGCTAATGATCCATGTGGCGTGGAATTTATACCACGCCTTTATGAATTAATCTGTGGTAACTACAGTACTAACACCCTGAATCTCAACCCAACCATGTTCCAGTCTTGCTTCTGCTTCCTTCATTCTTATAAGTTCATCAGTAATTGAAGAACTTAACTTACTATTAGCTTCTGCCTGCGCCTGAGCTTCTATGAGCTGTGCATCAGCTTTAGCCTGTGCTTCTGCCTTAGTTACTTCTGCATCAGCCTTTGCCTTATTAATAGCTGTCTGATTGTTAATTTCCTGAGTTTCAGCCGCCTGCTGTGCGGTTATCTTTGCATTAATAGCTTCCTGTGTCTTTTCATCTACAGAAATATTAATCAATGATACATTGCTAATTGCAATTCCATAAGGTTCAAACTTCTTATTAAGATAGTCTGTTAATGTCGTATTTACGTTTGCTCTCTCAGAACCAAGAATATCTGATACCTTATAATTTGCAACAACTTCCTTAGTCCAGCTAATAATGTTTGGTTTGATGAAACTATCTCTTACTTCCTTACCAGACTGACCTCTGAATCTTGTAAATAAATCAGCTACCTTATCAGGACTATACTGATATGTAAATGTAAGATCTATCTGCATAGCCTTACCTTCAGATGAACTTGCTGAAAAGCTGTCATCGTCTTTAGAGTCTCCGTCCTTACTAGACGTTAAATAACTCTGTTCAAGACTCACCGAGTAAAGTGTCGTTTTTACAGTTGGTGACTTTAAATGCCATCCTTGTGTAAGAATATCGCCTTTTACTCCACCCGACATACTGTACTGTACGGCAATATAGCCAGCAGGTACACGCACGCTTGACATAAATAATAATATTGCTGCAACAACAATTACTACTACTGTTACTACTCCTCCGATTGTTTTCTTCATTCTTTTGTCTCCTTTTCTTCGTTATTATTTATTTCATCTGTCGAAAACACCTTGTTTATAATATTAATAACAAATTCACCAATTTTTACAAATAAGGGCGACAGTAGAAACCATAAAATTATTAATCCTATTAAAACTAATATAAAAAATACTGGCATTTATACATTCTCCTTTTAAATCTAGTTAATCAAAGATATTTTACAGAACTTGTATGAAATTTGACTTCATATTATATTATTTCTTTATTATTATATGAAGTAATACGTTTAAAACACAAATAATTAACCAAATAATTGTCGCAAATGACCATTTAAACGAAACTCCCAAACATAGTGTAATCAATTTAACAATTATACAAATTGCAATCCAACTTAATCCAAGAACAAAAAGCAAAATTATAGCACCTGCAATCATACTTACTATAATACTTGCTATAATACTTGCGGTAGTGTCTATAATTTCATCAGTTCCCTCATTCTTTTCTAAATCATCAAAAGTTTCTCTCTCTTTAAATTCTTTAAATAAATCTCTTAAATTACTCATTTTATATAACTCCTTTTTCTTATTTAATATCTTCCCAATCGGTTACATCTTTATCATCAACAACATTAAAGAACATATGTATATATAACTCTATAATTTCTTCCTTAGATAACATTTGTAACTGTTTTTCTTAATTCATCTTTTCTCTTGATATTCTTATCCATCTAATCTTATTTCCTTTCTTACAAGACTAATTCTTCTGACAACTTCTTTATTCTACTCATATTCGGACATATCATCTGATTTCTTATACCATCTTCTTACCTCAATATCAGTTAAATCGCTAAGTTTAATTTCCCACATGCATTGGTAATTCTTATCAGCACATATCTTAGTAAAATCTCCATAAGACTGGATTTTGTCAGGTTTAGCCATAGCTCTGTAACATTCTTCTCTTCTTTCGCAGGTTTGACTTGTACACATTGTTATATTAGGCATAGTTATTTTTCTCCCTTATACTCTTTTAAAATATCCTGTAAATTGCTATAGTGTGTATACATAAATTGACCATACCCATTATCTTTTTTGAATCCGTCTAATTGCATATATAAACAAATATCAGACAAGGTTTCCATTATTTCAATTTGCATTTTCTTTTTTAATACAATACTTTTTAACAATGTTTTAATTAACACTAGCTGTTCTTCCTTTCTCCATATTATTTAAGAAATTTATGTAATTATCAAAATCCATCTTAATATACTTATAATTAACATCTTGTGATGGACTATAATTCCTATCAATAGTATTGGTATTCTTCTGATAATTTTCCAACCAAGTTGCCAATTCAACATCCTTTTCAGTTCTGTAAGCATATGCTGTTAATGCCATTAATGCAGCTTTACATTGTATATATAAAGGGTTGTCTATTTTTAAATATTCATCCACAAATTCCTGATATTCGTCTATATCAACTTTCTCTATATCATCAGCAACATTTTCTTTAACAAATGATAATATTTCATCATCACAACCCGTATTCTGTTCAGATTCATTATCATTTTCATTTGTTACCTTATTATCAGAAGACTTTATATTATTCTCTGTTTCAGTTATGTTTTTACTAACTTCTGAATGTATTTCTTCCTTATTATATGTAGCTTCAATTTTAATTTCAGATTCATCTGTTATATGTAAATATTCCTTCATAAGCTGTTCAATCATATCTAACTTAACATTAACAACCTTTTTATCCTTAGTTCCTTTATTAGCATCATAAGTATCAAAACTTTCGTTTTCATATTCTGTAAATATCTTACTATGTAATGTTCTCTGAAATTCTTCAAGAAAATCAGCAAATCTTATATCTTCAATTCCAAACTCAGTGAATTTATGAAAAGTTGCAAACCATATAAATGAATTTTTTGCATTAAATAACTGCCCTACTGTATCCTGGTCTATTATTTTATATAATCTATTTAGTTCGCTTTCAAATATTTCAAACTCATCATTTGTAGCATTATCATTAAGGTACAAACTTATCTGTTTTGCTGCCTTTTTCCAATTATCAAGATGAAACATCGTCATAATAGACTCACACACAATCCTATTAAATACTTCTTTTGTATCTTCTTTTGGATTGTAATTTCCACAATCCATGAAGAAACGATTACTAACAAGTTTTTTAATCTCAGGTGCTATCTTCCAAGCTGAAAGAATGTTTTTCTGATTTACGTTCATACTTGTCTGCCTATTATATCTTGCAATGTGATAAGCTATTTCTTCATCCGTACAATCAAGATGTTTGACTATATCAACAGCATAACTATCAAAAGCTTCCTTTAATTCATCTGGTAAATCTTTATATCTTTTTCCTCTAAGATCATATTCAATTACACCAACCTTTCCATTTTTGTCAACTCCTTGATAATACATAATTGGCATCTCAAGACTTTTCTTTATTTCAAAAGCATTATTCTTGAATGATTCAAGAACAGTTAATCTCTGTAAACCATCAATAAGCCAAAGAATGAACTCTGTTGAGCTTACAATTTGTTCGCATATCTTAATAGAATCAATGTCTTCACCTTTGATAATTGTGGCAGCAAGTCCTGATTTTGCTTCAGAAGTCCACTGATCAGGTTTTCTCTGCAAAGGATGATTTTTATTAATCTGACCTCTTCTAAACTGATTAAGTAATGTTCCCAACATCATCTGATCTCTTTTTACTTTATCTCTTCCTACCATTGTCATAACTTGCTTCCTCCTAATTAAAATAAAATTGATATGTATTCATACTTTCTTAATCCTGCCAAACAATCATTGTATTCATTTGCAGTTATATGTAATATTTCTAATATTTCATCTTTTGTATATTGTTGAGATAGTAGTCTCGCCACTCTTTCCTGTTTTCGTGGTAATTTCTGTAAATATAATTCAACTTTGTCAGTATATTCTTCTGTAAATATTTCTTTCTCTACATTCTCTCTTGAAGGTAAATTATCTTTAATATTTTTTACCTCATCTGTATTCATATCTAAAGATATATTCATAATAATTTGTGGCTTACCTTCATCATTAAGAATTAATTTCCCATTTTCGTCTTTTAAGAGATTCTGGCGTTTTAATCTATATTTATTATCTCGCATCCATGTGCTTGTCTTCCTCATGATATTTCCTACAAGAAATGTTTCTAAACGAGCTTTTTCATTATTGTATGTAATTAATGTTTCTATAAGACAATCAATCGCCACATCATATAACTCATCATAATCACTTCTATCGAACTTCCCATACCAAACTCTATGACAGATCTTTTCGAGCTTTTTCATATCATTTTCCATATATGAATTAACAATCTTCATCATCTCTGGATTACTATTAACAATCTTCATCATCTCTTTATTAATCATTTCATTTACCTGCCTTTTGCAATTCTTTATTTACATATTCTCCGAAAGACAATTCAGAATTCATAATTTTAATATGCTTAGTTTCTCTTTTACATTTTGGACACTTACAATATCTATCATGTCGATTTCTTTCTCCTGGTTGAAAACTCATAGTCTCTACCATAGGAATCGAACAGTTTCTACATATCACCATTTTCATCCACCTCCGTATCTGTAATCCTATATGTGTATTTTCTATGTAACAAACCGTCAACAGCTTTTTGAATTCTATTTTTATGTAATTTCGAAGGGCTAATATCATCTAATACATCAGATATAATCATAAGTTCGTCTTTTAGCTTTCTTCTCTTTCTACGATTGCTCCTAATTTTTGCGTATATTAAATAACCTTTATACATGTTCAAATCTGGCTCTAATTCTGCCTCATGTACAATGTCTATTAATTCTTCATCGGAACTATTTATTTGTGCTACTAAAATATCACTTCTTGCTTTTGCTTCCGCTAAAATTTCACCACATGTACCAAATTTATTAATCCATCGACTCACTTCCTCTGGAATTTCATAAACCTTATTTTCTTTTACTTTCGGAGCAATATCGGGTATAGCCTCTACATAAAAATGATATCTTCTTAATGTTTTGGGTAACGAATTTAATATATTCTTTGCTTTGTGTTCACTAAAAACCCCTTTTAAATTCTCCGAACAAGTTTCTGCTCGCCCATTTTTTACACGAATGTAAACTTTTTTATTATTTTTAATAACATAATCCAAAAATGACCACTCCTCTCTAATTTTAAGCGCACCTTAATAAGCTTTAGACGTTCAAGGAAGTTTAATAAGTACCTTTTTGATATCTAAAACTTGAATAAATATTTACTTTTTGGTAATAAATGGAAATAAGTTGCTGAATTGCAAATGAAATCGTCCAATATTATTGATTTTGAATATAATATGTAATATAATTTAATTGCAATTAGTCAACTAAATTTATTTCCTTTTTTAGTTGTATGATTGTATATGTATTTGAACAGAGTAAGTAGAAAGGTGTTGGTAGCACCGTTTGAATCGCTTACTCTGTTCTTTTATATAATACTCCAAACATACGTTTGTGTCAATATAAAGCCAAACAAATATTCGAATAAATTATCTTAACAGAATGTCATGCATAATTCCTCTTTTAATAATATTCTCTATATCCTGTTCGGTATTGAATAACTGCATATGAGGAAGATAAGCATCTTCATTCATAATTATTGTTTTTGATTTTCTAACTAATAAACACCCATCATCGGGTGTAGCAATTTTTTTCGATGAAGTGTTGTTATCAAAATCCATTGTTAAGATAACTACATTCTTAGGATTTTTACCTTCCGCTTTTAATTTTTGTAATCTTTCGATAGCCTCATCTATACTTGTATAATCGTAGGTTTCCGTCTTCATGATGTTCCCTCTCCTTTCCCTTATATCATAGCCAAACTAATTTTCATCGCTTCCATAACCTTTAAATTATCTTCAACAGATAGTTCACCAATTTTAAATTTCAACCTATCTTTATCAATTGTACTAATTTGCTCAAGAGCTACAACAGAATCATGTTTTAATTTATTAACTTCATCTTTATGTAACTCGACATGCGTTGGCAATTCTCTTTTAGACTTCGTAGTTATAATTGCAATAATTGTGGTAGGGCTAAATTTATTTCCAATGTTATTCTGAAGAATAACTACTGGTCTTCTACCACTCTGTTCTGAGCCTAGAGAATCATATCTTGTTACATCTGCGAAGTATATTTCACCACGTTTTATGTCCATATTATTTTAACCCTCCTTTCTCTGTTTGTCTTTTGATATTTCATACTATACAATATTTATATAGATTAGTCAATATTTATATAGATTAAATTTTTCACAAAAATATTGAAAAATCCATGTGCATATTGTATAATCTATATAAACCCAATGTAGGAGGTAATATAATATGATATGTAACTCATCCAAAGAATTGCTTGATTACTTAAAGTATCAAATGATTGTAAATAAAATTCAACAAAAAGATATTGCAGCTTCCCTTGATAAAGATGCACGAAGTATTAGTCAGATTTTTAAAGTAGGAAATCCTAAATGTCAAACTTTATTTGATATGCTCACGGCTATGGATTTTCAAATGGATGTAAATTTTATTCACAAGGATGATGCTAAGTAATACACCGTCCCTACATATTCTCCAAAACTGTTTTCATTCCTACTGCACCATTAGCATAATTATTAACTGTTGTATTCACACTACTATGTCCAAGCTGTTGCTGCACGAATGCAAGATTTCCATTCTGATTCATTACACTGGCATAATAATGTCTCATCATATGGGGCGTGATACCATTTCCATAATTCTCAAATATCTGTTTAATATTTCTTTCTGTTGTACGTGTACCGTTTTTATTTACAAAAACCGCTTCCGCATCTACAATATTATCTAAGGTTCTTCTATACTCTAACCATTCGTTTAAAGCCTTTAAAGCAGATCCACTAAGATATACAGTTCTATTTTGCATTTCTCTGTACACACCTTTGCCAAGAATAGTAATATATGGCATTTCTTCATCCAAATGCAAATCAGATAAATCCAAGCCAGCAAGTTCAGACTCTCTTATTCCAGTCCCTCTTAAGACGCGAAAAATAGCAATATTTCTATTTCTTACAGGAATATCCTTTTTCCACATTATCTTTTCTTCCATATCATTAAGCTGTTTTTCTGTTGGAAGTTTTTTAGTTAAATTGTTTCCAGATGGAATTCCTTTATATTTAATCATTTTATAAAAATCTTTTATATTATTATAAACTTCTCTCAACAAACATTCTCTATATGAATAAATATCCTGTATAAAACTTTTTATAATATTCTTTCTTGTTTCCGTTGTGGTTGGCGACATTCCATTTGTTTCCTTATATCTAAGGTACGAACTAATATTTTGTGGTCGCAAGTCACTAAAATCAGAAACTTCTATTTCAGAAATTGATTTCTTATTAATGATATTATTTTCAATCAACCACTGTAAAAAATCTTTAATTGCCACTAAATAATTTAACGCTCCACTTTTACTTTCCAACTCATTCAAGTAATCTCTTAAAAACTGTGGTGCGTTTAACTCATCCAACTTCCTATTAAGCTTTTCAGCATTTTTGTTTTGTACTTCTATTTTGTAACACATATTCATCAACCTCACTTTCATATTCGTCTATGTAATAATTCTCTCTTTTTATCTTTGCAGCCTCAAAAATTTCTTCATATGAATCACAAAATCTTACTTCGATACACTTCGTTACCTCTCCGCACTTCAAACAATACAAATCTTTAATATGTTTTCGTTCTCTTTGTCTCTGTCTCTGAATTCCACTGGCTAACATATTTTCATTCATACATTTCATACATATGAATCTGCTTGCATGTTTTGGATTTCCATTCTTATATCTACTCAAAAATTATTCACCTCATTTTCTGCAATAAAAAAAGAAGTAGATAATAAAACCTACTTCTTACAATATCTATTAATCACTGTTTAGTTTGAGAATTACATCAATTTCCCTTCTTTCATAGCAAAGCGAACTTTTTCTAATGGATTTACAAACTTAGTACCAAAATACTCATCATTCAGTATAGGGAAAATGTCATATCCACAATGTTCTGCTTTAATAAGAAAACATGAAACAATTGAATAATTTTCTTGAAGGAAAATATCTAACACTTCCATAGAAACCTCATAAACAACTTCATTTATACAAGGGGAATAACGAAGCCAATATGTAAAACAATGTTTATCTTCAATGTATTCCTTTAAACACAACAATGCAAAACTTTCATTGACAGTAAAAACATATTCTTCCATTGTCATATCATCATCAAGTTCACTAATAAAATTATTCAATCTATTATTTATTTCTGTCAACGTTTTTGATTTTATTATTGAAATTTTTCTTTTTCTAATTGGTAAATCAGATATTTTTTCTATCATTATTAAATACCGTCCTTTCTTATTATTACAATAAAAAAGAAAGTAGACGATTATCTGCTTTCTTTTTTAACTTTTTGAAATAACTCTTTCAATCTTTTTTAGAATTGTTGTATTTGATTATTCTCTTAACAATCTCACTACCATTTGGAAGTTTTTCTAACTGATTAGCACTAATATGTCTACAATCGTCTGGATTATCACAATTATCAAATCTTACAATAGCTTCATCATCACTATTCCATGCATATTCGATGAAAACTCCAAATAAATGCAATCCTTTATGAAAGACTCTATCTCCATTATTAAATTTCATATTCTTTCCTCCAATCTACCTTTTAAATCGTCTATAATTTCATGAAGAGTTTCACAACGAGCCAATAACATATTATTTGTTGTTTCTGCTTCAATTCCATTATCAATAATACATTGTTCACATCTACCAATTTCCGTTTCAAGCTCACCAATATATTCCTTAACCTTTTCTCTCATATCAGACATCTGTATATTATATATTTTCGCATCTTCCCATTTTTCAATATCAATACCAAGTTTCTCTTTTATATTACATTTTTCCCAACTATTTCCAAGACTCATTTCATCATATTTGTAAAATTTATCATAGTATTCTGCAATATAGTATACGTTTTCTTTCTTTTTTAACACTAGATAATAATATGTATCTATATCATTATAATCTTCATAAGTAAAATCATAAACAATCCCAACTTTTAAATCATATTCAATATATATTTTTTGAACTCCAATTCTGCTCTCTTTATCAAAGAAACACCCCAAATTTTCAAATTTAACGTCCTTTTGCTCGACATCTTCTTCATGAATACTTATATACAACTTTCTAACATTATCCACATTATCACAACCTTTCTTATATTTTACATTATAATATTCTCTCTTACAATAAAAATAACTGCCAGCATTTCTACTAGCAGCTCATTTATTATATTTACAATTATACCATTCTAAAAAATCTCTATATAAATGATGTTCAGCTTCTTTTCTTGCCGTAATAGCATCTTTCTTTTCATCAAAAGTACCAAGCCAATATGTTTTCTTTTGGAAGGTAATTCTTGCTCCCCATTTTCCATTAGCTCTTAAAACACCTCTAACACCACTTGTATTATCACTTCTAAGTTTTTGTCCATTGTTTACTACCCATGTCAATTTAGTGTGTTTAGTTTCTTCTATATCACCCATACATCCACAAGAACGTCTCCAACATAAATCAGAAACAGTAACAATTATTTCATTTCCACATTCACATTTGCATTTGCATTTTCCGTTAGTAACTCCAACAACAGTTAATAATCCAATCTTATTATTAAGTAATTTACATGCAGATGACTGACATTCGCATCTTGATATAGTGTTATTTACAAGCTTATAAACTGAAAATTCTTTAATTCTTCCACATTTGACACATTTACATTTCCACATTTGTATGCCGTTTTGATAAGTACTCTTTTCTATAACTTTCCAATCTCCAAAACGCCGATTCATCAAGTCTTCCTTGCTTATGCTTTCTGTATTCACATGTTTTTCTATTAAAGCAATACTTTTTTCTTTTTTTGCACAAGCCGAACACATTTTAATAGCTCCGCTATTCAAGAATTTTGCAGAAACATTTCTTGTATTTCCACAATCACAAATACATTCCCAAATTGCATAACGATTTTTAATTTCTACTGCTTTATTAGCTGTTAATTTACCAAATCGCTTCCCTTGCAGGTTCTTAATTCTACTTCCGTTATAAAAAATATAATTATCCATAATTAAGTTCCTAAATAAGTTCAATATTTGTAATTTTTATTTTTGTTTCAAGAATATCATCATTCTCTTCAATAATATCAAACTCATAATTTATCCATATATCAAGATTTCCATTACCATCTTCATCAGAATCTGTGATTTTATAACTTATACTTTCAGTTGGCGTTTCGCCATTTCCATCCCAAATATCATTAAGAGTAAGTATATCTCCTATTTCACATTCAGGAATATCTATATTCCAATCTACATTTTTGTTTATTTCTATTGCTTTTTCTATTGTCTTATTCATAATTATACCTACCTTTCTTGAATCAATTCTTTCATTGGTTATTCATCTAACATTTTTTCAACCTTTTCGAGCTGCGATTTATCCATAGCTTTGCCAGTCCTATTGAGCATCAGGAAATATTTTAATACAGCTTTTCTATCAGCTTCTCTTACTTCACCTTGTACAATATGATGGTTCAGGAAAATTCCTTTATCTCTCTTACTAAGGTCATTATAATAAACCCCCTTATATGAGAATCTGTTCTCATAAAAATCAATTATCGTACTCAGTCTCTGTTTACCATCGAGAATCTCATATCCATTCCCTGTTTCAGCCCATTTTTTATCATCTAAATGTATAAAAGCAAATTTTCCAATATCAATATTATTAAAAATACTATCTATTAATAATTGCTTATCTTCTAATTCCCACACATAATCTCTTTGGTAATCTGGATTCATGTCTACACCAAATGAATAATATTTGTGAATCAATGATTCTACAGCTGAACTACTAAAATTAATTTTTACATCCTGATTTTTACCCAAATTAGTATTTCCGTTTATTAATGGTCTAACGCTAGTCCACATTGCAATTCTATATACTTCTCTGTCGTATGGACTTCCATAATTTTCTTCAGTTGCAATACAGTGTAAACCATAAACTTTTCCATCATATAAGACTTCTTGTACAGTGCAATCTTTCAATGCCCCATAAGAAACTTTATCTCCGATTTTAAATTTGTATGTTGGTTCATTCAAATGAATAACTTCGTCTTTAATAAAAGTTAAACCATTTTCTCTATCCTGTCGAAGCTGCTCTTCTATTGTTAATTCCTTGTTTGCTTTCTTTTTTGCCATAAATATCATCTCCATTCTATACTACTAACTCAGCGTTTTCATCTGTTTTTACAAATCCATTTCTCTTAAACTGCTCTAATGCTATATAAATTTCTGAAATAGATTTGCACCAAACAGTATCTCCATATCCTATAAAGTGTATACTAAAAATATTACCAGGATGCTCGAAGATATTATCTATAAGTTTTTTATCTTTTCTTTGTAATATAATCTTTGACATATGTATCACACTCCATTCTATTTTATATAACATTATTCTCCTCCATTTAAGACATGATGAAATCGTCATTTTCTATGATAATTTATCAATCACATAATCAAAACCTTGAAGGAAGGAATAATAATCTGTATTTTCTGATAAATTCATTGCAATTTCTTTTCTATTGCGTTTCAAACGGTCAATCTTTTCTCTCGTAGGCTTATCGTCAAAATCAGCCCCACCAAAATCCTCTTTAGTTAATTCTCTTCCGCACTTAGGGCAAAATCTAAAGCGATTATTATTATTGACTTGTCTTTTACTTCCTGAAAAGGCAATTCCTGTCATATTTAAATATTCATTAATTTGAACCATTCTGAAATCATATTTTCCACCACATAATTCACAATTATTTTTCATTCATATCACCTCATCCCATCTCATCCAATAAGTCCAATATATCTCTATATCCGTCATATTTTCCTTGTTCTAAGTCATTCATGTTCCGATTTCCAATGCCATTTTCAAAATTCTCTATAAGTTGTTCTATTTTAACTCTAAGATTTCTCATAGTGTTATCTACTGACACATCAATAACATTTAATCCAGCATCCTCAAGATCCTGCTCAACACAATATCTCAATGTTTCTTCTGATGACTCATTATCATAAAATTCAGCTTCAACTTCTACTGTTAGTTTTGCTTTTACCTTATTTGGTTTATCCATTGTTTTTGACATTTATACCACCTCTTATCTCTCAGTTACAATTAAATTCTCTATATCGTACCTGCAATCAATCCAATGTTCATATAATCCAATGTTTTCATCTGTTGGCTTCCTTGTTGCTGATGAAATATAATTATCAAATTTAACGATTGCATTATACATTTTCTCAAGGTCTTCTTTTGTAATTTCGTTAGTACTTCTAAATTCTTTCACTATATCACCTCTTCCAATCTTCCCAATAAATCATTCATTGACTTATTACAACAACTGTTCCAACTAATTCCTCTACTTCTTCAAGTTTTGATGCATAAGCATATAAGCATTTAACATCAAACATATCTGATAGATTTGTATATATCACAATCATATTTAATGGAAGACCATCATTTTCATTTACCTTTTCTTTTACATTATCTACTACAAAATCACAAAACTCTATAACGCTGCATTCGTCATCATTAACATGATAACAATTTTCAAATGGCAGTAATGTATTATAATATGAATAAATCACTGCACCATTGTACTTTTGAATTGCATTTACAATCTCTGATTTACCAGATTTTCCTGTAATCTTGATCATCTTACAATCTCCTTCCGCAATTGGGACAAAAGCTAATGTTTACAACTGCTTCGCCTTCTCCACTTGCATACATTCCAAATTTATTTGTCTTAGAATTATGCAGCATTGACAATTCTGTATAATCGCCATCTGCAATTCTTTGACATACATCAAAATCATATTTTCCATAATAATCTAAGTTGTATAATTTTGTATCACACCATTGACATCCCATATTCCTATTCTCCTTTTCTAAACCAATGAAAGTCGAATTTACAGTTATCTATTATATACCCTGTCAATTCCTTGCTTGATAATTTTCATATCAAACTCTGAATCGCTTAATTTATTCAAATTATCTTCGAGGTCTGCCGCTATTTCTGTAACTGCTGAAACCTTGACATAATCCAATAATATTTCATCCCACTTTTTATAATCCTGCTCAGCAATTCCTTGACTATCTATAATTTCCATTACATTTTCAATGCTATCACTATAATTATATGATTTTCCCATAAAATCAATAGTTTTTTCTTCTAAGACAATTTCTAGCCATTCTTCAATTGTATATGAATTAATATTATTTTCCTCAAACTTAAACTCTTTTCTTATTACATCATAAACCTCCATATCTGTAAATAAGAAAAAATTGGCTACATTATCTGTTGTACTAGTCGATTTATAACACGTTGGTTCATTTTCCATTCTGTTATATAATTCATTTGTAATTTCAAAATTTATAACTACCATCATATCATTAATATCCTCCATAATTAAACTTTCCAAATATGCTGTTATACTAAGATTATTTTCTTTTGCTTTTTGTTCAACGAGATTTTTAGTCCTATTGGAACACCTAAATCTTAAATATGTATCTTTCATGCGACCACATCCTTTCTAAACGTTATGTTATCACGCACAATACAATATGTAAAGTAAAAGAGAACCATATTATTATATATGATTCTCTCTTTTTATTTTGAAAGTTAAAATTCCTTACCAAATACTACTTTTATCTTGAGGTTTGCCAGTTTTAATTTCTAGTTTTCTGGTTTCACAACATTTTTCTACGCTTGCTTTAATATTCTCTTTAACGCATAAACAACTGTTCTCATTATCGCATGTCGTAAAAATATTATTAAGTATAACATGAATGCCCTCGATTGAATTAATATCTATTTTGTTTCCAAATTCATCTGTATATATAATTTTCTTCAACATATTTTTCTCCTTAATTTAATAGTAAATTTTTAATTTCAAAGTAAGTTATCGTTATTTATTAATTCATTTATTAATGTATTTTTATCCCTAAATTTCTTTATATTAGAAGTTCTCTGTATTCCGTCAATAAATCTTCGTTCTACTTCTTTTCTATCATAAGTAATCCCATTATTATTTCCACATAATAATAATTCTGGTAATTGTACAAATAACTGAATTTCTTTCTCCATAATATTCTCCTTTCTATTCGTAAGTAAACTTAGTTTCTTAGTAACATTCAATATTCAATTGTATTGGCAATTTCATTGAATAATTTTGCTAATTGCAAACAATCTTCTTTTGTCAATGTGTATCTAAAACAGTTATCGCAACATTCTTCAAGATAATATTCTCCATTCTCATTATCTTTACAAATACATAAGACTCTATTATCAATTGATAACTTTTTTATTAAATTCTTATATTTTTTCAATATTGTATCATTTATATTTTCTTGTAATTCACTCTCAAAAATAATAATCACCTCCAATCTTCCATAGTAACCTTAGATTTCTTAATCATTTAATAAATAATCTCTTGCGTATTCATCTCCGAATTTATTATACATCCATTTTCTATAATCTGGTGTGCAATCACCTGAATGATGAAATTCTTTCACATTATAATCTGTAATTTCATAATCATCATCAATAATAAGTGTGGCATTTGGATCTTCCTTCAATCTCTCTTCTTCAAATTCAGGAATCTCTACATATCCCTTAAGCCCAATCGAATATTCATCTCTTGTAATATTTAGTTCATTGATTTTTCCATCTGAATCAATAAATAAGCCATATACTTCTCTTAATTCTTCATCAGTTAATCTATTTGCATATTTCATAAAATAATTCCTTTCTGTTTCGAAAGAAAACTTGGTTTAGTAAGAAATTAGTTAAATTTTCATTCTATACTGAGATTTCTTTTTTAATTGATTTTTAACTTTTATGATATCAAACATTATACCACAGTCATAATCTTCCATTAATTGTTCAGCAAAATCTTCCTTTATATCATCGCTCATTGGAGCATCAGTAAATGCAACATCTCCATCATATCTAAAAGTATAAAGTTTATTACTTTGTCCGTAAGTTGGGACATACCCTTTAAACACTAACGTATAAGGACTTTTAGGCATAATATTTACATCTTCTAAATTTACAACATAGTAATTATTCATAAAATCATTCTCCTTTTATTTAATTCCAGCTTCCTTACACAATTCTAAAAACTCATCCTGGCTAATTTGCATTTCTGGTTTAATAGTTGTTTCATAATAATGAATTGTATCTGCTGTAAGATTATAATTCTTATCAGACTTTGCAAGATCAACCATTGATTCCAATGTAAATTTTACGATTCCTATGTATGTCTTCTTATCTATTTTATCCATATTATTCACTCCAATCTTTAATCATTTGTTCGATTTTAGGACTATCTGGACTTATGCCAAGACATCTAATCCATCTTTCGGCACATTCGCAGAATCCTTTATGATACATAAACTCTGAATTTTCTTCCAATTCATCAGCATTAACATTCTCATCTTCCATAAATAATCTTACTTGTGCTTTATGATCTGCATATGATATTAATAAATTTTCGATTGCATTTCCTGTAATATTCATATCTTTCATATTATTTAACCTCCATTCTTCCAAAGAAACTATTATTTATTTAGAATATGTATTCTATATTATATAAATCAATCATTGTGCGTTTTTCAGTTACACCTCTAAAGAAATTAAAATCTTTAGAATCCATTAATAGGGCTGTTTTCGCAAACTGTTCTAATATTTCATTGTTACAATTACATTTTTCCAGCCTATCATTATAATACGTGGCTCTTAACCCACACCACATAACATCCGTATTTGTCGGAATCTTCACATATTTCTTAAACACTTCCGGAATTATAATTCTTCTAATTTCAGATGGTAAGACTTTCTTTGTAACATATTCTTTGTATCTATGTCTATCATTTTCCGAAAGCTCATTCCCTTTCACAGCATTGCAATCACAATCAACTTCTAGTAGTGCTGCTCCGTAGTTCGGAAAAGAATTCTGTTTACCAATAGGACTAAATAAATATACAACAGATGTATCATTATTAGCTCTCTTCCCCTCGTCCCAATTATTGTTTCCACACTCATCTATACTTAAAATTCCATTTTTAACAATTGGCTCTAAATCACAAATATCTACATTTTTGTACAATATCATTTTATCAACTCCGCTTTCTATTCTATACAATATCATCCAACAACTCGATCACTTCATCAAGTTTCTCACTTGCTTCTTCTATAGTATCAATTGCATCTTCAGAACACATTCCTCTATAACTACTCTGTAAACCTTCCGGCATATTGTCAAATGCATCCTGTTCTTCGTTTAATATAGAACATAACTCACTTGATGCCTGTTTTAGTTCAGTTTGTATATCTTGAAATCTTGCTTTGAGTTGCCTTGTCTTTTCTCTTCTCTGCTTATTCATTTTATGACCTCCTGACTAATGAAAACAAGTATATCCCCATAATTTATTTAACACTTGTCCATCACTAGGAATTTCTGTATAACTACTCAATACCGTCTTAAGTTTATTATATTCATCTTCTGTAATATCAATACCATAGTCTCCTTTAACAGTATTTCTCCAATCATATTTATCCTGGCATTCTGGACGGAAGTACCATTTCTTATAAACCATTTTTCCCGTTTCTGGATCTTTACCAGAAAATAGACAAGTAATTGTTCTACCAGTAGCAATTTCCGTTGTAACGGATCTTCCAAAATAAGGATTGTACTGCATATAAGCTAATTTGCCACGTTCAATTGCATCTTGCTTTTCACGTTCACTCATTTCAAATAACTGCTGTGTACCCCTTCCATATGAAGTATCATATACTTTGCTACTATTTACACCAACAGTTGAATATAACTTAACTCCGTTTCTATCAGTAGTTTCAACTCTCTTTACTCGCTCACCGTTGATATAATCATTACACAATCTGTCCATATAATGCACATTCCCATTTTCATCAACTCTACGAGTAGTTTTCTTCATATCATAGTTATCTTTAGCTGCCTTTGCAGCACTTCCTGCATAAATTCCTAAAAACGCTAATAGTCCTCCGAACATATTTATTAACCACCTTTCTCTTCTATATTATTTTCTCCATTTGTCCATTTCGTCAACCGACTTCTTATTTAAATTGTTGTACATATCCTGTCTCTTTCGAGATTCTTCCTTTTGATTCGCTTTCCAAGGAAGATAAATACATAAGTATCCTGCGATTAAACATCCAATTAACTGTGCCATAATAATTACCTCCGTTATAATTGTTTATATTCCTATTACTGTTATTTTAATTTTATCATACAACCTTAAATTTTGCACTAAATATCCATGTATTAAAATGATCCATTCTTATTAAACTGTAGAAAAATTTTCAAAACCACTAATTACATCTGTTGCAAATATAAAGCCTTTTGCGTATCCTTTATAATTATTGTTTGGTTCAATTCTTCTATTAAAATTATATCATCGTTTTTAATCTGTCAATAAATTTCCGATTCATAGGTTTATTGAAATCTTACTTCAAATCTACAGTTCCAATCATCCCCATATCCTCGACACGGCACTTGTTTACTTTGTAATAACCTTAAAAACCATTCATATTTCGATTTACTTTTAGTTTTGTAAACTTCATAAAGACCAAGCTGGTTGCACTTATAATCAAAATCTTCATAAACAATCATAAAAACTACCTCACTTTCTATTCAAATAATTTATCAGCTATATGGTTTACTTCCTGACATATATCTTGTACTAATGCATCTTCATTAATAGTATCAATATTATCTTCACACTACATTCTGAAATCTGTATATCCGTTTGTTTTACAGTATTCTAAATAACTTTCCAATAAACCATATATCTTTTCTTGCGTTTCCGTTCATATTATCACTCCTAACTAAATAGCTGATTTATTTACTTTAATTCAATCAAGTCTGCTTCTTCGACATATTTCTTTGCAGTATCATATCCATTTCTATTAAGTTCACCTTCAATGCTAAACCAAAGTGAATCTAAAAAATTTGGAATAGATGCAAAATCTTTATTTGGATATTTTTCTCTATATCGCTTATATGCGATTTTATACAATTCATCTACTAAATCACGTTTCATCAATTTCCTCCATTTACATTAACAAAGCATCGTTTCATTGAATTTTATTTTTTGTGAACTAATTCACTTAAAATCCAAAATGTTTCCGAGTGATATTCATTCCACATATTGAAGAATTTTAGCATTGTTGGAATTGTTTCTCCATTTTCTGTAGTATTGCCTGTAATATTAATAAGACTCTGAATAAAGTTGTACATTTCTTCTGCTTTTGGATAAAACTCCTCAACATATTTTTCTTTTTTTAAAATTTTCCATACTGGATGTTCCATAATTCAAACCTACCTTTCTAAAAAATAATCGTTCCTATGCTTTCTTTCCAAAATAATACTTAACAATTTTCTTGAAATCTTTATTACTTGCATAAGCAACTCTAGGCTTACTTCCATCAATATTAAATTCTGTTACACTTAAAATTACATATCCTTGTACCGTTAATGTGGCAAGATATACAAGTAAGTTCAATTTGTATCCAATACTGTCAAGCTGGATTTCTTTTCTTAGTTTCTGTACTTCTTCATCATAATTATCATCTACTTCAATAATGTGTGCAGAAGCATATGTATTAACTTTATATAACCCGTTATTAATTTTTCTTACCATGTTATTTCCTCACTTTCTTAGTGAATCGCCTATTCATTAGTTTTCTTTAATCCAATTCTTTGCATATTCAACAGCCTTATCTTTTTCAAAAGTTCCATGGCTATGACCATCTGTATAACACTCTTCTTCAAAAATGCATTCGGCAACGATTGAATCAAGCTCATGTGCATTTTCTCTTGCGGTATTATATTTATTTAACATATCATCATAACTTTCGTAATAAGAAGATATTGCCATTTCTATTTCATCATCACTATAATCATTTAAGTCAACCAAACCTGAGCAAACGACATAATCATTTTCTGAATCATTTGGACATGTATCAATCCAAAGTGCTTGAATAAATTTATATCTTCTTTCTCCTAATGGTTTACACCATTGTAAATCATCTGTCTTATACCATTTATTTGACATACAACCACCTCTAATCTTCTCAACAAATCATCGTTTCAATAACTCAATAACTTACATCTATTCCAGTCCATGTGTTGAGCAAATTGATGATCTCTACGGCTTTATTTTGTGATTCAATTGTCACTACATTATCTGATATTGTAAAATGTTTTGGTACAAACGGTTGCTCATTACCATATGTGAAGCCGCTTATGCACACCCACATTTCATTTTCAGAGTAATCTCTCCGTGGCAAATTCCACAAAATAGACAAACTTATATTGTCGTCTTTTATCTCCTCTAATCCATATCTATTCAGAAATTCTTTAACCTGACCATTATTAGATATTTTTACATGCTGACATTTTCTGTTTCCATTCTGTGAATATGCAACAGGATTTCTTTTTATCTCATCCTCAACATATGTTAATGCTCTATAAATATCTATTTTCATAGTTTCTTCCTCCGTTCTGAAAACATCATTTCATGTCTTTATTTGACTTCTATAAAATCCACACCAAACTTTAGACAAAATACTCTATCTGCATCATAATTGTCGGTTACACCATATCCGTTGTAAATTTCTCCGTATTCATCAATACCAAAATCAAGCAAATCTTCAAATAATTCTTCTGGTGTGTAGTCAACAAATGTTTCATCTGCCGTATCAATTTCAGCATCGAGAATTTCTTTTCTCTTTGCCTTTAATTCATTAATAAATATTTCGCATTCTTTTCTTCCTTTATCTGTAAGTTCATATTTTGCATCTATATTCATATATTCTGCCTCCAATCTTACCTTGAAACTCTTGTTTATAGTCTTTCGCATTCTCTGTATTCTTTTTCAGTTAATAGTCCTTCATCGCACATATTTTCAAGCGTTCTATATACAGCGTTAGCTCTCCAACTTGCATATGAAAAACCATCAAACTCTCCGATAAGTGCATCTCTGTTTTCTTCACTTTGTTTTTGTAATTTTTCTGCTAATATGAAGTTACGAAAGAAATATGCTTTATACATAGCTGCTTTAATTCTAAGATTCTCAACTTCATATTCTTGAGAAACTAATTTCTCTTGAGCTTCTAATAACTGTAACCCAATATTCCCTAATGGGCTTCTTTCAATTCTGTTTCCAAAATAAGTATAATTCATATCTCATCACTCCATTTCAATCTTTACCTTATATCCCTGTTGCTTCCAAAACTTAATTGTATCTTCTTTACATTTATCTAATGTAAAGCTATAAGCATCTCCGTCATAATCATCGCAATAATAATCATATGTTTCAACGCACATAATTGCTGGATAAGACGCAGGTTCACCAAAATAATTTCCACTATATGCTTCAGAAAGAATATTATAATCATTCTCGTTCTGTAACTTATACCATCTATATTCATGATGTTCCATTGTTTCATCTAAGACTAAAGGTATTGAATCTTCCAATTCTTTTATTCTTAATTTCTCTGCTTTGTCAATGAAAGCCTTTCGCTTTTCAGCTTTTTCGTGCTGTTCACAATCTCTTGCACTTGCAAACTCTCTTCCATCATCAGCAATATATTTTGTTTCTGTGATTTCTACCAACTTTGTTTTCTTTTCTGTTCTCATATCTTATCACTCCATTCCTTTAATACCTCTGTCATTTTCTCAATAAGTTTCTGTCTCCATCTATGGTCATTCCAATCAATTTCATAATGTATATATCTATCTGAATCTGTATGCCATTCTCCCTTATCATCTTCATACATAAAGTAGATAGCACACATATTTTCATTTTCCTCAATGCAATAGTTATATTCCGCACCAACTTTTCCGTTCCATATGTAAGCACATCCCCATTCATCGACAGGGTTAATATCTTTATATGTTTCATTCATATTTACTTCATATGTCATATCTCATCACTCCTTAATCTACTTGAATAGTTAATATAATCTGCTGCCCGTTACTACAATCAATGATAATTCCATTGTCTACTGTTACTAAGTTATCTTTGAATACTCTAACTCTTTCAATATCAGGAGCATCACCTGTGAACATTTTGTTATGAAAGAAATCATATAATTCTTCCTCAATGGATTCCTTTGTAACTTCTTTTACAATCTCAAATCCATCGTGGCAGAAACCTGTTTTTTCGGACAGCCAATGAGAAATCTCTTCAAGTGCAAATTCTTTATCTTTCTTATACATTTCCTCTAATTCATCAGGAATAATCATTTCCTCTTGAAATTTATTTAATGCTCCCCAATCCTCATTATCTGTGTCCCATTTAATATTTATTGCCTTTAACATAACCATCACTCCTTATCCAATTTTTGTAATTTCCATATAGCAACCATTCATAGCTTTATCATACTGCCTAACATCATAGAGCCAACTAAACGGAACTTTAACTGTTCCTTCTTTTTTCAATTTTTCCATTACTTCCCCAATATCAAACCCTGCATCCAACCATATCCAGATAAATACTGTTGTCTATCCGGATCACACAATCTGTCATGATATTTAATTGTATTTTTCTTTAGAAATTTGATATATCTATCAGATAGTCCATAATTTTCTTCTGGATTATCGTCATCATATTCTGATATAAGAAATGAATTTCCGTGGAATAACTCAAGCTGCCACATTACTTCTCTCATATTATAAAAAGTTCTTGTTATTCCGTTTATTGCAATCATATAATCGTTCCGTGTACCAGGCTCCCAATTCTTTTTACTACATCTTCCGCATTTGTATGTATCTGTATTAATTGTCATTTTATATCTTGCCATAATCATCAACCATCCTTTCTCTCATATAAACATATCTCTTCTGGATATGCAGCAATTTTATCTCCGTTCTCAAACTGAATGTGCCACATTGGTAAACATTTAAGATCTGCTCCATTTTCTTTGTCTTCCGTAATCTCTTTCACTCTACTAAGCACCGTAAATTTCATACCTTTGTACTTCTTTTCTCCTGTATATGAAGTTCCGAATGTATTTGCAAATCCAATATGTTCATATGTATCAAAGCAATCATTGATAAAATTGCGTTCTTCATATTCTGATAAATCATCCCTTGATTTATTTGGATTGTCAAATCCATATTTTTTATATAATTCATTAAACTCCTTTTCCATTATTTGTCACTCCATTCTCTAATTCCCGATTCTAACATCTTCTTATATAATGTTCTCTTTTGCGAATTAGTCATACATCTGATAGTAAGATCAATTCTGTTTTCAAGTTTTCTTTCATCAATTCCACAACTTAAAGCATATTCTTCCAACAAATCATTGATTGCAAAATCTTTTTTGTAATTACAATATGCACACGCCTCCCAATATTCCATGATCTGTTTATATAATTTATCTACTGTTTTCATGTCTCATCACTCCATTTCCATCCATTTATTAGGTTTAATCACAATACATAATCTGTCGTAATCAAACCTCATATAATCAACTACATAATCCATAATGTTTTCTCTGCCTTCATATAACTGGTGCACATATCTCACATTAATTTTATGTTTCTCTCCACTTTCAAATGTATCAGTGTATTTTTCAAGCAACCACAAATCAATACTCTGCTTTGCATTTAAGCAATCAATTACATCTCTGAATTTTGTATCAGCTTCGATAAATCCATATGGTCTATTCATATCATATACTTCCTTTCTTATAACTTTATCTTTCCATAATCGGGAGTCATCTGAATAAATTCATCTGCATTTGTAAACTGTTCATTGATTTCAACCCAATACTGTTCGTTATTTGTATCTGTACAACAAGCTTCTAATTTAAAATCATGCTGTGCGTAAATCGTTAAGCATAGTTCTACTTTCTGAATAGATACACCTTCTGGAACTTCTTCAACAGTTGCGTACTCTTCCAAAAAGCTATTAATTTCGTTTTCTTTTAAATCATAATTATAAAATGCCTGTAATGGCTTGTCTGTGTTGTCTAACTCATTAAATGTAATTTTTGTATAATTTAACATATTAATCACTCCTTCCCACACATACATATTGAAAGTAATCCTGCTTCCATAAGATTTTCTGTATTACAAATCATATTTTCCATTTCATTTAAAAATTTATTTCCATCTCCATGCTGCTTATTAGGTTTTAACTTTACTAATTCTGGCATATGACAAATAATAAAGGGTTCAAATTTTCCAACATCATCTGTATCACCTCGTCTTTTTGCCACATAATTTGCATAAGCAACCGCTTTATCACCTTCTAATGCTGAAAAATAATTCTGTTTTCCAATATTATCATTATAAAAATATTCACAAAACATTCCTGTGCCACCATGATTATGACCTAATCCAAATGTATTTACTACATATCGAGGTTCAGCAGTCTGTTTATACAAAACTCCATCAATCAAAAGATATTTTTTCATTTCTTTTCTTACAACACTAAGCATGTGTTTTCTATCAGGATGCTCTCCGTCTCTCCATAATCTAGGAAAATACAAAGAATAATGTTCATTCAAATATTTCAATATTTCTAATGCATCTTTGTATTTTTCTGTATCTCCTGCTATAAGATGACTCTTTTCAACCTTACTCCACAACTTGTTTTTAAAATAATAAATATTTCCTTTTCCTGAATATGAATTATCTTCAAAAGCAAGTTTTATATTATCCATAGAGGTTTCTGTAAGATTAGCGTTAATATAATCTTCACATCTTTTATATCTTAATTTTCGACATCTTGGTGGTAAATAACTTTCTTCATACTTTATCCATGTTCTAATTTTCATAAGATCAATCATCCTTTCTAATTCTCTTCGTCTACTACAATTCTAAATCTATACTTTTCAGCTTTCTTTTTATTAATAACAATTCTGTTTACAATTCCATCTGCACTATCAACACTTTCTACAGACACTATTGCTTTTGAATTGCAAGTCATTTTATCATAAGTTCCGATTGACATTCCTGTATAAATTCCAGTATCATAATTCCACGCTTCAATAACTGAACCAGTTTTTAATTTCTTTTTTAACATATAAATCACTCTCCAATCTCAAATAATTCATCACCTGAAAAATCAGTCATATCTTGCAATACTGCACGAGCAAATTCTTCTGCGTATTCTGACCATATTTTATCTTGCAATTCTTCCGCACTTAATCCTTCAAGTTCATAATCCTTTACGAATTTTTGCATTATATTTTCCATTCTGTATTCATAATCCTCTTCTACTGTGTGAATGTGCATATCTTATACCTCCATTTCCGCAAAATATTTCATATCTTCAATCATCTTTTCGGGTGCATTTGCAAACTTATCTTTCCAACTTATAAAACAATTTTCAAGATAGCTCTCAAAATTGTCTATGTTTTGTGGTTTCTCTACAAATTTCCTTAATGTATCAGCCATTTGCTTTGCATAATATCTCTTATATGTATTGTCATATTCATCTTCTGTGAGATAACTGTAACTGCTTAAGAATTCTTCCTTTGTAAGATATATAAAATCTCTCATTTTTTCTTTATCGTTAAGAAAATCTGAATTTTTAAACTCATTGCTCATATGATTACTCTCCTCTGAATCCATTTCTCTTTAAATACTCTATGTAATCTTCAATATCTGATTTCTTTTTAACCTCAATATCTTCTGGATGATAATATCCATAAAAAGCATTCGTATATACCTTATATGTTTTATTTTCCATATCAACAATGAGATTATAATTATTTGCACAATCACCATGTTTCTTCCAATTCTTATCAAGCCAAAATAAATGTAATCTCATATAAATCAATCATCCTTTCTATAATTCAAATTCCACGATTCTTCCAGAACTTAACACTACATATTCATCTCCGTTTTCTGCAATATGATTTCCAAGCTCTGTATAATCAAGAACCGCTTCGATATGCTGATCTAGTTCTCCAATCACGTTATCAATATAATTACTTGCCAAGTCATAAGCGGAATCAAATATTGCTACAATATGTAAATCATCTTCTGTTACATTGTCGTTAAAATTTCCAAGAAGTTCATCAACTTCCCTTTCCCATATATCCTGATCTAATAAGTATTCTCTTAATTCTTCCATGGTTTTATCCTCCAATCTTAAAATGAAATTGCTATTTACTGTGCTTATACTTTTCCACATTTAAAAAATGATTTTGGTTCACCTCCTGAAAAAGATACATTTAATTTTTTGCAAAAATTATATGGTCTGATATAGTCAATAATTTTTCGATATTCGCATTTTTTGCATTTCTCAGGACATTTTATATTTTCCATCTTCATTTGCCTCCAATCTACTTAAACAATGTATGCCTTCCATCTGCATCACGCTTCCATTCGTAACCTGCAAATTCAAGAGCCTTTAATGCTCCCATGTAATAACTCATGTCTTGTGGTCTTACATCTTTCATATTTGCAATCATCCACCGTTCATCTAACCATTCTTCTGTCTGCTGCTTAATTTCTTTTTGTGTTCTCTTCATTTTAATCGCTCCAATCTCTTTAAGAAACAGTTCTTTCATTTGGTTTTATGCTACTGCCTCAACGCTATCATACAGTGTTTTACTTACTCCAAAATCAAGTGCAACATCCTTAATAAGTTCATCACCCCATTTGTCGCTAAAATATCCCCAACATGAATCTTTCTCTTCCCAATCATCATTGTCTGTATCATATTCTTCTATGATGACTCCATACACTTCGTCTTGAAGATACATATTATACAATTCAATCTCTCCTTTAAGATTTTCTATTGCAGCTTCTCTCCAATTTTCTTCCGTTACATCAACAAGATTTCCATTTTTGTCTTTGTACTTTGCACCCCAATTGATAAGTGTTTCTTTTACATTTTCTTTTGTTGTATAAATCCAACCTGCTTGACCAGAATCCCATCTATCTCCAAATTCAGATACACTTATTGAAGTTCCGCTATGTTCGAACACAAATACCGGAAGAATTACAACATCTGATTCTTTTAACATTTTCATTGCTTCTTTGTACATTCCTGCACTTGCATAGAAGATATCTCCGTCAAGCAATCCTTCTCTTAACTCTCCATTAATATAATCCTCGCACTGTTCTTTAGTTCCTTTATACTGAAACCATCCAATGTCATTTGTTACTTTGTATTCTTTTGAAAGTCGTAAATTCTTTTCAAATTCGTCTTCCCGATTTCTCTTGTAAACTTTAGCCATATTTATGTATCTAATTGCTTCATCTGATAATTCAAGCTCCTTTGCTTTCTCAGCCATAGCATTATATTTTAAGACTGTACTTCTAATATCTTTTTCATACTCTGCCTTATTTGGTTTTTCTACAGCAGGTGATTCAACCGAAACAATTCCCATACGCTTATTAACAAGTGATTCAATTTGTTCTTCTGTTAAATGTCCCATACAAAGTTCTTTAAAGAAATCCTCTGCATCATTCCATTTATTCTGTTTATCTCCAAGATAACCCCAATTATTTCCCCAACATACGATTTTTCCTATATTGCAATCAAAATCTACTCGTGGATTAAGTGGATCATTGTCCTGTTCAATATGTAATCTCATCAATTTTCCATTTTCTTTGTAATATTTATATTCGTTGCTCATATCAATCAACCTCGCTTTCATAGGCACTAATGTCAATTCTACCTAGCTTAAAATTTAAGTTTTCACTCCAATTCAAACTGCCTGACTTCACAGGTAACTCATCATAATCACCATAGATGTTTGCCTTATATACATTCCATCTTGCACCATCTACATTGAATACTGAATAAATCAGATTGTCATTTTTATAGAAGTCATAGCAGCTACAATCAATATCAAGATAATATTTATATCCGTTTTCATCCTCTGTATTGATTGCAAAGTCTTCTCTGTTCATCCGTGATAATCTTGATTTTCCTATCAGTTCTGCCTTGATTGAATCTGGAACATCTTCAATCTTATCTAACAAGCTTGAATCAATGAACACAGGCTTCTTTTCTTTCCGTTCATACAAGTTTGAAAACTTCTTTCTAAACCGTGCTGCTGTTCCACAAATATATTCATATCCGTTCATTTTCGCTTACCTCCTACATATCCTGATTCACTATACTATCCAGTTTCTCAACAATATCATTCATATCTATGTTAGTAAGTTCTCCAACCGCATATAAGATTTCTGTCAATTTTTCATATGCTTTAGCACCGCCTTTGGTGAATGGCTGCCTTCCACCATCTTCATCAATTATTATCTTGTCTAAGAATGGTTTTTTGCTTCCTAATGCTACTAAAATATCTTCTAATGTGTTCATAATCACACCTCCATATTATTGTTAATCCATGCATTAATCTTTGCTGTAATAGCCTCTGTATTATCAAAGAAAATACCTTTATATCTACCAACAAAAATCAAATCCCAATTTGAACAAATTGAAATATAAACTTCTGTTTGAGTTTCATCGTTATTAGGACAACAGAAAATATATAAATCTTTTATATCTTCATCCGTAATTTCTCCGTAATCTTCCCAATCATCAAATGTAGTTTTATATCCAATTCGCTTTATAGGCGTAATTAAGTCACCTGATTTTACTTTGAACACACAATCAGGATCACCCATCTCATACCGTGAATCTCTTTGCAATATAATCATTTCATTTACTCCTTCCAAATAAATAAGACAGACACATTTGTTTGTGTCTGTCTTATTATTCTCTTATTTACCATTCATCATCTTCTTCATCTTCGTCTTCTGTTTCACTAATATCATAACATTCCATTACATCAACATCCCAATCAAGTTCATCAATTGGCTTGTCCCATAACCGATTATCATCTGCAATGTAGTTCATTACCTTTGCAAAATCACTTGCTTTTAAGTTCTCCATTTTCTCTGTAAATTTATAAGTTGACCGCATTGCATCATCGGTTTCATAAATATACACATCAATTGTATTATCGCTATTTACATTTGCTTTAATAAATCCAAACTCATTTTTATGGAAAATAAGAAACTCACATAACCTGTTATTACAGTTCCAATCAAAAGGTGTGCTGTCATTGCCATTCATATAATAAATAGCTCCGTTTGCGTCAAGCATTTCATCTGTTATATTGGGGTACATGTTTCGTGCAACCTTAAAAATTCTTTCAATTTCTCTTTTAAATTCATATCCATTCATAATTGTTTACCTCCCTAAATTCTTAGCTCACTTTGCTTTATTCTTCTTTAAAATCAATATCATCAATCTCAAAATTATCCGAGTATGGAATATATTCTGCATTAGTAGCAACAGGAATTTCATCAATGTGTTCCTGTGCATATTTACAAGTAATTTCCAACTGTTCTTCCTCTGTTCTGCCTTCTAATAATTCCATAGGAATATCAATACCTGTATCTCCTACATACGTGTAAGCCATACCAATGTGCAATCTTTTTGTTTTCTTTGTATCTGCCATAAATGTTCACCTTTTCCTTTCTTGAATTTCACTGTAAATTACAATTTCCTTTGATTACATTTCTTCATTATTATATGTATAATCAAAATCTCCATATCTTAATTCAGACTTAATATTGTCCATTGTTTCTGTTTCCCAATCCTGCCTGAATAGTTTTGCCTGTTCTTTTGGAGTATTTTCTTTGTCAACTAGCTTAAATTTTCCATCAATATAGTCATATCTTGAAGTAATAGGTTTATATTCCATATTGCCTTCTCCAATCTCTTTCGAGATTTTCATCTTTAACTTCTGTTGAGATGTGCCAATGAATAAAAGTCTCATGCTGGAATACTCTTTCCATTCATTACAGCTATGTAAATAATATATTTGCTGTGCCATAGTATCACTCCTTTACATGTGTGTCTGAAAGAATTTCTCTTCCATCAACTTAACTCTTTCATTTGGTTATGGTTGCTGATAAATCCAATTTCCATGTCTTACCTTATCACTATCTTTATCCCAAAAGCCTAATTTAATCATGCCTTTAACACTTCCTGTTTTATGTATGCATGGGCAGTTGCTTGTAAATCTTTTACCAGTTGCGTTTTCATACTTTCTTGGACTACTGTAATATGCCATATAATCACACCCCTATCTGCTCCATTGACCAATTTTATTTCCGTTTATGTCAATGATGCTTCCGCTTGTTACACCATCCTCAAGTTTTCTGCAAATATCTTCAAGAAGTCTTTTACATTCAATAGCTTCATCAAATTCGCTTGGCTCACCTGTAAACGGATCACAAAATGCTGCACCACCTGTTTTAATTTCAATTTTCAACATATCAATATTCCTCCTCTTTCCCATTTATCTTTCTTATTTTCACTTCAATTTGTTCCTTTAAACTTTTAATATCTTCAGTTGCCTCTTTTACAGTGCGAAATTTATTTTGCATGACATTTGTTTCAAAATTTTCTATGCTCTTCACCATCCATACAAAACGACAATCAAATATGTTCTCAATATTTTTATAATCTTCGCTAGTTTTTGCTTCGCTTAACTTAACAAGAAGCTTTTCTTTTAATGTCTGAAACATTTCCTTAATCTCTTTCAGATCTGCTTCATAACTAATCGAATCAACCTCTCTTTTTCGCTTATCTGCTTTGTATTTATTGAGACGATATTTTAACGCCTGTCTTGTTTCTGTGATATTGCAACCACTTTTATCAAATTTATCTGAATTGCTATTACTACAATAATAGTAAGAACTAGAAGTTCTTTTTATTTTCCTTTGATATTTTGCATCTTGCTGAATGATAAACACTCCAAGTCTTCCGCTTTTTCTATCTTCCTCAAAGTCACATTTTCTACAATATTCAGCAATTGAATATTTATATTTATCTCTTGGTATTTCTACTTCAAAAACTCCACTGTTTAATTCAACACAACGAACCTCTGTTCCTTTACAAACCAACAATATTCCGTCATAACTTCCTGTCATCTTTTTAATACTATTAGCTGTAAATTTTCCAAGTAGACCAGTTACCTTGAATGGCTTTTGAAAATCGTAACCATAACAACAAGCGAGGAATTGTAAAGCCTTTCTTCTGCACTGCAATAGTTCTTTCAAAGCATTATCAAAAACAATATTAAGTTCATTTATACATTCTTTATTACCGCTATGTAACAAATTCTCTTTCATTGCTCTTGTCAATAAAGTTCCTTTACTAATTTGATTTCTTTCATCGAAAAGTTTGATTACTTTTTTATCATGAAAATCAAGAACACAAAGATTATCATGATCAGTACACACATAATATCTTCCGTTGTCTGCAAATCTTACTCCGTTTTTACTATCAAGAACAAAGTTGCCAAAATACACATTCGCAACTTCCGTGACATATTTTAGATAAACTCCGTTTATATTAACGATGTTTTTGTAATAATTTTTATTCTTATTAAGAGAAGCTATGTTATAATATCCAAGCACCTTTGCCTGTAATCCAGGAACTAACAAATCCAGATTATTATTAAGTGTACTATCGCATTCGCTTACAGTGTGATTATAACGATTTTTAATAGACATATGGCTTCCGTTTTTTGCTATCTGAATATTAATAATAGAGGTTCCATACTCATCTTCCCTTTGTGGTGTTTTACTTCTCTGTATTTTGTCAATATCTTTCTTTATTGCAACCAACATATGATACTGACTCATACGACCAGAAAGATTATTATAAGTACAAATTACTTCTCCTGCTGCATAATACTTTTTGCATTCTGCTATTTTTTCTTCATTATCAAAAATTACAGTGTCATATCCAGCCTTCTTAAAATCTTCAATGATTTCTTCCTGCGTAGTTTCCCTTATTGTTCCAAAGGTATCATTTGCACTTATTTCAGCACAGATAGACTTTATATGAAACTCATCTAATTCAGAGAATACATTTCTTGCGTTCTGTGGTGTTACTAATGCTTTGCGAAGTTTCTCTTGATCTACTGCAATGTTTTTAATATAAGAATACGCATAATCTCCTACGAATTTTTTCAAGTTACCCATATATATCAACCTGCCTTTCTAATTAATCCAACTTTTTGTAACTGTGTCATAAGTAGCTCCATTTGCGTCTTGATACTCTTTCCGTGATGAATATGTAAACTTAAAACATTTGTGTCCATTTATATACATCTCTGTTTTATTTCCATTCTCCATTGCAAACCGTTCTCTATATCCACCATTTTCATAAGCTGTTTGCATTTCTGCACTTCTAAACTTTTTCATTGTAATCACTCGCTTTCTTATAATAAAATAGGCAGCTAGTAGATTATTCTCCTAACTGCCTTTGTGATCAATTTAAACCTCTGATAAGGCTTTTAATTTCATTTTTTGTATCAGTATCAAGTTGCCAAAAATGAGACATTCCATACATTTCCCATATTCTAACAGAATACCCTTTTTCTTTTGCATATTGATATGTTGATTCACCATCATCATTTCTCATACCTTGCATAATAAGATGATTGTTATGATAAACAACAACAAAACACATCATTTCCAATATCCATCACTCCAACCCTTGTAAATCTTAGTTTCAAATCTATTTGATTTCACTGTTTATTTTTACAGTTTCCTCAATCGTTTTACCTAATTTAGTATAAATTCTTTGCAATTGAACTGTCCTGTATTCTTCATATCGTTTCATAAATACCTGAATCAACTTAATCTTTGTCTCAATTTCTGTATCTTCATTATCAAATCCATTAAATAATTTTGAATTTGTAACGTGTGTTGTTTTCCATTTAAACTCTCTATCCTTGTAAGAAAATCCAAACATATCACACCAATGGGAACCAGAACTCATATTTCTTGCAAACATTCCATTGTCGCAAAAATATTCACAATCTTCCATTAATACTCCTTGTTTCGCTTCATCCCATCCACCATAAGGCATAATTCTAATTCCCAATTCTCCACATGTTCTCTTTAAGTCATACCAATCATCGAGCAATCCACTTGACTTCAATTCATTTTCCATTTTTGCAAGTATATTCTTTTTACTTGCTGTTCTTTCATTTTCGACAATAACTTTATTTGTCTTTGCCTCTCTAACTGCTTTTAACAAACTGCTATAATCGTATATCATCATAATATTTCCTCCAATCTTCTAAAGAAATGCGATTTAATATCCATTCATCAAACAATCCATAATGTCAAAGTGAGAAATCTGTTCACCCATAAAAAATCCACGATGATTTATTGATACAATGTGTTTTGCGTTTCTTCTAATCCATTCAATAGCCTGTTCTTCTGAATTGAATGTTTTTGTCTGTGTATTATGAGTTGTAATATTGCTCTTGTCTTTTGCCCATGTAATATCTACTGTCATCTTTTTACCTACCTTTCTAATCCAAGGAAACACGTATTTACTCTAAAAAGAATCCAAGTTCTTTTAATGCTTCTTTAATACCTAAAGAATGGTTTTCTTTTTTAATGGCTTCTTTTAGTGCTTCTTCCCATTCTAACTCATTGCCATTGGAAAGATACTCTTCTGCCTTTTCATTAAGCTTATCTGCTTCGTTTTCTAACTTCTCACACTTTCTAAGAAGTTTTTCACATCTCTTATACCAATAACTTTTTATTTCATCTGTTTTTTTATCAAAATATGTTTTCATATAAATACCTCCAAACATAGGAAATACGCATTACTACTCTACTTCAAATTCATCAATATCAAAATCTCCATCGTATTTACTGCAACCGACATCATATGCCTTTGTATATTCATCATATACACCTACTACTTCATTATCTACTGTTAATACATATACTGTCATATAATCACCTTTCCCTTCCTTATGAAATATCCAATTCACATTATTACCTCCTTAATCCATGTTCTCTTATCAATCTCCTTGCAAGTCCTCCGTTAATATCTCCATGCACAGGAATTGATATGCTCTCTGTAATTGTCTTTTCCCATACTTCATGACCACCTTTTGAACGGTCATGCTTAAATCCATTTGCCCTTAGAATATCTGTAAAGGCTTTATATGGCATTGGTGGTAATCTTCCTGACATAATCTCACTTCCTTTCTTTTACCCGTATAGCCTGATAGTGCAGCTTTATATGTATATGTTCTCTCTTATGCTGTTCTCTTTTTAATAAAAATAACCTTTGTACCTTCAATCACTCTTGACTGTTCAAGTCCAAGTCCCTCTACAATCATATCCTCAACATAAAGAGATACCGCTGTTCTAAAATCTAAAATAGGATATTTTGCACAAGCATTTGCCTTTAAATTCTCTGGTGTAATCTTTCTGAACTCTTCTGATAGAAATTTCTTTGTTTCGCTTCTGTCTTGAGCATATAACTTATACATATCTCTTAATGCACGAGTTACATAACTTACATATCCACTGTGCTTTCTATCAAATCCAGAATCTCTTATTATGTCATATACATATTCTGCACAAGCTCCGTTGTCAATTGAACAGAGACTCAATGCTTCTGTATATGAACCAAGAACTCCACTTCCTCTATTACCTGCATTTTCTCTATACTCAAAGCCATAGATATTTTTCATTTTTTCAAGTGTTTCCGTTGCTGGATCATGTAATACAAGCATTGCACCATGCTTCTGAATTGGCGTTACCTTTCTAACTGATACACCCTGAAATGCATATAATTCAGCTTCAAATGCAACTCTTTCAGAATCTTCCGTTGGTGCATTTAAAATTAGTTGCACCTTTAAATCCTTATATTTGTCTTTATCTACAATCTGACTTGCAATCCATCTTCCATAGCCATCAACTATATACACTTTACCTTCTTCCCAATGTGGTACACCAAGTAAAGGCATGAGCTTTCTTTCATCCCAATTATTAGTGAGATATTTTAAATCTCTTTCCGTTCTTTCGTCTGTCTGATACCGTGAATCAATTTCCATTAATTCAACAGGTATTCTAATAATTGCAATGTCTTCATGTATATCAGTGTATGCCTTTGTAAGACCTTCTAACTTGTCAACACTTCCCTTTGACTTTCTTCCTGTTACTACTTCAAACATTTTGCACATAATTAACTACCTCTTTTCTTTTAATATTTTTGATATGTATTTTGTGTATAAAAATAACGGCTTGCCTTTTGGTTCGCCGTTTAGTTACTAAACTTTTCAAGCCATTCATCTGTTTTCAGATAATCTTGATAGTCTATATCAATCAAACCTAATTCATCTGCCATTTGATATAGCCACTCTTTGTATTCTTCACTTCCATCTTCTGCAAGTAATTTACAAAGTTCCTGAATAACAGGTGTTACCGTTTCTCTTACCTTTGATTCTTCAAACTCAACAAGATAATCGTAAGCATTACAAGCAATTTCCCTTGCTGTAAAATTACCTTTCCAATTTGCATTTCCATATTCTGCAATATCATAAAAATCTCCGTATGTCATCATATTTCACCTCTTTCCCTTAAATAATTTCTATATGCATTTTCGCTTTCAAACTGCTGATATTTGCCTATTGATGGGACAAATCCCATATAGGCAAATCCGTTATAATATCCCCTCATGTATTATCCTCCTTACAAATGATTTTATTCTGCCTTTTATACTGTCGGCTTCTTCAAGTTTCTTATAGTATTTTTCTCTTTCTCTTCTTTGAAACATATAAATTTCTTCTTCTCTTCTGATATCTGCGTCAGGTCGAAAATCTACAATCTGACTTCCATTTGACGCTGTAAATATTATTACTCTCTGCATTTTTCTTATACCTCCTGTGTTAATCTTGCTGTTTTTAAAATCCGTGTAATTTCGTTTTCGGATTTTGCATTTGATAATGCTTTAATTGTTTTATCTCCGTATTTAAAATCTTTAGCAATTGATTTTGCTTTTCTCTTTGCTATAAATCTCTTGACATAGTGTTATTCTCCCTTCTAAATCAACATTGACAACTGTTTAGCTAACATAGCTTTTGATAATCCTGTTGTCTTAATGCCTTTTATTTTGTTTTTGTTATTTTTACCCCTTACGGCGTAAATCCGTGAAGGTTTGCTTGCCTTTGCAATCTGATAATCACAATAGGCAGTATGAATTTGTTTTTGTTTCTCTGACATAATTTTTTATTCTCCCTTCTACTTCTCCAACATATACACATTACCATCTGATAATGTGATATAAAGATTTTCATTATCTTCTGACCAGTCAATTACTTGGTCAAAAGGTAAATAACCCTTATCGTCATCATATATGTTTTCGCTTTTATAGGCATAATATTCATTATCACCTATATTCAACACAAGCTCGTTCCCGTCAGTGTTCCAGTCAGTAATTGCCTTTACAGTTTCAAGGTAATTATCTGATTGTATATCAGGCATGTTTTTGCCTATTAAAAAAGCACTCAATATGAGTGCTAAAGTGATGAGTGTATATACTATTTTACGTTTCATTTTGCGTTTACCTCCTTATTTATACTCGCATTATAATTACCGCAAGGATGTTGTTTTACTTGTAATGTTTCTCCATTGGACAATTCCATATATCCAACATAATATCCTGGATAGAATCGTACATCCTCTACAATATTTACAGTTCCTAAAAACGCCTCTTCTTCTGATGTATGAATATAACCTGTGACTTGTTGCATGTTTGCCTCCTTTTGGGTATAAAAATAGCACCTAACAGATTTTCATTTCCATTAGATGCTATAACTAAATTCTATTGTTTTATCTCTTTACAAGTTGTACTTCATATCCAAGCGCATTTATGATACTATAAAATAAATTCATAGATGCACTGTGCGTTTTTTTCTCAAACCGTGAAATAGCTTGCTGAGAGTTCCCAGTCATTTTTGCAAGTTCTGACTGAGAAATGTTTTCACTTTTGCGTATTTCAACTATTTTGTCTATAAGTTCTTTATCATTATCTGCAACATAAAAAGTCGGAGCTGGCATATTTTTTCTTTCTGTTAGCGGAATATTTCCCTTCTCAATTTCAATAGCCTCTGTTAATGCTCTTTCCATATCCTCGTAAAAGCTCATATATTACACCTCCTTTAATCGTTCCACTAATTTTGCAAGCAGTTTCTTTTCCTTTTCTGACAAATTAGTTTGCTCATTTTTTGCATAAACATCAAGCAAATATATAGATTCCTTTACCTCTATATCAATATAAATTACTCTGCCACCACTGCGTTTGCCTATTCCATCAATAGGGATTCTTATTTTTCTAATTCCACTTGCACCTGGAATTACATCACCTATTTTGGGATCTTTTAATAACAATTCTTGCAAGATGACTAAATCATCTTCTGTTAACCCCATTGATTTCCATTTCTTAGTAAAGGAATCAATTTCTATAAATGTTCTGTTTATGTCCATTAGTATATTCTCCATTTCGCTTTTGTTTTTCTTTTCTTTACAATACATCAAATATGTTGTATTGTCAAGTCAAAAATAGCACCCGATTGCATTTTGCCTTTGGGTGCTAAGATTTAGATAATAATAATGTCGTCGTCATCGGATGTATTATTATTATCTTCTGTTTCCAGTGCCTGACCTACGAATAAAGGAAGATCGTCCAGTAAATAATACTGATACAACCTTTCCTCTTCATCTGCCATGTCACCGGAATAATTCTCATCCCAGTCATGGCGGTCAATGCCTTCGCACTCCTCCAACCAGTCGAGAAAATCTAATTTCTCTTTTGGATTTGGAAGGGTGACACCTTCAACCTCAAAGTCGCAGTTAGCGAGTGACATCCAATATAGATGCCACTTGCTACCCTCGAGGTAATACATAGCAACCTCGCCGTTGGCTTCCCAGCCGGAAGTTGCTATTAATTCTCCGGTGCTTTTATCAACACCGAAGAAAAACCCCTCTTTGCATTTGAAACCGTTATAATTAAACGGTTCCGTTGTCCTTGTTAATGACAGCAATGGTTTCCTGCTACTGCAGGTTGTATTCGGGCAACCCTTACAAGTACAGTAGTCATAACCGTTTCTATTGCAATTATACATATTTTCCATAATAATCCTCCATTCTCCTGCCTTTTGACAGGTCAAAAAAGCACCGCAAATACAGCGGTGCTATTTATATTTACATTCTATATTTGTTTTAATTTGGCTTGGAGCTCGGCTATTTGAGCTTCAATTTTTGCTTTTTCAGCGTATTTTTCATTATACTCTGCATCAGGTATCCATTCCATGATTTCAGATGGTTGGACTTGCAGATATTCACAGACTTTGTTTAAGGTGTCTGTTGACATAGTTCTATTTTTTGTAAACTTAGCTGTCATAGATGGGCTTAATGCAAGCTCTCTTTGTAAATCTATATATTTCATATTTTTTGACTTTAAGTAGTCACCTAGCTTATTATATACTATCACACATTTCACCTCCGTTTATAGTGACTACATTTTAGCATAGCTATCATTATGCTGTCAATCTTTTACGTGCCATTTTTTGAGCCTCTGGGAAATCCAAAATCCCAGTTTCTATATAATGCATGAATAAATATTTGCACTCTTCCCAGTCTAACCAATCAGTAACATAATACAAGTGCATAATAGTATCTATAATAATCATGTCCTGCTGATTCCACTTTCTGCCCATAGCTAAATAATCGACATGAATATTATGTAACATTTTTTCAATTTCCCTTGTATTCATGGTATAATCCTCCTTAAAATTATTGTGTAAAATGCACACTATTAAAGGGCAGAGTGTAAAATTCTGCCCTTCGTACTATACATTTTAAATTTGCATTATTTTTCTGCATACTTTGAGATAACAACCTTTGCAATATCGGTTGCAAGTCCTGAATAATCAATCTCACCCTTGCGATTTTTCTTTACAGAGGTATTATACTTACGTGACTTGAAAGTAATAACGCCTGTATCGCTGTCTGTATCAAACTTATTAGAAAAGCCCTTGATATAGCAATCGTGCAACACTTTTCTATCCTGTGCGTTGAGCTTTACACGTAATGCGGTTGTGTAAGGTGTAGCAATAGGTAAAGAGAATGTATCACGCATGATATCATCCAATTCTTCCTGTGCAGACTTATAGAGTGCAACTCTATCCTTACTGTTTGTAGAGTATCCCTCCTCAGTTACCTCATTGTTTACATGAATAGCCTCTAAACAGTTATAAAGTGACTCATTCTTAAATGCTGGAATAATTGCATACTTGTAAAGTTTGCTATTTTCAGCACAAGCCACTACACGCAATACAGTGCGTATAGTGTCAGAATTATTAGAGTAACCCTTGTCATTAGGTACAGTCATAGCCTCAATGATAGAATTATAAACTGTCCGTAACTCTTCCATAGTTGTAGATAACTTGACATTCTCAGCTTCTAATTTGTCAATTTTAGCCTGAGCCGTTACAATCTCATCTTCATCATGTATACCCTTTTCATTAGCTACAATTTTAGCCTGTTTAGCGATTGCATCAAGGTTCATCTTTTTTGTCATATCGCAAAGTTCGAACCGTACAGCCTTTGCAAGTTCTGCAATCTGATTAATAGTTGCGTCATTGTTCAAGAAATTGATTTTTAACATAATAACTCCATCCATCCAAGTTTTAATGTGGGGACATCCACAGTAATATAATTTATAGTTATGGTGACATAATGCCAAAATCTACCCGTGGGAATTGAACCCACTTCCAAAAGGTTTAATCCTACCGCATGAGCGTGAAACTGCCAGCCAGTGAGTAGAGAATAATATCCTTTTGCAATACACAATATTATAACATGTACCGCCTGACATTTATTAAATGTGGACAAGTCAACACATATACAATAAAAGACTTGTAAACTATCTCAAGTATTACAAGTTAGACAAGCTAGTTTTTCATAGCTTATATCTATCAGTTATTTATACACTTCCTAAACAGGAAAACAGGTTACAGGTTCTACCCTGTAAATAAAAATCATTGCTAACAGGTTCTACCCTGTCGGCAAAAATAACAAGTTTTTTGTGCCTATTTATAAGTGTTTTATACGCTTTACTATATTTCAAGTATGCCATCAACTAACCTGTACCCCTTCAGTCTGAATCTTGTATTTATTAATAGCAGTATCATTATTGACTTACCATTAACAGGGATACGACAGGGAAGCCTGTCAACCTATCTCATACAGGTTTTTTCTAAAATTTTTTTAGTGTTGGATAAATTTGTTTATTGTTACTAATAGAACTTTTATCATCTTGTTTTTTCAGTCTGCCGATGGGCATTCCCCAAAAGACTTAAATTATAACAGTACCTATTGTGCATGGTTGTTGCACGTTATTCTATTAACCGCCTAACCGCTTGCCTCCGCTCAATTATTCCTACTTATTGCAACTTGCCAATACTGCAAGTTTTTTTCAAAATAACGTCATGACAGACTAATCATCACGGCTTTTTAAACCCACGGTTTTTATGGGATTTTTATTTTTGGGATTGTATAAAGTCGATTGACTTTATAAGAATTGAATGTTATAATCATTTTGCTAGGAATGTTTATAACATTTTTTTCAATCCCTGTTGTTTATCCGACACAGGGATTTTTTACTCCCTGTTGGATTGTCTTTACTATATCATAGTATAGTTTAGTTGTCAACTACTTTTTAAAATATTTTTGAAAAAATCTTTTTTAAAAGAAGTGTAGTTGTTTTATTGATGTAGCTATAATATCATATAGTTATTGAGTTGTCAATATTAAATTTTAAAAAATACGATAAAATTATAATACAAACATACATTCGAGTATGTTCTGCTCAGATAGTTCAGTATGATTTTATCGAACATTTGTTCTATCTGAAAAGAATGTATAATATATATCTATTAGCCATTGTTTCAGACTAACTAGGGGTAGTTAAAACTAACCGAAGGGGCTGGAAATGCAGCAGAGCCTATAGCTGATTCATCCACACACTAACTTAAAAATCCATTCTTTCCCCAACTTCAAAATACCTAATAAAATCAAGCAAATTCCCAAATTTCCCTTCTCAAACCACTTATCGTACCCCATATCGCTCAAACCTACTAACCAAGCCACTTTCAGCCACTTCACAACCCAAAAATTAAACTTCCATCTTATCAAAAATCCATCCACAAATCCAAAATCTTCCTTATTTATAAGCACTTTTACCGATAACCATTTTTAATCCAGAATCCATCATTATAATCAATCACATAAATCACAATTATCTATCATTTACAGGGGGCTACATAAAAACCACACCAGAAAAACCAAAAAATCGCCTATATACATCACAAAAACAACCAAAAATCCAATACAAACCATCAAAAAATCCTACTATAACAATACCAAAAAATCCTATTTCTCATCTAACTCCTCTATTTCACCCATATATAGCGTTTTTATTCTACCCTACCAATAACACCTAAAATCATTTTCACCCACCTAAATGTTCAAAATACAAGGTCAATTTTTTACATCACCCAAAATTATATTAACTATCTATATACATTCACATACATTTACTATAAATAATATTATCAATTCTCACGCCTATATAAAAATCCACTCTCACAGCTCAAATTTCAATTTTTACCCTCTACCCTAACAACTAGCCACCTGACATATAAAAATCCAAAATAGACTCAAAATCATACATTTTTTGCCTTATATCCCATGTAAAGAATTTTATCTTAAAACAAATTTAAAAAAGAGAATATAAAATTGTATAAAACACATTTCTAAGGAGGGTTTCAAATGAATACATATTTAATACCAACAACAGCAGCATATTGTTATGAACCATATGATTACATTTATTTTGTTTATGCTGATACACCACAAGAAGCTTATATAAAAGCATGTACGAAATTACAAGGAGAATATATACCACTTGAATCACAAGAATATGAATTATATCCATTTAAATTGTACAAGCCAGATGATACAGATATTTTCCCGTTCCATGAATCAAGAAAATATGATATACTTACAGAAGCATTTAAAAATACAGAAGGAGCAGAATATATGGCGTATTTCAATGTAAACTGGAATGATTATATAGAAGATCTAATTAAAATAGCAGATAAAGAAAATTGGTCTAATGATACATACCCTAATAATAAAATTCTTACAAATTATATGGTTCACACATATAAAAAATTATCTTCTGAAAAGAACGTAATTATTAATAATGAATATGCACTATTTAACACAGGACTTTTTACCGAATTCTATCAACCAATATACGCATATCAAGATAAAAGCAAAAATGGATTAAAGTTTCTTACATCATATGATTTAGGAAATATGAATATTTCTGAACGCCCACCAAGAGCAAATTATTTTGATGATCCATCTCTCTTATTATTTGATTGGCACTACGAAATAAACATTAATTATAAACATATATTGAAAGATATTAATAATATTGAAAGAATTCCCGAAAAGCTTAAAGATAGCAAAAATATTCTTAACAATCTCAATGGTTCAATAGAAACTATGAAGAAGCGAGTATCAGCTAATTATAAATTGGCAATACCACAATATTATGAAAACAAGATTCAGTTATTACTTCCATTATGCTTAGAGGATGATACTACTCCGTCATTAGCCTTAACCGTAACTAAAGTAGGAAATTATTATCAAGGTCACACATGTTTAACACTTGATATGGCATATAATAATGCTCGTCTTATTGCAAAACCAGAATCTAACTGGTTATCAATATAAATCAAATAAACATAAAAAATTAACAGGCGGTAATTAAGCTGTCTGTTTTTTTATTGCATAAATTTATATTATTCTCCACTATTCTATTTAAAAATTCATAAATTCAAATTCATATAAGAGAATAATCTATTGTAAATAATCATCACACCACTCTCACCAAACAAAAATTAATAAATTTATTAGCGGATAAAATTGCATCTTAATCTATTTATGGAGAAAATCACACCTCACAGAAAAATTAGCCACTTTTATCTCATACCCTTATAAGTTATCACCTAAGACATAAAAATTTAAAATCACTCTCAAAAACTCATTTTAAACCCACAGATAGGGGTATGAGAAAACTATATACAAGCTCAAAAAAGATATAGTATGTGCGTAAGCACAAGATGTAGCCCTTTGATAAGGACGGTCTTTTCGCAGCGTTAGCAAGAAAAGAACATCTTTGGGTAGACAATTGAAGAGAGAATAATACATCAAAGGAGTAATCTATGATACAAGAACATGAAATATCCAAATATAAAAAATCTAAGAAAAGCAATATCTCAAAAAGCAATCATAAGTCCAAACACAAACATCAATATGAAGAATGCTTAATTCAATATAATTCAACATTTGTTGGAAAAATAAATAGACATACAAGATTAACTGGATATTGTACTATTTGTGGGAAAATAGGTTTAGTCAAAAATGGAAAATATGAAACTGAACTAGAACAACTAAGAAAAGAAAGACAAGGTGATAGTAAATTTTGTGTATTTATATCAGGTGAAGAAATATATGAAAGATACCACAATAAGTTACCTACATTTTATATTGATGATCCATTTGCTAATTATGTTGTTTTAGAAAGAGAAAAATAATTCTGAAGGAGAATGATATTATGAAGAAGTCAATTTTATTTAAAAGGACAAGAGAATCTGTTATAAGAAAATTATCAAATCCTTATATAAGAGAAAATCTTGAATATTTTGAATGTATGTTTTCAATATTAGAAATATGTTATATGCTATTTCACTTAAAGAAAATAAATAATATGTTTCAAGGTCAGAAATAATATAGGTACATCATATATGTACCCAAATGAAAGTATCAATCTAAAACATCATGTACTTAAATCAACTAATAACAATCAATCAAAAAATTAAAGAGCTTGTATGAAGCGTAGCGAAATACAAGCGTAATATTCTTCTCTTGATAATATGAGTCTATATAGATATAGACTGCACAAAATTGATAGCTGGAATGTACCCAAATGAAGCAAATTTTCACTTTTAGGTACATGCTATATGTACCTAAATGAATTTTTAATAATTTCATGCAAGTGCAATTTTTAATGTTTTGCGAATTCAAATGGAGAATATACTATTGAACCACTTATCGCACTCTCATCTCACAAATTGTAACTGTAAATTATGTTTTAGAAGAAAGGAAAGAAAATGCAACAATTTAATATTGATGAATTAAAACCACATCCAAGGAATAACGAATTCTTTGATGATATTAGTGGAGAAAAATGGGAAGAACTTTTGGAATCTATACGAAAACGTATCAAGGATAATAAACGTGGAAATATAGAACCTATCATTATCACACAAGATAAAGTAATCGTATCAGGACATCAACGTGTAAGAGCTTTTAAAGAGTTGAAAATACCTACCATAGAAGCAGAAATTCGTATTTATAAATCAGAAGATGATGTATTACTTGATTTACTTGAATCCAACATTCGTAGGCGTGGCGAAATCGGTGGATCTGCTAAAAAAGTAGGTAAACGAATCAAAGAATTAGAAAGATTGTATGGAATACAAAATGGATCAAGCTCATTTCAGGGTAATCAATATGAGGTGGTTACGAATAAATCGGAAGCACCTAAAAAGACTCAAGAACAATTGGCAGCACAAATGGGTATATCAGTAGACACTCTTCAGAATTATAAAATGCTTGCTGATATGATACCTGAATTGGATGAATTAGTAACTACTGGAATTGTAACTAAGACTACTGCCCTTGCCATGATGCGTAATCTATCTGAAGATGAGCAGGTTGAACTCATCTCTTCTATGGACACTACTAAGAAAATAACAAAGAATGAAGTTCAAAAATATATCAATGAGATAAAACAGCTTAAAGAAAATCCCCCTATGCCATCCGATTATGAGTCTACGAAACGTGAACTACAAGATTATAAAAAAGATTATAAAAATCTTATGACTCAGTTTGATGAAAAGGTTTCAGAATTACAATCTTTAAGGAAGCAAATAGAGAATATGAAAATAACAGAACCAACTGAGCAATATAACAAAAAGCTTAAAGATTCAACAATATTCTTCTGTTCTAAAGTGGCAGACTTTATTGAAAAGACAGGCGGTTATGTTTGGCTTACAGACCATTTGAATGAATTACCAGATTACGAGAAAAAATCTTATATAAGTGCTGTAAATGCAGTTTATTCATGGGCAGATACTTTATTAAAGAATATTAACAATTAAATTTAGGAGGACTAATAATGAACGAAATGGCAAATTACAATGGGAACAATGAGAATTTTGATATGCAGCAGTTAATGAATATTACTGGGCAGACAGCTATGAATGTAAATAATATGAGTAAACAGCTAGGGGTTGTTGCAACAGCAGTTAATTCATTAACAGATGATGTTAATACAATGAAGGAAGATATTATTCAGTTAAAAGAAAATGAGGAAATTACTACAACTCAGCAGGAAATGATTATTGAACTAGCTAGAAAACGAGTGATAATTATCATTGGTGACGATCCGTTAGAAATCAAAAAGTACTTCAAAATTTTTATTCAGAGGTTATACAAAGATACAAGACAAAATGCTGGATTAGGTTCAAAAATAGCAAGAACTAAGAAATGTGATTATCAGAGATGTGTTGATTACATAGAAGCATGGCTTCCAAGTTGTGGGTGTGCTGAATTAAGAGCAAAAGCAGACGCAAACGCAAAGGCTCGTTTAGAAGCAAGAAAATTAGGTTATGCATCCTGATAAGTAGTGAGGTGATACGTCTTGCCAAACTATGTAAAAATACCACGAGAAATCATTTATGATAAAGATCTCTCATCTAAACGTGTAATAATCTTCTCATATCTTTGTGCAAGGCGTTCACTTGATGACACAGTGGCATTTTCTACAACAGAACTTTGCCACTGGTCTAAATTGAAACCTAATTACAGAGATGGAAAGATAAATCAGAAATATTATGAAGTTCTATCACTTCTCTCTCATTATGGATATTTTGAATCGTGTCCAAATTTTGAGAAATGTCTAAAAGAAAAGACCAATTCGGTCAAATATCAGCAAGTAAAACTTAATATAGAAAAATTTGATGTACCTGATAAATTTGGAATTATTTATTTTGATGAGTTGGATGTAATATTAAATTTCAAAGAAGAATTGAAGGATAAAGAGATTGATACTGCAAGAATATCATCAGCTTATATTTTACTTGTTCTCTCTTATATTCGTGTTAATTTGAATCGAATGGATGGTAAGCCATTATGTTGTTATAGATATTTTAAGACTATTTCAGAAGACATTGGACTTTCTGAAAGATATATTGGTCGTATAGTTGACATTTTGGAAGAACTTAAAATTGTAAAATGTCAACCTATGAAGAGAGAAAAATATATTAAGGATGGCAAAGAAAAATACACTACTACTCCAAAGGTGTTTGCTGATTACAGACATTTTATAAGCAATGAAAATGGTCAAAGAATTGATGATAAATATGATCCATGTGAGGAAATCAAAAAACAGATAGAGATTTTGGAGAATAATAAATTAAGAGCATAAAGAGATATCATCCCTTACGACAATATCTCTTTACCATAAATTTGTGCACCGAGCGTTACACTAAACGCTCCAATTTGCAGTGAGACTTCTAATTCACTGGTGAATATATTAAATAAATCAGTTCGTTATAAGAAACCTAACATAGTAGTAATTCACGTACCTACTACTTCTATTTCTTATAAGATACACCGTTTTTCATGACGGCAACATGTTCTTTTCCTGAAGTTACGAGCAATTCTAACTCTTTATATTGAACATAACATTTGATGCAATACTTAATTAGGTTGAGAATCGCAACTATAACAACTGGCGTAAGAATAATTACTAGCAATATCTATAATCCTCCTTTCGTAATAAGAGATGTTATCACATTGGGAATAATTATAGACCTTACAGTATTAATAATGTGCATAATCACGCCTCCGTACCTGATATAAAATCAGTTGTGACCTTGGTTTACGGGTTACAAATTAAAAATTTGTGTATACACATCAAATTAATTATACCACATATCAGTGAATTAGAAAATCCCTCTTTTAAAAGATACTGTCAGAAATCCTATTAGCTTTAGCTGATGGGTAGTTCACTTAGCACAGAAAATGTTTCTCATTGAGAGAATATAAATATGTAACAAAGAATTATGTATCACACTATAAAAGGAGCGATGATATGAATAAAAATATTTTAAGAACAAGGAGATTAAAAATTTATGACAAAGGAAACAGAAAGACACATTATGAGCAGAACAATGGAACTTAAGAAAAAAGTTAATTTAATATGTTATCCAAAATTATCACCAGCCGATTTTGGTGGAACTAATTTGAGTTTATCTGAACGTATAGTTTCAGATTGGAAATTTGATCAAGATAGAAAAAAAGAATGCAATGCAAGAGATACAAGAAAAATGGAGGAAATTGCTTAAATGAGACATAAAATAATTGCTGATACAGCTATAACAATTGATTTACATAATGGATATTCAATACTTGCTATGAGCAGGTGGAATAGAGAAAAAGAATTATATACTACTACTTTTTACATTAAAGACAATGATATTGATAGATTTGATTTAATTGACACTCCTACTACCGTTGAATTCAATGCAGCAAATAGAAGAGATTTATATTTGGAAATTATGAAATATATTGAAAATACAGATTTTAGTTATTATATCAATCGTACTAAATATGAACTTAAATGTTTTGAACGTGGCAATGCATTATATGAAAGAGAAAGATTAAATGCTAAGTAAAAGTGATTATAAGTATTATGAGAAAGCAAAAATAGTCGCCACTCAATCTGATTTTAAAAAAGTGCATATAGGATGTATAGCTGTTTACCAAGAAAATGTAATAGGAATTGGTTGTAATACAATTAAAACACATCCTATACAAAAATATTATAATAGATATAGAAAATCTTGGAATGAAAATGGTATTAAACCAACATTACATGCTGAAATCAATTGTCTTAATTCTATCCGTCATCAGGATATAAATTTTTCCAAAGTAAAATTATATATTTTCATGACAAGAACTGATATGGAATTTGGCATGTGTCGTCCATGTCCAAGTTGTGTAGCAGCTATTAAGGATTTAGGTATTAAACATATCTATTATACCACTAATTATGGGTTTTGCTGTGAATGTATTTAAAAGGAGAAAGGTTAAAATGTGTGAATATTGTAATGAAATTGGTAACAGACACGATTGCAGGTGTCCTAATTATGTACAACCTAAAGCTAATTACTACTGCTCTTATTGTCATGAAGGAATTTTTAACGGAGAAGAGTTTTTATCTAATTCTGATGGGGAATATATACATAGAGATTGTATTCCTAATATAGATTTTGTAATTGATTGGTTAGGTTATGAATTAAAAGAAATGGAAAACAGTAATTGTTTTGATTAAAAATAAAAAATAGAAAATTTATTTGGAAAATATATAAGTTGAGGAAAATAAAAAGGAGGATTCAAAGTGTATTGTTTTCAAAAGAAAGATGGAACATTAAAGAAATATTACAAAGAAGCCATCGACTACATTCTGACTGCAACAGTTCAAAAACATGAAATAATGGTTGGAAGATCTGATGAAGTTGGGAAAACATATGAATGCTATACAACTAAAAGAAAAAGATTCTTAGAACCAAAACGAAACACAATTCAATCTAAAATAATTGATATATGTGCTGAATTTGGTTGTTATACAAATCCGTGGTATAGCGGTTATCAAGAAGTTTCACTTGAATTGCATGGAGACAATGTGGAATTTATGCTAAATGAACTTAGAAAATATTAATAATAAACAAAAGGAGGATTTATGGCTGGTATTAGCGTACCTCAATATGAGATTTTTAAAATTGGAACAAATAAATTAAAATATTCTAATTGGAATTTAACAATTACTAAAACAGAAGCCTTTAAATATCAGGAACTAATATCACTATTTGAAGCACAAGAATTTCGTATAATGGCAAATAAGATTTTGGAAAAACCTATTCAGAGCATTGATTTTTCAAAGATATTTATGCAGGTAGTTGTCGATAAGAAATCTGATTTTTCAAGAGTAACTGGTAATAAAGGTGTTACTGTAAATGGAGTTAATTACAAACGTTTTGTTGGAACTACAGGTGGTCTAAAAAATAATACTCTTCTATTTTGTAATTCACAATATATTGATAAATTAAATGAATTGTGTGAATGCAAGAGAAATCCAAATGCTAAATTAGTGCCCGCAAAATATGAAGCTTATAAAGCATTAACATGTTCTGCATCGCAACCTATTTGTGATCCACATGGAATTTTAGTTGTAAAAGATTGTATCACACAATATCTCGCAGATGTAATATCACTTGATGATGGTGGTGATTCAAAAGAACCTACAAGAGAAATTATTAAAGATAAATCTCTTGAAAATAATGTATCTGACGGTTTTAATCTTTGTACTATTCAATACATGCAGCGGGTAGCTGATTCACTTGGTCTTGATTATGTTCCTGGTGGCGTATGTCTTAGAAATGCATGGCTTAAAGGAATGCTCTATCCATTCCCTATTTATGAATTTATTGAAAAATATAATAATGGCAATTATATGATTGAAGATATTTGGGGAAACACGCAAGATATTCGTCAATGCGAAATGATTGTTACAGAATCGTCTCTCAAATTATGGGGGGCATATGATAATATTGAACAGTATGTGAACGCATATAAGGAATGTGGATATGGATTTTCTGTAACAAAAATTTCACCACATGTTCTTGAAGAACAGAGAGAATTAAATTATCAGTATCTTCAGTCGTATGAATTTACAGATGAAGATATTGAGGAGTTATGTGCGCCAACAATCAAATATTTAAAAGATGCAATGTGTGGAGACTACTCTTCTACCGTTAAGTTTCTTGGTATTAATGAAAATACTGATGTAAATTCATGGCAAAGAGCTTTATATACAAGTGAGTATATGCTTGGCGATCCATATATCATTGATTCTACACACAGATACATAAAAAAGAAAATGAATGATGCAAAGATTGGTAAGTTATTTGTAGAAGGCAATTACCAGATTGCAAGTGGCGATCCTTTTGCACTAATGCAGTCAATTTGTGGATTAGAAGTGACTGGATTATTAAAAGCTAATGAATGTTACTCGAAATTCTGGATTAATCGAAACGAAGAAGAAATTGTTCTTTTTAGAAGTCCTATGACAAGTCATAACAATATTAGAATGTGTCATGTAAATTCATCTGAAGAATGTCAATATTGGTATCAATATATGAATACTATTATGATTATTAACGGATGGGATTCATTTTGTATGGCTGAAAACGGGGAAGATTGGGACTCGGATCTAAACCTCTCGACTAATAATTCGGTTCTTAAAAGACGTTATAGATTACTTCCTGCTATTGAATGTGTTCAAAGAAATGCAGAAAAGGTTATTGTAACAGAAACAGCCGTTAAAAAAACTAACAAGGCAGGAATGGGGAATCAGGTAGGTACTATCACCAACTATGTCACTTCCATGATGGAAGTTCAGTCTCATTTCGAGAAAGATTCGCCAGAATATAAAGAATTAGAATATAGGATAGAATGTGGTCAGCTCTATCAACAAAACGAGTTGGACAAAATTAAGGGTATTATTGCAAAACCTATGGAAAGTAGTTGGTATAATCTTGGAGCTTGTGGAGAGAATAAATATTTACAATCGCTTTGTGCATATAGAAAGCCATATTTTATGATTTATGTTTATGATGAGACAAAGAGACAGTATAAACAGTACATCAAGGAAAGTAATGCTAAGTGTTATGCCATTTATAAATGTTCTATCAAAGATTTATATAATAGTAGTCAGCTTACAGAAGATCAGGAAAAATTTCTATTTTGGTACGAAAGAAAAATGCCAGTAGGTACAGGGAATTGTTCTATGAATCAGATTTGTAAATATGTTGAAAGTCAGTTAGATGGCTATAAATCGCAATTACATAAGGACTCTTCATTTGATTATAATACATTGAAGGTTAAAAGACGTTGTACTGAAGAACACAGACAAGCTTTGCGAGAACTTGAACAATATTATTGTGAATGCATTAAAGAATATAAAAAGAAACAGGGAAAAGAAAAAGGAATACAACTAAATAGAACTGATATTTTTGATAAGCAGGATGAATTCGATAAATATTATCAACGTGCAAGTATGGTTGAAATGTTTAAGAAGAAAGCTGAAGAAATATGTCCAAATGATGATGAACGTATGAATATCATTCTTGATATGACTTATGGATATAAAGGTAATAGACAGTTTTGTTGGGATTGTATTGGAGAACTAATTATTAAACGTTTAGAAGAAATGGAGGAAGAAGTTGTATATACTGAATGAAAAAGAATATATTAGAGAGATATTAGCGTCTGGTAATAAACCAGACAATATCTCGAATGGATATCTGATAACATTGATTGCTAAGTATTATTTTGATAGAGGTAAAGATCCAAATATTCTAATTGATACAGTCAAAGCAAAGATGCTTGAATTCAATATTGAAGGATATCAGGAATATAGATATGCCAATAAAATCAAAAAAACATGTATTGATTTATATGATTCAGAATCAAAAAATCTCTCTAGGGAGCTTGAGTATGTTCCTATCTATGAAAAAGAATTAAAAGTCGTGGAGTCTCTTCCAAATGATCGCCAAAAGAAATTTATGTTTACATTATTTGCTATTGCAAGATATATGAATTGCGAAGGATGGATAAATAAAAAAGACTCAAAAGGTCTTTCAGAAGTATTTAAACTTGCCAATGTTACTCTCTCATCTGATAAAAAGAATGAATTATTGCATGAGTTATATAGTAATGGTTATATTCATTTTGGGAAAAAGGTGAATAATCTTAATATCAAAATAGATTTAGGAGACACTGATGATGATATTGCTTATAAGGTAACTCAATTTGAGAATATTGGTAATCAGTACATAGGAAATTTTAAAAAGGGATATAAACAGTGTAAATGTTGTGGGAAAAGAATAAAAAATACTGGGAATAAAAAAATGTATTGTTCTAAATGTGCTACACAAAAACAACTTGAATCTGATAAAAGGTATCAGAAAAATAAGAGAAACTAAATTTTGTCGATAAATAGAAAATCTCAAAAACCCTTAATTTATAATGGTTTTAGGTACTTTTTTACAAAAAATTCGATTTTCTTAAATGTAGATATAGTGAAATATTTACAAAAATATGATACAAAAACGATTGTCATGGAAGAAACAAACCGACAATCTTTGTATATCTGCTCTGCTGCTCTTTTGAGTGGCATTGCAGATTTAGAATGAAATCAGCTTTTCTTGGCTGATAAAACAGAGAATATATAATTGTCGAGAGACATTATAATATTTCGTCTAGCACATGGATATATTTTAGTTGCTGTGAAGCCATGTGAAAAACTTGTGTATGAGTGTGAGAAACCAAGTGAGTTCAGCAAGCAAAAACTTGTACCATACATTTCTGTGGAAGTTATAGAGACTCTAACCTTTGAGTCGAAGGCGAGGCGTTTTCAAACAGAACAATTCTAAAGATCATTTCTAAGATTGGTACATATTCATATTGTACTCCTCTTCTTATATAAATCAGTGACTGCGATACAGTTCTTGTAGTATGGTTGCTGATTATTTTTTTTGAGTGTGTAGCTCAGTTGGCAGAGCACTCGACTTTTAATCGAGTTGTCGATGGGTTCAAATCCCTCCACGCTCACTCTATTCTGCTATTCAGCAGGAAATAAATCAAGAAAGAAGTGAAAATTATTAAGTACATTTCAAAAAATGAAATTGAAAAATTGTTATCCGAAGGTGTAATTAGAAACACAAGACGAGGATATGTAGACCGGAATGGTGAACATATTGGGTATTACAAGACTTGTGGTGGAAAGCGTTACATCGAAGATAAATTTGTCAAGTAGGTTCTGTCTATGAAAAATAGAATCGAATATAAGGGTTTCTATATAGACAAGACTGAAAATGGCTATCGTATCTGTAGAAAAGAAAATACAGAAAAACATACTCATCTTTCGAATCTTAATCCATCGTATAGGCTTATAGACAATGTGCTATCAAATAAAATTCCTACTCGTTGTGGATATTATTATTTGGAGTCACATATTCGTTTAAGTTATGATGAAAATTATATTAGGAAGATTCGTGAGTATATCAAAGTGAAACAGAATAAAAGTAAACAAATGTATTACAATCCTGGCAGAAAGCGTTCTGGTGGGAATTTTTAATTTTATGGAGGATTTAAAGGATTATGGTAGATAGTAAAATTAAGAAAGCAACTGTTAGTGCGGCTAAAAAGAATATTACAGCAAGTGGAGTAAGAATTGAAAATGGAACTTTTGTTGACGATGAAGGTTCTATTGTAGAGCGTATTGCAGAGAAATTACCAGAAGGTACAACTATCTTTGATATTAAAATCAGTATTGAGATTTCAGATGAAGAGTCTGAATCTGCTGAATAGAGAGTAGGTGGACGTTATAATCGACTTACATAGATTGAAAAATGAAACAGATTTTGAATGGAAATTAAGATGTTGCCTTGCAAAGAAACGTAAAGAGACAGATATGGATTGGATTGAAATTCGAGATATGCTTGGATTAAGTATCACACCTGACCAGCTTAGGAAACAAGCAGTCGGATATGAAGAATATGATAATTATATTCACAACTGTGAGGGTGCATCTGAAAGAATTTTATGTGTGTCAGATGTTCATATTCCGTTTAATTTACCTATTGATATTTTTGCAAGCTATAAGGGAATTGTAGACACTTTAATAGTCAATGGTGATTTATTGGATTGTTTTTCATGTTCTGCATTTCCTAAAAAATTCAAAGTAAATCTTGATGAAGAACTTGTTTTAGGAAGACAGTATATTATTGATTTAATCAATCTGACTACACCTAAAAAGGTAATGTTTGTGATGGGAAATCATGAATACCGTATGCAAAGATACTGTTCTGATAGATTATCAAATGAATTACTTGGCATCATCCCAACAGATCCGCTAGGAATGATTATAGACGATGGATTCAAAGTTAATGATGAAAGAAATAAAACCCAGACACAATATTCTTCTATTCGTGAAGTGTTTGAAAATTCAAATATTGAAATCGTTTATGATAAAGAATGGTGGATAAAAGAAGGCAATATAATTTTCTGTCACCCCTTAAATTATTCATCTGGTATGTTAAAAACAACAGAAAAGGCAGTCAATTATTTTTTGCGTGTAGATCGCACATTCACTGGAATCGTAATGGCTCATACCCACAAAGTAGGAAGTTTTACTCAAGGTGGAATAAAAATGTATGAGCAAGGTTGCGTGTGTGATTTGGATAAGCTGGATTATAACAACGGTAAACTTATAATTCCAAATCAGAACGGGTTTATGTATCTTGCATTGGATTTAAATGGTGACATTATTGATTCCAAGACAAGAATTATTACTAATTTCATGACAAAGTAGACCGAGTACGAGTGACTTGGTTTTTTATTTATGACTAATATATTATTCATTTTTGCTTATTTTTGGCATTTTTAGATAATATATTAGTCTTTTTGATTAACAAAACTTCTATTAGAGGGAGTGTACCTTATATGGATGCCACCCCTCTTTTATATTACAAAAATATTAAGGAAAATAAAGGAGAAAATTAAAAATGGTAAAGAACGAATTAATAAGCGCAATCGCAGAAAGAATTGAAGGAGCTAAGAAAGGTGACATTGCTGTTGTACTTGATGCATTTGCAGATGTTATTACGGATACATTAAAGGGTGATGTTACAGAGTCAGTTCCTGTTGGAAAGCTTGGAAAGTTTAAGGTTAAAGCTGTTCCTGCTAGAGATGGAGTAAGTGCCATTAACGGTAAGCCTTGGCATACAGATGCTCATTCTGAAATTACTTTTAAGATGAGTAAAACAGCAAAAAATATTTAAATATTTAATTGGTTTAAAAGAAAGGACAAAAAATATTGGCATATAAATCAATATTTACTGCTGGTGTGGCAAGATATTTATTAAAATTGGGAAATCCAATTTATGACATCAAACCAGACAAGAAAAATAAAAATAAGACAATTTTCGTTTTTGAGGAAACAGAAAAATTTATAAATGATATGGCTAGTGTGAAAAAGCACTAGCCTTTTATGTTGTAAAAAGTACAAGAAAGGACAATTTATGGGGAAAAACAATAAACCTTATACAATTGAATATGTAAAAGAACAATTCGACAAAAAGGGATATACTTTATTATCTAAAGAGTATAAAAACAAAAACACAAAATTAAATTTTATATGTAACAAACATACAGATATTGGAATTCAACAAGTAACATTTAGTTCATTTTCAATAAATAAATGTAATTGTTCAAAATGTAAACAAGATTCAAGAATTATGGATTGGTATAAAAATAGAAACTTTAAGCAAATAACTTATGATGAATTTTATAATAAACATTTTAATGTATATAAAGAAAAATTATTCAATGTTGTAGGAAGTGAGTATATATTACTAGACATATTCAAAAGAAATAATCGCACTTATATGACATTGAAACATGCTACTTGTAATACTGTTTTCGATATAGAAGCAAATCATTTCTTTTCGAGAGGTCAAAGATGTTCAAATAAAGAGTGTAATTCTAAAAGAAGAAGTATATCTCGTATGAAACCATTGCAAAAATTGAAGCAAGAAATTTTTGATTTAGTTGGAGATGAATATGAAATAATTGGCGATTATACAGGTACAAACAATAATATTACCTTTTATCATAAAATATGCGGAAATATTTTTGAAAAAACGCCACATAATTTTATCGCTGGTCAAAGATGCCCTCATTGCATATTACCAACAAAAGGAGAGCAGAAAATTATTGATTATTTAGAATTGCACAATGAAAGGTATATTTTTCAAAAAACATATGATGATTTAAGAGGTATCAATAACGGACTACTATCTTATGATTTATATATTGATGATAAAAATATACTTATTGAATATCAGGGTCAATTTCATGACGGAACAGCTTATAAAGAAGATGATTATAAATTTTATAGACAACAAGAACACGACAAAAGAAAACGACAATACGCAAAAGAGCATAATATCAAATTATTAGAGATTTGGTATTGGGATTTTGATAATATAGAACAGATTTTAGATAAAGAACTTAGTTTATTGGCATAGTTCTTATTTTTATGGAGAAAGAAGGAAATTTATATTGAAGAAAAATAAATATGAAGACATTCAGATGATTGATCTTGAGGATAAAGTTGATGACATTATCTCTATTTATATCGATAGATTATATCATACTGATAAGACTGTTGGTGCAGTCGTAAATAAAGAGCTTGCTGAATATATTTTGGATATTCTTATCAGACTTGACGAGACAAGTATTAAAGAGATTGACCTTGTAGACTATATGAATATAGACGAATATTTAGTATCGGTTGATGATGGTGGCGTAATCACTGTTATTCCTATTGAGGACTTTGGTGTTCTTGATAAAACAGATATTTTCTACATTGATATGGATGGTGATATTGAGCAGAATATCATTGATTATTGTGTAAATGAGGATAAAGAAGTTATTCTGTTTGGTCAGGAAGATAACTGCGATGGTGACTGTGAAAATTGTAATTGTCATAATGAGACTTATTTACATACTTCTGAATATGAAGATGGAAATACTCACGGATTTACTGCCAGTAAATCAGATGGTGACTCTTATATGAGTTATTCTTACTACTCTAGCGATGAGTTAAGTCATGAAGATATTCAGAAGATGTTAAAGGCTTTTAGATTTTAATTTTTGGAGTGTGTGGTATTATACTACACACTCTTTTTTGTTATACATCGGTGGTGTAATTGGGAGCACGAGGATCTCCAAAATCCTTTGTTATGGTTCGAGTCCATACTGGTGTGCTTAATTGTCGCAAGACAAATGGAGAATATATAAATATTTTGAAAAATAAAATAAATGAAGTTTTACAAGAAGCGGTTGGTTAATATTACTACTGCTTCTTTTTTATATGTGAAAGGAAGTGAGATTTAATGGGTAGAAAAATACAGCATAATAATATTGTTACTGATGAGTTATTGGCTCAGTGTAATAAAGAAAATATAGAATTAGGAAATGATTTTTTGGATTATCTTCGTTCAGTTGATAGATCTCCAAATACAATTAATGCTTATAGACGTGATCTTTTCATTTTCTGGGTTTATTTACTTCAGCATTGCGACAACAAATTCTTTATTGATTTATCTAAGAGGGATATTGCTCGTTATCAGAGTTTTTGTCTTTCTGAATATAAATGGTCGCCAGCTAGAATGCGTAGAATAAAATCTACTCTCTCTTCTCTTTCAAATTATGTCGAAGCTATATTAGATGATGAGTATGAGAACTTTAAACCGATTATACGCAAAATTGAAAATCCTGCAAATGAGAAAGTATTTACTAAAACTGTGTTATCTGATGAACAAGTACAGGGAATGCTTGATTATTGGGTTGAAAAAGGTAAGTATGACAAGGCTTGTATTTTAGCATTAGCTGCATTTAGCGGTAGACGTAAGAGTGAGTTGCCACGATTTAAAGTATCTTATTTTGATGATGAAAATATCATATACGGTTCTTTATATAAGACACCTGAAAAGATCCAAACAAAAGGAAGAGGTTCTAGGGGCAAAATGTTGACGGTATATACACTTGCAAAACCGTTTAAGCCATATTTTGATTTGTGGATGAATTATAGAAAAGAACACAGAATTGAATCAGAATGGTTATTTCCAAAGAAAGTAAATGGAGAATATATAGATGAACCTATGGATTCAAGCACTCTTGACAGTTGGGCTGATACATTCAGTAAACATTTAGGAGAAGATTTTTATTTCCATAGTCTTCGTCATTTCTTTACAACTTCTTGTTCTCGAAGCGGTCTTCCTGATGATGTAATTCAAATGCTAGTCGGTTGGAATTCGCTTGATATGGTTGCGGTGTACAAGGATATTGATGCTGATGAACAATTTGCAAAATATTTTGCAGACGGAGAAATTAAAAAGGTTGAACAAAAATCACTTTCTGATCTTTAGTTTTATCTAAAACCACTTCTTCTCATTCCAACACTTCTTCACATAACAACCAAATTTAATAATTTTAACCCCTAGAATACCTATCCCTTTAATTATAATTTTAATAAGAAAAATAATCAAGAATACCTCTCCGCATACAAATGCATATTTGTAGACCATACCTTCATTATTAAATAAAGCTGCAATTATAAATGACATATAAATAATTACCCCATCTACTCCACAGAAAAATATGAACTTATCGTATTTAGATAAATACATAACACTCTGTATAAAATTAGGTTCAAGATATCCTAATCTTCTGCGTAGATATGAGTTTCTATCATATATGTTGTTTTTAAAATTATTGTAGTTATATTTATTGGGATTATCTTTTAATATTATATATGCTTCATATGTGGATCTATCAATAAATTTGATATTATAATCATTCATATAAGTTGATATATTGTTTATAACATCATCAAAATCTTTTTTATTATATTTCTTATTATTGTTTATAATCTTATACAAAGGATAATATATTCTATTATATGCAATTTTCATATTATCTAAAGGAACATTTTTATTATAATTATATTTGGTCACAATAAAGGTAAATATACCTGTTATAAGTGTAGGAAGAATTATTTTTAATATTTCTATAAATGATTCCATATACAAAACCTCCGTTGTTTCTAAGTAATATTTTTCTTGCACTCTATCTTCGTATGTGTTACAATATAAGGGAATTAAAGATAATTCAAAAAGATGCCACCGTAAAGCAAGACGGTTGCTCTGAAATTAATAAATTATTTTGACTAAGCAAAAGTAATCGCTATTCCATTGGCAGTGGACGATTACTTTTTTGCTTTCTGTATATCTCTACCGAGCATATATCCTGCACCACCGCATAATGCGACAAGTGCAATCAATGCTTCGTATGAAAAAGTTATCATTGGCAAAATCCCCTTTCTGAACTACGGCACAATTACCATCTATGTAGACTGGGCTTGTACTCCCAGATTGGAGAGAACCGTCCTACCGTTTTTAGTAGCACCTTAAGATACATTATATCATATCAGACAATTTCTGTCAAAAATCTCCAAATAACAGAGAATAATAAAATATAACAAGCTGCTCACATCCAAAAGGAAGTGAGGGCGGTCTGTCAATTCATTGATAGATTTTTAAAAGTGAGCTGTCGCTGACCGATATGCGACACAAATATAAAGGTCGGTTTGCAGAAATATTTGACCTTGGAATGGTCTAAAACTTCCCACTGCTACTGCTCATTGGCGGTGTTATAGAGAGGTCTTACCTTAGTAGACGATTAACAAATGCGGTTGCCACCACCGTTAAGTGTGGAACGATGAAGTTTGGTATACCTCTACCAAAGATGTTGAAACGAGGAATATTTCTTGGCATTTCTACGTCTTGTAGATTGTAAGTCCTACTATCTCGCTAGGTAGAGCCGACAGTTAAGTGACTCTAGTGCGCACGAAACCTTAATACGGTATATCTATCGTGCTTCTCTGCGTTAATGAGAACCCTTAATTGACGGATAAGAGTCATTAAATCTTATCAATTGGTCTTTGCTCCGAAGACTGAAAATATGTGGAGAATAATCAGTAAGCATGAATGGATTGTACCAACTTTCTGTTCTAAATAACTGCATGTATACACTGCAATATCAGCTAGTTAGTGCTTTATGCTGAACATTGAGGTATCGCCAAGCGGTAAGGCACAGGAATTTGACTCCTGTATTCGTAGGTTCAAATCCTACTACCTCAGTTAGATTAAAAGGAAAACGAAAAAATAAAAGAAAGGAGTATATATAATGGCATATTTACAGGTTACTGAAAACGACTTGGAAATTGGCGATGTATTAAGTATTACAAGTGATAATGGTAAAACTTTAAAAGCTTTACAGATGCTTATTGGAAATCAAACAAAAGCAAGTATGAGTATTGATTTTGATAACAATTGTCTTGTTTTTAAAGTAAATGATACAGATATGAATTTACCACAATTACAGTGTAATTTGTCAAAGTCTACTATTAAAAATATGATTTGCGGATTAAAAGAATTTTACAATTTATTAAGTGAGGAGGCAACAGAATAATGAAATTAGCACAGAAAACAGAAATTAACGAAGACGTAATCACAGTAAGTTTAAATGTTGAAGAATTGGGTGATAGCGTAAGAGATGCTGACACAGAGAAAAATCAGTTACATAATTTCGTAAGATATATCGAATATAGCCAGATCGACTTCTCTGGGAATTTGAAACTTTCAGATACAGGAATTCCTGTGATTGTTACTGATGAGCCAGACGGTTCTACTATTGAAAAGGTTACAATCTCTGATTTAGTAAATAAAAAGTACACTCTTGATGAAAACTTATCTATTACACTTTCTATTGATATAAATAAAATTCCTACTACTTCTCTTGGTACAGTGTTTAATACTCCTGAAAAGTTAGGACAGGCAATGGCAGTTCTTTTCTTGGAAAAAGTGAAAGCTGCAATCACAACAAAATTAACAGAAATTAGAGCATTAGCTAACGATTTTGAAGCGGAAACTTCTGTTGTATTATAATATATTATTAAGGAGTAGTGTTAAATTTTGAAAAAGAAAATTGATAGAGAATATGGTACTCAAGATAGAAAAGAGATGTTTTATCTGATTGATAATGGCATCTCTTTTTTATTTGCTAAAACTGATGAAAATGGAATAACCACTTGGAAGTTTAAGAAGAGTAAAAAATTATTCCAATCATTATTAGATTATTATTTAAACAGAGAATAAATAAATGTGCAAAGGAGTAGAGAATCATGGGAAAATTAAAAAAAGTTATAGATAAAGAATTTGTTAATATAGATTTAGATACTAATACAAATGGTAATATTGTTTGGTCTACGTGTCATGGGAAAAAATGCGCAGTTAAATATAACGGGGAAATATATCAAATTAAAATATTATCCTATGATAAAAATAAAAGAAGAGTTCATATGATATATAATGAAAAAGAATATGATATGACAACTTCTAATTTAATAAAAGGTAATATCGGATTATTAATTGGATATATAACTACAAATTTTAAATATAGAATTGGTGATATTGTGAACGGATATAAAATTTTATCACAAGAAAGATTGCCAAGAAAAAATGGGAAAACGTATAGAGCTTATAAAGTTGAATGTATAAAAGATGGATATATTGGTACTGTTGCAGAAACATCTTTAGACAAAGGTGATGGATGTCCTGCCTGTAGTAACAAAATAATTATCAAAGGTATAAATGATATATGGACAACTAATCCTGAATTGGCAAGTTTATTAGCAGATCCAGAGGATGGCTATAAATATACACAAAAATCTAATGCTAAATTAGATTGGAAATGTAAATATTGTAATTCATTAGTAAAGAATAAAGGAATTGATGTAATTGGAAGAAATAATCACGTTCCATGCCCATATTGTAATGATGGATTTTCATATCCAGAAAAAGTAATGAGTAATATATTAGCTTTCTATGATATGGATTTTGAGCATCATTATAACATAGGAAAACAAACCTTTGTATTTAAAGATAAACCATATAAGCCTGAATATGATTTTTATTTTGAACTTGATGGAAATAAATATATTATTGAAATGGATGGTGACTTTCATAATAAAGTGCATTCAAAATCTGGATATACAATAGACGACATAAAAGAAATAGATAAGAAAAAAGATATTCTTGCATTAAAAAATGGAATAACAATGATAAGAATAGATTGTTTAATAAGTGAATTTGATTATATATTTAATTCTATAAAAAATAGTATTTTAGATAAACTTTTTGATTTATCGAAAATTGATAAAGTTGAAATAAATAAGAAAGCATATTCAAGTAATATAGTTGATGCGTGTAAATTATATATGACAAAAACCAAAGACCTTAATTCTATATCAAAAATATTACATATACCGTATGGAACTATTTATAATTATCTTAAAAAAGGAGCAGAAATCGGATTGTGTAATTATGACCCAAAATTTAGTTTAAAATATAAAGGTAATTTAGGTTTTGTTGGTACATATGAAGTTGTGATATAAGGTAAAACAGAAGTTATTCTGTAAAATAATGGGTGGTACTCTTCCACCCTATCAACTGGATATAGGACAATTTGGTAGTCCGCTAGTTTTGGGAACTAGACGTTGTAGGTTCAAGTCCTGCTATCCAGATTTCATGCGGTAAGCCTGATGTGAAAACCTATTTTTTGGATGCATACAAAACTTAGGTTTGTAAGCTCAACACTTACTACCGCCCTATCAAAGACCTTAATAAATTGCACTTTCATTGGAAATTTAATATTGAAAATTATGAGAAGTCATTTCGTATGAAATGGCTTCTTTTTATATTGGAATAAGAAGGAGGTGGTCGTTAGTTTGGCTACGACAAAAGAGACACAGCCCACAAAATTAACGGCTGCACAATTAAAGAAAAAAGTTGAAACACAGGAAGAGAAAATCAAGTCACTTAAAGAAGGTGCTTGGTGTTACATGTGTGATACACATAAAGCTAAAGATAAATTTTATGTAAGTACAGATCCTATGAGTAAAAGTGGTCTTACTCCAATTTGTAAAGACTGTGCAAAAAAAATAGCATTAAGAACTACAAATGGTGTTGATCAAGAGCCTACGAGAGAATCAGTACAACTTGCCCTTAGATATTTGGGGAAACCTTTCCTCGAAAAGGTATGGGACTCAAGCATTCAGGAAGTTGAGAATCTTGCTTCTGGAAAAGTTAAATCTAATGTGTGGACAGCGTATGCACGTCAAATTGCTATGCCAAATTATATAGGACTAACATACTTTGATTCAGACCATTTTGTTAAGGATAAAACTGAAAATGAATCAGTAAAAGAACTTACGACTGAGGAAGAACTTATTGAATCACATGCAGGGTTGGATACATATGATAGTTTTTTAAAAAACAAAAACGATGTAATTCGATTACTCAGTTATGATCCTTTTGAAAAAGAAGATATAGCCGACCAACCATTCTTATATTCACAGCTATTAGGATTGTTAGATTCTAGTGAAGACGCAAATGAAGATATGATGCGTACTTCTTCTGCTATCTCTATTGTTCGTGGATTTTTACAGCAATCTAAGATTGATGACACCATATCGAAGTTGATGTGCGACATTTCTAATATTGAACGCAATTCTGCAACAATTAAATCTCTACAGGAGAGCAAAGGTAAGATTACTTCTGTTATTACAAGTCTTGCACAAGACAGTTGTATTTCATTAAAACACAACAAAAATGCTAAAAAAGGTGAAAATACATGGACGGGTAAAATCAAAAAAATTAAAAGTCTTAATTTGCGAAGTGGTGAAGTCAATGGTTTCGACATTGACACATGTAGAGGTATGCAACAGGTTCAGGAAATTAGTGATGCTTCTATTATGAAACAATTAGCTCTTGATGAATCTGAATGGTCAGATATGGTTTCTGAAATGCGTGTTGTGAATACTGATCTTCGTAAAGAAAAAGATGCTTACCAAGAAATTAACAGAATTTTATTGAGAGAAAATCTTGATTTAAGAGATACATTAAAAGAAAATAACTTACTAAATGAAGAACAGTTGAAAGACTTAAAAGATGTTTATTCTGTTTTTGCGGAATTTGACGAAGAAAAAGAATCTCCTAATGAAGAGGTAAAGGAGGTTGTCGAAAATGAATCAGAATAAACAAATGATTATGAATTACTATCAGAATGAAATTCTTGATTATGATAAAGATTTTTATAATCAATATGGAATATATGTAAAACCACATGGGTATTCTATCTCATCTCGTAAAATTGAGTCTTATATTCAAATTGCTGAAATTCAAAAATATCTGCAATGCAACCCAGTAAAAGCTATAGATCTTTTTTTCAACATAGAGCTTTTAGATGGGCAGGCACTTCTTGTACAAAGAAGTTGGGTTTGTCCAAATGTACTTGCTGTATGTACTCGTGGATATGGTAAAAGTACAGTTATTGACCTTGAGATAATGTCAAAAGATATGTGTTTTTGTAATGTATGGACATATATTGCAAGTGGTACAGGTGGTCAGGCTGAGCAAACTTTTACTACTTTGGAACGACTTGCCAATGATAACATTGATACATTTTACGGTTCAACTGGTTCTTTATTTAAGAATGAGATTGAAATTAAAAATGCAGCAGGTGATGGATTTTCACACTCGTCCAATGGTTTTTCCTATTCATGTTATAACGGATCTATGACTAGGACATTGAACGGAAATATAGATGCAAAAAGAGGTATGCGAGGAACAGTAATTTTTGACGAAAGTGGTTTCTTGTCTGATGAAATGATGAATGTATATGGTGCATTCGCTGTTGTAAATAAAAGTTTAAAAACTGGTAAAGATGTTGATGGTAATTCAATTGATCCTATCCGTCAAAGATGCTTACCAAGAGATTTATCTTATCAAAAATATTATATTAGTTCTGCTTCGTCAACAGATACACAATTTTGGAGATTATATAGAGATTTTTCAAAACAGCAGATTATGGGAAATCCTGACTATTGTGTATTGCATATAGATTGTGAACAAGCATTTAAACCAACTCTTAGAGGAGAATTAGTCACTCCTCTTCTATCTCGTAATACGGTTGAATCCGAAATGAGAACAAATCCAGAAAAAGCTAGGCGTGAGTATTATTGTATTTTTACTACAGATGCTGGTACTGACGCAATTATTCGTAGAGGTGTTATTACACGTAACGAAGAAACTAGAAAACCACTTCTATATAACGATAAAGGTGATAAAAAATTCGTCATCACATATGATCCTGCTAGAAGTCGAGATAATTCAGTAATCCTTGTTGGTGAAATTTATGAATACGAACAGGTAGACGGAAGTATTGATACAAGAATGAGATTGGTAAACTGTATTAATCTTATTGATGTTGGTAAAAAAATCAAATCTCCCATGCAGACACCAGATCAGATTGAATATTTAAAAAAAGTAATTCTTGATTATAACGGTGGAGCTGACGCATACGGGAATATTGTTGGTGTATACATTGATGCAGGTAGCGGCGGATCTGGTGTTAATATAGCTGATTATTTAATGCCAGATTGGACAGACTCTGCTGGCATTGTTCATAGAGGCTTAATTGACAAAGAATATTCCGCTGATTATGTTAAGAAATTTCCTAATGCGGTAGACAAAGTACATCTTATGTCTCCTGCTGGTTATAAATCTGAAATGTATGAAGCAATGATAGAATTGATGAATCAGGATAAAATTAGTTTTACCGCACCTTACGATGGAAAGGATTATTTAACAGTTTTTGACGTTGATGAAAAGAAAATATCAAAGGAAAAAGAGCGTATATCGAATGAATTAAAATCCAAAAATCTTAATGAAAAAGAATTCGAGATAAAACTTAATGAAGAACTTGAAAAAATTGAATCGGTCAATACAAAAACGATTAAATTAGACTGGATGGATAAATTGGCTTTGGCAAATATGGATGCTCTAAAGGAAGAGTTGGTAAACATGGTTCGTAAGAAACGTGAATCAGGGAAAGATTCATTTGAATTAACGCCTGAAAAAGCCAATAAGATGCACGATGATAGAGCATATACAGCCTGCCTTGCTTCTTATGCTTTGATGTGTGAGCGTAGAAAATCTATTACACAGAAAAAGCGCACCCAATCACCATCCGACATAACAAAGCTCTTTTCAGTAAGAGCGCCAAAGAAAGTAACAAGATTTTAAGAAAGGAGGTATATCACATAATTTGAGTAATACAAAAAATACAAAACAGCCTATAGTGCAAAAGGTCTATACAAAAACTGACGAGTCTGGCTATGAAGTAAAACGTAAACGAGCGCAGAAAATAAATTTTGCAAAGTTTCAGGAATTGTTGCAGAGGAATGTGGGTAAAACTTTTACAAAAACATTCACTACATATACTAAAGAACTACTTCGAAATTATATCAGCTCACCTAATAACAGTCAGGATAACCTCAGAGAAATATCACGATTCTTGTGTAGATATTCAATGCTTTATAAGAAACTTCTTATGTATTATCCGTCAATGCCTCTTTTCTATTATAATATTACCCAGTTAAATGATTTCACAAGAGAAATTGATTCAACTAAATCTATTAAAAATTATCAAAACTTATTGAAGAATTTCTCTAAGTTCGAATTGGCTAAAGATTCATATTCACAGATGTATATGGCTTTAAGAGATGGGTTTACTGCTTGGGAATTATATGATTCTGATGAATACGGAAAGATATGGATGCCATTAGATGTTCAGTATTGTCGTATTTATGGTAAGACGCGAGATAATCAGTGGATTGTTTATTTTGATGCTGCTTATTTTGATAAAAATGATAATAAAAATTACATCTATGGTGTAAATAATGATGGTGTTGGAACATGGTCTGAACAACATATTAAAGGGTATGAAGATTACAAAAATAATGGTCGTGATTATGAGTGGTATAGATTAGATCCTAATACAGCATTTTGTTTAACTGCGTGTCCAGATGATGAGTTTTATGCTCCTCTTCCATTCTTTCTACCTTTATTTGAATTGATACTTGATGATATTGATTTACAAGAATTGATTAACAATCGTACAGCACTTGAAAATTATGTACTTCTTGTAAGTAAAATCCCAACTATTCCTAATTCTGATAATGTTGACGACTTTTCATTAAGTCTTGAACTTGTTCAGCAAATGCAAGCGCTTATTGATGAAGTTGTCCCTGAATTGGTCGGTACTGCATATAGTCCAATGGATTTAGAGATGATTACATTCCCTAAGTCAAATACAACAGAAGCGAATAATGAATTAGCACAGTCTGTTCAGAATATTTTTGCAAATGCAGGTGCTTCTCAGCTTGTTATTAGTGGTGGTTCAAGTACAAATTCGGTTGGACTTAAACACGCTATTCAAAATGATATGAGCACTTGTTGGATTCTAGTTAATAAAATTGAGTCTTGGTATAATCATTATATCAAAAATGTTCTATCTGATGGATATTCATTTAAGATACATAAAATCACTTGGTATAACCAAGAAGAATATCAGTCTGCGATGAAAGATGCTGCTACTCTTGGTGGTTCAGCACTTGATTATCTTACAAGTCTTATGGGAAACCCTTATGAAGCTTATTGTAAATTAATTTTTGAAAATGCAATTGGAATTAAGAATTTAATGATTCCACTTCAGACTTCATTTACCCAGTCAAATAAAAAGGATTCTGGTGGACAGACTAAGAATATAGATGATTTGTCAGACAGCGGCATAGAAACTAGGGATAACGACAAAAATGCTGGTACTTCAGCAAATAATTAGTTTGAGGTGACACACATGAAAAACGATTCTCAATTTCTATTTACCTCGGATGAGGTAACAAAAAATAACCTAACAAAATTAGGATTCTCAGAAATTCCATCTGGGGATTCTTTTTTTATATTTCTTAATGATTCAACTTTGAAATTCGATGACACTATCCCAATAGATAAAATTGGATTTACAAATAAGTTGATGTTTTAAATCACTCCCTCTTTGGGAGAATTTTCACAGAAGGGAGGTAAAAACACAATTGAATAAACGTTTACTTACATTAGATGATTTATGTGAGTATTACAGTCACAGAAAGAAATCTATGAAATTTAGTTCAGAAGAATCTGGCGAGCCAATTGTTGTTCAAGTTGCAGGAACATTAAAATTTGCGGATTCAAATGATTTAACTACTGGACTTACACCTGTCAGATTGCAAGCATGTCATACTGAGCGCAACTTGAATCGCAGCTCTATTTCATACGAAGTAATGCATGACAAACTATTGCCAACATTTAAGAATCGTCCAATTCTAGGATATATCCATGATGTAGATGGAGTTCCACAGTTTTATGGACATAATGCCCATGAAGAGGACGGAGAAATTGTATATGATGAAATTGCTGTTGGTAATATTCCAGAAACTAATAACTCAGAGCTTGTATATGATGAAGAAAATGATAGATATAATGTTATGATTGATGGCTATTTGTATGACGAATATACCAAAGCAACAGAAATTGTAAAACGTGAAGAAGAATGTCCATGTAGCGTAGAAATTTCTATTAAGTCTATGAGCTTTGATGCAAAAAATCATACATTGATAATCGAGGACGGTTATTTCTCAGGCGTTGCAATTCTTGGATATGATAACAATGGTAATAAAGTTCAACCTGGTATGGCAGGTTCTAATGTGAAATTAAAGGATTTCTCAATGTCTAATAATTCTATTCTAAATGAATTATCTAATGATGAACACTCTAAATTAATTGAAACTCTGGATAATCTTAACAAAACTTTATCCAGTCTCAATATAAATTCAAAAACTAATCCAACAGTTGAAAAATTTGAGAAAGGAGGAAGTACAGAAATTAATATGACAAAATTTGAAGAATTACTGGAAAAATATAATAAAATTGTAGAAGATATTACTTTCGAGTATGAAGGTTTATCTGATGAGGAACTTGAGGAAGTATTTTCTACTACCTTTGGTGAATCAGAGCCTACACCTGACACAGTTTTAACAGAGTCAGATAAGTCAGATGACGACACAGACGATAGTACTACAGATGAGCCAGACAACACTGACAACACAGACGACACTTCGGATGATAATGATAAGGACAAAGATACATATTCTAAGACTTTTGAGTTATCACATGAAGACATACGTTCTGCATTATATCAGCTCTTAGCTCCAATCGAGGAGACATTAAATGAGTATTACTGGATTATGTCTGTATATGATGATTATTTCATTTATGAGTCTTGCTGTGGAAATTACTATAAACAGGCTTACACAAAAGAGAATGATACTATTGCTTTTGATGGCGAACGTCAGGAAGTATTTGCTGAGTTTGTAACCGCTGACGAGAAAGCTGAGTTAGAGAATATGAGAGCTAACTACTCTTCTATTTCTGAAAAGCTTGCCAGATATGAAGAAGCAGAGGAAATCGCAGATAAGATGACTGTTTTTGAAGATCAGGCATATAGCAAGTATCTTGAGACAGATGAGTTCAAGAAGCTCATGAATGTTGAAAATGTAAAGAAATTTACAAAGGATGAGTTAGTTGAGAAAGCAGATGCAGCTCTTGGTAAGGTAGTAAAAACTACAAAGACATTCTCTATGAATACAGAGGAAGCACATAAAGAGACAAAGCCTTCTTTCTTCGCATTTGCTAGAACTGAGCATGAATCATCATTCTTAGATGGATTACTTAAGAAATAATAAAAAATTGAATATTAATAAATCAATCGGAACGTCAATAGACGTTCTTTTTTATTGCAAAAAATTATTAAACAAGGAGGAATTTTAAATGATTTATACAAATCTTAAAGCCAAAGAAAATGGCTTACATGGTATTTGGGAGAGCAGTCAGCTCCTTAGTGTAGACGTAGGAAACATCTACGATGCACTTGTAAGAGACGAAAGTGAAAAACCTATCGCAGTAGATAATGGTGTTGCTCTGAAAATTGGTGCTTTTTCAGGAAATGGTCTTGAGGAAAGGTATGCAACTATTGCAAAAATTACAGACAAGATTGCTGTAACAGGCGCACCAGCAGAGGTTAAGACAGCACTTACAACTGAGCAGGGACAGGCTTATAACTACACAAACCCAGTAGGCAAGCCAGTAAAGACATATCAGATTGCAGATCCATCTGTACATACAGACATCTTTGGTATTGCTTCTTATCAGTTCACAGATGATAGTGCAGAAAAAGTTAAGGTCGGAAATCTTGTAACAGTTGATGGTAAGGGTGCGTGGGTAGCTTCTGAAGCTACTGAACTTACTACTCTTCAGGGTACTAATGGTTTCATTGGAAAGATTCACAGTCTTTCAGTAGGTACATATTACACAATCGTTCGTATTCAGGTTCTTCAGAATAAGGATATTGCGTAAAAGAAGGGAGGATTAAATAGATGAAAGATATTACATGTTTTAGTGCTAACGTTTTAGCACAGTTTGACAATAAATATGACAACATGCTTGAGTTCAACTCACTTATGATGGATGCAAGCAATAGCATATATGAGAAGTATTCTAAAGAGGATACACAGACAATTCTTAGAAAGCAGTTTGATAAGATTCTTGGTCTTAACTTCAAAGAGGCTAATTCTATGAAGCGTAGACAGGCTTGGAGAGACCATAATAAGGAAATCGCTACTCTTATCGAGGATGTAATTGCTGACAAGATGAACTCAGGTTGGAACACAGCTAATGCTCGTTTCATGGAGTATGTTGATGAGAGAAATATTGCTGAAGGAGATGCAAATGAGTTCTTCGTAGAAGATAATTCTCTTCTGACGGTTTCTAAGTTCGCAGGAAATCATCATGACATTGTACGTGCTTCAGTAAAGCCTGGTAAGGCATTCTCTATTGATACATCATTCTATGGTGTAAAAGTTTACACAGATTTCGTACTTTTCCAGACAGGTAAAGTTGATTTCGCTGCTCTTGTAGACAAGATGTATAAGTCTATCGAAGAGAACAGATATGCTGCTCTTTATACAGCATTCATGGGAATGGACGCTTCTCTCCCAACAGATATGATTCTTCAGACAGCAGTTTCTGAGTCTACAAAGGATTCTATAATTGCTCAGATTGAAGCTGTTGCTGCTGCTACAGGCAAGGATGTTATTCTTGTTGGTACTAGACCAGCCATTCAGAAGCTTCAGGGTACTGTAAATTACAATATGTTCTCTGATTCAATGAAAGACGAGAGAAACCAGAATGGTATTCTTGGTAACTGGGAGGGTTATGAATGCTTACCTCTTGCTCGTGTTAATAAAGCTGGCACAAGAGAGAACGTATTCTCTGCCGAAGATCAGAAGAAGATTTTCATTCTTCCTGTAGATCCAGAGTTTAAGCCAATTAAGAGAGTAAACGAAGGAGATGTTATGTACTACGAAACAGGAATGGACGGTCTGAAGAAAGATATGACTGTTGATGCAGAGGTAGTATACCAGGAAGGTATTGGTGTAGTAATTAACGAACTCTTCGGAGAGATTAAGATTACTGCCTAGTATTAGATTAGTATAAAAATATGGAGAGTGGAAATATTCTACTCTCCTATTTTTAAAGGAGAAAACGGATGAAAGTATATGAATTAGCAAAAGAACTAGGTATTACTCCAAAAGAATTAATATCTTTTTTAAGAGAGAATGGATATAAAGTATCTAGTCATATGCAGAAACTTGATGATGATGCTATTGATTTTACAAACAATAATTTTGTAAAAGTTAATAATACACCTACAGATAATAAAGCTGTAACAACATCAGAAAATGAGTCTGCAAAACCACAGCCTGTAAAAATACATAAAACATTTAACCCTAATGACGAGATTCCATGTAAAAGTGTTACTCCGTGGAAATTAACTGCTGTTGGAGTTGATAAAAACACTGTATATCATTGGGAATATTTTGGGGACATTGAATATATTAAATATCGTGATTTACAGGCACTTAGAAGAACTGAATATGTAACAAAACCTAGTTTTATTATCATGGATGAAGATCTTGTAGAACAATGGAAACGAGAACTTGGTGACAGATATAAGTATTTCAAATCTATTGATTATCCAGAAGAATATTTTGACATGGATGATGATGAGTTTGAAGATATGATTAAATCAGCACCAGAATGGCTTGGCGAAATTGTAAAGGTAACAGCAATGACTATGATTCGTGCTGAGAATTATCCGTCTATTAAGAAGATTAGAATTATTGATGATATGCTAGGAACTTGTATAAAAGAATTTATTTAAGGAGGTTACTTATGCCTTCTCTTAAATACGAAGATATATACAAAAGAGCATTAACAATGATTAATGATCTTGAGCTTGCAACTTACACCGAGGAAGATTTTTATGATACTCTTCGTGAATGGTTGCATACAACCTCTTCTACTCCACTTCTCAGGAAGAAATTCACTTCGTATTCTTTTGATGATGTTTTAGAAGACGTAAAATTTACACTATCAAACAGCGTAGACGATTTATATGATTCTGAATTTGTTAAAACCATTTTAGCAAAAGGAATTATCATTAATTATTTCCCATCAAAATTAGAGAATACAAAGAATTTAGCAACTATGATTGGTGGTAAAGAAGAGAAAAAGCTTATAGATAATTATTCAAAAAATATGGAAAGGCTCACACAATTAAAGCGTGAATGGGAACTCGAATTGTCTCGTCACACTTATTATTTTGGTGAGTATGGTGGATCTAATGGATAATTTAGTTCCACATAAATATGGAGAATTTAAAATTTCTCAAATTGACTACTATAAGCAGAAACTACGAAAAAAAATATTTTGGCTTGTTCTGTATACAGATAAAAACACCAAAGAAGATTTTGAAAATATAGATGTCGTAAAATATCATAAGAATCTATTATTTGAAATTTCTAACTGTAATAAACTATTACTTTATCCAAAGGATTTTGTAGAGATTATTAACAGTCTTGAATGTGCATTGACAGTATTACAGTCAGAAGAATTTGATTTTAATCAATATAAGAAACTTGTGTTTGATGCAGGTGCTTTGCTTCAAAGAATGAAAGTTGGTGATGAGAGTAATGTCTGTATATGATTTTTATAAAAGAAAAATGCAAGTAGATACTCATTCAACTGGAAAGAGCTATCCTACTCTTGGTGAAAAGTTAAAATCTGAAGCAGATCAATTGATGGAACTCACATGGGACAACGATCTTGCAGCAAAGACTTGCTACATCTATGACCATTTTCATGACGATTTTTTCACAGATGAACATGGAATCACACGTTCACTTGCTGAAGGTATGAGTTATGAACATACCAATAAGACAAAGATTGATGCAAAGTTTATTATTAAATCATATCAGTCAATGGATAAGGATCAAGTGGAATATTATCTTATGTTTCGTCCAAGTCAACCTGTGAGATTCAATAAAGGTGATGACCTTTATTATTATGAGATTGATTTTAGGAAACGCTATGGAGCGACATTTCCGATAGGACTTTTCGTGGATGTTCCAGATGATAGAGGAATTTATCATAAGTGGATTGTCTGTCGTGATGAACCTG